CAATAAAGATAATGGGGCTCTGTCCACTTCTACTACTTCTTATCCCACTTCCGGAGCTGTTAAAACCTATGTAGATAATGGATTGGCAACCAAACAAGACTCTCTTGGCTTTACTCCAGAAGATGTATCTAATAAAGACAACGGGGCGCTATCTACTTCATCAACTAGCTATCCAACCTCTGGAGCTGTTAAAACCTATGTAGATAATGGATTGTCTGGGAAGTCAGATACTGGCCATACACATACTACCGCAACCACATCATCAAGCGGATTTATGTCTAGCTCTGACAAGAATAAGCTAGATCAGCTAAGGGCAAGAATTATTGGGCCAGGAACTTTATTGCAGTTTAGCGGTACGCTGTTTCAGAATAGTGGCTATGTTCCTGGAATAGGCGTAAATAGCACTCCATCTGCATTTGGATTCTTTTCTGTGCAAAATACCAATTTTTTATTTAATCCAGTTGAATTATTTGGGCCCAACAGGCAATACAGGATCAGGGCAATCAGGAGACAGGATGGGGCATTTAACGATGGGACCCATTGTATGATTCGAGTCGTTTCAGGATCTTCTCCTGAAGCAGGGGTCCCAGGCCTTTTAGATTTTGGGTCCGGCATAAACTCTTACGCTCAAGCAGTATCAGACATCATAACTGCTCCATCTTCTTCAACAAATATGTGGTTCAGGGTGTATTTTGCCTCGTATAATGGAGGTAATGGAGCCACAGTACAGGATGTCACTCTTTATATCGAAGAGGTAATATAACAATAAGGGGAAATCAAAATGGCTAATAAAAAGATCACAGAACTCAACGAACTTACAGCACCAGCAGGCGCAGATGCATTGCCAGTGGTTGATGTATCCTCTTCGGAAACCAAGAAGATTAAACTAGAAAATCTTCCCGTTTCAATTCCCGCACAGGATGCTCTGAATTTAAAGGCAAATTCTGCCGATGTATATACAAAGGCTGAGCTAGATCAAAAAATTCGTAGAGCCAAAAAAACCATAAGCATCCAGCTTGATACTCCAAGTCCAAATCCGTCCATAGCCCCTGGGGCATCTCATACTTATGTTATAGATCTTGGCGCCCAATATGAGCAAGTCGCCCTGACTAATTTCCAATGGGTAGCTCCCTCAAATATTTCCTCTGTTCCTGATGCAGTTGTTGCAAATGCATGTTTTCCAAAGCAATCTTATGGTGGCGTTTTGATCGTAAATAAAACCCCGGGAGGATGGGTTCGGTCTTTTGAGATGGCCGTTTCAGAATATCAAAGTGGAGACCCCTCTGATGTTGACGCACCCTGGTCTGCAGACTCTTCAGATATTGATGCTCCATTAGGATATGGAAGTAGCGCATTGCAAGTCCCAATCGACCATACCGCTGTTCAAACACTTCCCCCCAAAAAATTACAGATCGAAGACATCTACATTGATGGACAAAATCTAAAAGTAACAATTAAGAATTATGATTCTGTATCTATTGATCTGAGTCCATATGTAGGCGTTACCGGATTGTTTGACGAAGAAAGAAATGCTAACATTGGAGCAGTTTCAGAAAATGGGACCATTGCATATAGTGCATGGTGGAGCCCAGAGGTTAGGGTGTCCGAAGATGGTGGGAAAACTTTCTTTCATGTATTCCCAACTAAAAATCAACCCTCAGATTCTTCTAGCGTGCCCCAAAGATTGTCTTCAATGGCCTTAACAAACAATTCTACAAATACATTTTTGGGATTGTTTAATTATTCATTTGTAAAAGTTGCCCAGTCTCCAGGATATATTTTTGAAAATAGATATAATGTTAAAACAAATCTTGGAAACAACTTTAATCCAACATTAGTAGCCCCACTGAATGCCTCAAGGCCAGCCGGAGGTAAAACATTTGATTGGAAAAAAACAGATTCAGAATCATGCTCATTATTTGCCGGATTCATGAATTATTATTCAATAGCTGTATACAAGTCTGTCGATGACTGCTATAGCTATGGCAATAATGCCCCTGACTTTGACAACAACCAACCTATTTTTAATTCAGATGGATTTGTTTCAAGCGACCTTCCTGATTTTAGGAATGCCTCAACTCAATATGAATCTTATGGAAATGTTGAACTGACAAAAGCTGAAGTTAAAGTAATCAATAATGATGTTCACTATTTGTCTCTTTCTTATTGGTCAAAAGATGAAACCTTCAATAACGGACTTCCATCAACTGATGTAATTATTGGACCCCAAACGATCATTGGACAATCTAGTGTCCCATTTGAATTACGCTCATGCGAAGTCGCATTCGTAGTCCCTTATTATTTTAATTCTGCATTTGGAAAATTCAAGATAGAAGGATCAACTTTAGGAAACGATTCTTTGAATACGACCTACAGCACAGGCTTTAATGCGCCAATGGAAGTCTATTACGCTGGAGGAGGCATATTCGGTGCGGAAGCTGTAACGATGGAGTCAAGCGAGATTGCCATTCCAGAAGCCCAATGGAATGCCAATACAACGCATTCAATCAACTCTGTCACATATGGCCCTGCAGTAGGGGATGAAATAGAAACTTTCTACAACGCATCTGGAAACGCAAGAATTCTTGGAATTAGAACTGCGACTATTGATGGGCAACCGTATGTCATTATAAAGCAAGGAACAGTATTCCAGGGCGATTCAGTGCAATTCTTTACTTATTCAATAGAAGATGGCGGAGGAAGTCCATTACCATTTTGGTATGTAAGACACAAGATTTCTTCAGGTCGCTATTACAACATGAATGGAAAACAGTATTGGGTATTCGTCAGCTCAGGCACTACTTTCAATTCGGAGTCATCGCCTACCGCCGACCCATCGTCCACAAGTCCAAATCTTAAACATACTTTCGTTTTAGATTGCGGAACCATGAAGCAGAAGCTGCTTAAGACGACAGATGGCGGAGATACCTGGGACAGCATTATGGAGCATGATGATTTTAGGTATGCAAATTATCACACTTTTTACTCATCAAATGATGGCCAAACACTAATGCTTGCGATCATGAAATATTGGAGTTCTATTGGATATGAAAAATTTCCATATCCAATGAACCCTTCTGAAATGGGTGGATATGCTCGTTTTAATATCTCTACCGATGGCGGAGCGACATGGAGAAATGCTCCCGGATCTTGGGATTACTTGGGTAAAAATCTTGTCAATACATCCGTAAGCTCAACTAATAAGGCAATTTCAGGAAGATCTCCAGTCGGTCAAGTGATGGGAAAAATTGATAATGAAGTTTTAGCTATCATGATAAATGATGACCGAATTCCTGTTCTTTATCGGTCAACCGATAATGGCATAACTTGGTCTGCTCCGGTTCAGCTAAAAAATGTATCAAATACCCAAGGGGTATTTGAAGGATACTCACCAGATTCAAAAGATCAATTCCTGGCCTTTTTTGGACATCATTACAGCCTCAACTCAGATCAGTATATTTACTATGGAGCTAAAGTTGAAAGCTATACTCAATGGAAAGGTTTTGGCGTTAAATAATGCTTAATGTTGTCTATGTCCTCAGTGATTCTCCGGTAAAGCCATGCGGAGGCCTTGGTGAGCGTGTGTCGAAGATGATTCCATTTCTTGAAAAAGAAATGAATATCTTTATATATTGTGCTGGCCAAGGCGGAAAAGTTTCAAATACTGAGTGCAAAGATCTACAAATAGAAGTACCTGATTACGGAAACCCATATCCCCTTTTCTTTGCTAATTTTGTCATGGATAATCCCCCACCATTTAAGCCCGATGTGGTAATTGCAACAGACTATGGAACGATCATGGCTGCAAAAACATTGGCAAAAATATATGGAGCAAAATTAGTAACAGAATTCCATTTAGCTTATTATTCTCTAAGAAAAGTAATAAATGAGTCTGAATTAGTTGGCGACATGAAGCTTGATCAGGCAGCTAAGATGGTTAGTTTAATTGAAGAGACTGGCGCAACATCTTCAGACTTGGTTATAGGGTGTTCTTCGTCTTATGCAAAAGACTTGCCATGGCCCGCTAAAAAAGTCGTTGCCATACAGAACGGAATAGACTTTGATAAGTATCAAGTCCCGAGTGAGCCATATCAATTTAAGGGTGGCAAAAAGAAGAATATTGTTTTTATTGGGCGCATCAATACTCAAAAAGGCGTTAAGCATCTTCTTGATTACTATCATGTATTTGATGGCCACAAAAAAGCTCTTGTTTATATTCCGGATGAGCATAGACTTAAGCTTCCCGAAGATACAGCCCTACATTTTGTCGGGGGCCCGGTAGGAAGCGATCAGTTTCATGCCCTTATTGAAACTGTTAAAAATAGTGATCAAAAATTTCATATTCCATTTGTTAGCGGTCAAGAAAAGATCAATCTTCTTAAGTCAGCCGATGCCATAGTATTTCCATCGATTCATGAGCCCTTCGGGATTGTTGGGCTAGAAGCTTTTGCTTCTGGCGTACCCCTTATCACCACGGGCGTCGATGGAATTGCAGACTATGCAAATGAATCTAATTCCATTCTATGTTCTCCGTCAGCCCGGTCCGTTCGAGAGGCCATAGATAAGCTACTCTCTATGGATAAAGAAGACATTAAAAAGATGACCGAGAATGGCAAGAAAGTGGCCAAAAAATTCCGGTGGGATGAAATAGCGAATCAAATGATCGCAGAGATTAAAAGCATAATGGATTAAGCCATGGACGACAAAAAGGATCTAAAAAATCAGCTTTCAGAAATTGAGACATCACTAACGATGATGGATCATAAGATTGAAAATCACATTGAAAGCTCAAATAGATCCCATGAAATGGTTCGTTCAGATATTGAATCAATAGATCGTAGACAGGAGCGTCTTGAGGCTAAGATGGATTCATTTTTTGAATCGATATCTACGCTAAAGGAAGAGATGTCTAAGATGAATATCAACATGGCTACCTACAATGCCCAGCTTGCAGAGCATATGAGGCGCACAGCCCTAAACGAAGCCAGGCTAGATAAGATGGAAGAGATAGCAGAGCTTCTGTCACAAAAGGACGCCGGGCATGAAAAAGAGCTTTCTAAGCTTAAAATTGTTAGCAGTACAGTGGTAAAAGTTTTTGTGGCAATCGCTGGTACAATAGGTATTGTTTGGACTCTAATGCAAATTTTGGATTTCATGTATAAAAGGATTTGGTCATGAATGAAAAGCTAAAAGAGTTCATTCAGAAATTAAACAAAAAAGGAATCCCGCTTCCGATGGTGCGAGATCCCAAAACTGGCGAAAGCTCAGTTACTTTGACTCTAGTGTTTATTAGCTTTAATACGGCACTGGTCGGACAGGTAGGTAAGATCGCCGGGATTCTTGGCGGTATAGACCTTACCCAAGCAAACTACTTGTTTTTAATGTGTCTGGGGGCATACCTTGGGCGCAAAATGCAAGGTGACAGTAGAAATTTAGAAATGGATGGAGATAAAGATGGCAAAAAAGAATAAATCGATAGACCCGGCCAAGATTGGCATTTCAAGCTATGATGCAAGGGCCCAAGTTCAGAAGAATTCTGATGCTGGACTCTCATGGAAGCCATTGGGATCAATCTCTACTGCTGTAAGGGTAGGAAAGAGTACCCCGGTTATGGTATTCAATAATTCAGGATCGGTCAATCTAGTGGCCTTTGGCGACGCTTCTGTTGCAGCCCCTACTGATCCATCCAATGGATTGCCAGTAAATGAATATGAGCGAGTCGTTTTCAATTCTGGCGAAAACGAATATATTAGATCCAATAGTGCATTGGTATTCGTTTACACCTCCGATCCAGAAATAAATCAGTAAAAAAAGATATTGACCCTGACCCCTATAGGGTGGTAATATGTTCTTATGAATAAGACTTTTGCCATCCTGATGTCAGCACTTTTGGTTTCTACTCCTTGCTACTCCAAGCCTAAAACTATCAAGGTAGCAGTAATTGATACAGGTTTGGATCGTAATGACCACAGATTTAAAAATGTTCTCTGCAAAGATGGCCACTTTAACTTTGTCAATAACTCTACTGACACCACTGATAACAATGGTCATGGAACCCACATTGCTGGCTTGATTAAACAGCATGCCGGAGTAAAGGGTTATTGCCTTGTAATTCTTAAGTATTTTGACAACAGCTCAAAAGATACCTTGCCTGCATTCATCAAAGCTGTTAAGCACGCCAATTCTATCGGCGCAAATATTGTAAACTTTTCTGGTGGAGGAAGTATGTTTGAAATTGCTGAGTTTGAAGCAATCAAACAGGCTAGTAAGGTAAAGTTCATTGTCGCTGCAGGCAATAATGGTAGCGATATTTCGTCCTCTTTTTCTAAATTTTATCCGGCTTCATATGATCTTCCAAATGTAATGCCAGTAGGCAATCTTGACCAATCCATGCAAAGAGCCCCCTCCTCTAATTTTGGAGACTCTAGAATTATCTGGGAGGTTGGAACCGACCTCAATTCCACAGCTCCATGCAAAATTGTTCAAAAGTGTGAAGCCAAAGCTACTGGCACAAGCCAGGCTACGGCTGTGTATACAGGGAAAATGATCAGGGGGATGATGCATGGATACTAATTTCAGAAGAATTTATGCTATCCCAGACATCCATGGGATGCTTACCGTCCTTGAGCGTGGGTTCGAGATGATGGAAAAGGATGGATATGATCCACAAAAAGATGCCCTTGTATTCACAGGGGACCTGATTGACCGTGGCCCGAATAGCTATGGGGTCGTTGAAAAAGTCATTTCTTTGGTTAGAAAAAATCCAAAGAGCGTTTTTGCTATCCGAGGCAATCATGAGGACCTCCCCCTTAATTTTTATATTAAAAAAACCAATTCAGCATTTCAGACATGGCGATGGAATGGAATGGCATCTACTTTAAAATCTTATCCAAAACAGTCTGGTTTAGAGCCTATAATGACCAGGGAGCATCTGGCTTTTTTCCAAAGCAGACCTTATTATATCGAAATTCAAGGCTTTTTCTTTAGCCATGCCCCGGTTCCTATGGAGAGCGAGAGGCTCTTATCTAATACAGAATACACAGTAGAAGAATTGACCTGGAATTATCTTCATTTTCATGAAGAAATCTTTACCATGCCACAACACCCGGGCCCCCTATCTAATGGAGGGGCTGGGGCTAAGCACCTTATTGGAATCTGTGGCCATATCCATAGGGGTCGGACTATGAATGATATAAGGCAATACCCACAATATCGCCTGCTTGATTGCGGTTGCGGTAGCGTCCCGGGCTTCGGTAGGCTGGCTATCCATGAATGTATTTCTGGTAAAACCATGTATGTTGATACGGAAAAAGTTTGATCCCTGTTCTGCCCTGTAGGCCTGATAATATAGTCTATGGGCAAGAAAAACCCCGTCAAATCAAATCCCGGCGTCCTTAATATGGGCCAAGTTCAACCCGGCTTCGAGCGGGTTGAGCCGATCATTAGCGTGGACAAGCTTAAGCGACAGTTTTTGTTCGGGATTCCACTCGTAAGTCAACTGACTGGCGAAGAGATGACTGACGATACGATCAAAGAAATTATCGGCCAAGCTATATCTGATTTTGAGACAGCAACCAGGGTTCCAGTTAGCCCTGTTAGGATTAAAGATAGGTTTGACTTCAAGCGCCCTGATGACTTGGCTTTTTCTACTCGTCAGCTTACTCGCTGGCCAGTGATCGAGGTAGAAGCACTCCATGCCTTATTTCCGGGTCGCATGGACGGTCGCACAATGCCAAATGGTGATCCAATCAATGATCCAGAAAATCAAGCCAACAGCCAGGAGATTGAATATCCCTCAAGCTGGATTGAGATCGAGGGCGATTCCGGGCTCATGCGTATCATTCCCAAGTCCGGCTCTCTTGTAAATGCTGATATATCATTCATCGCAACCACAGGATATCGCTCTATTCTCATGGGGGGCCTAAAGGAATGGCCATCTCTCTGGCGTATAACTTATAGAGCGGGGTTTGATCAGGATAAGATCCCCGGAGTCGTAAATAAGCTTATTGGTACTTTTGCAGCTATACAGGTAATCAGCAATTGCTACCCAGCTCTTGCCCCTACAAATTCTTTTGGGATTGGGCTAGATGGGATGTCACAATCTGTAGGGATTCAGCTTGCCCAGCTTTTGATGGCCCGCATAAACGATCTCATTCAGGATCGAGATCGTCTAATCAATCAAATCAAAATGTATTACGGAACTGACATGCAGTTCTCGATATTTTAAGGAGACATATGAGGCTACAAGTAAAGATGCTTTCCAGAAGCTCAAGCCTAAACTGCCTAAAGCATGTTTCAACCGTAGAGTTTGCTAGGGGAGAAACTCTTAACTTAATGTTTCAGCTTTTTGATGCAGACACAGGACTTCGATATGTACCAGCATCGGGTGCAACTGTCCAGGTTCAAATACCACGGTATCTTGAGTACATTCCTACAATGCAGGATGAGCCAATCCCTACCGATTATTCTGTAAACCAACCAGCAACACAGCCTTATGCTGGAGATGCATCCATATGGTCTACCCCCCTTGTGGCTTCACAGACCTCCAAGATGACATCTCAAAATGTAAAATTCATCCTTACAGAAGGCACGAATGTAACAATATCCTCAGTAAAGTTTGCTATCACAGTTTCTGGTGATCAGGAGTAAGTATGGCCCACATTAAGACAAAGCACTCAGAATTTGCTGTCGAGAGCCTGATTAACGCCTCAAGAGCAATGAGAGAAGGAAGCCACGAAGAGGCCGAAAAGCATTTTGAAGCTGCAGACGCAGCCATCGGAAGGCATGTAGAGTACCTTAACAGCATTGGTGAGACTGCAGAAGCAAATCATTCTAAGAACATGTATGAAGGCCAAAAAAGGGTAATGCGTAGTGCCCACAAGCTAAAAATTAAAGATGCAAAAAAGTCAGAGGCAAGCGTCAACCAAGTAGGTAAGGGCATATTCTTAAAGTCAGAATTTTCTAAACCAAAATCAACCCCATCAGGAAATCCACGGTACTCCTATAAGGGATTGCATGAACTTCATCCCGAGGACAGGCAGAAAGTTTTGGGAATGAGCGGAAGCCCATCCATGTATCCCGGGGCCGACCATCACAAATTTGTTTATCCTACCGATTCATCTGGTCGATTAGTTCATTCTCAAAGAATTTCAGCTCCAGCAGGACACGATTTCGAGGCTGCAAAAGCTTCTATGCAAGAATCATCTGGTGGTATTAAGTATTCTGAAGGGCAAGGAGTTAGGGTTCATGATCCAGCCCATGAGCTTCACGGAAAACTAGGCCTAGTTCAATTGCCAAATCCATCATACCCCAATAAGGTTCAAGTCATGTTTGCTGGTGGCAGAAGAGAATTCCTGGACCAATCGAAGATTCAGCCGAGCGGATCAAAGATGGCAAAGGCTCTTGCCACAGTAATCAACATCAAATCGTACCTAGGTAAGAAAAAGATTTAACTATGTCACGAAAGGGGATGCCAAAACTACCTCAAATTCCAATGAAGGGGATATCGCAGATCCAAATGCCCAGCAATATACCGCTAGGCACTTTTAATCCCCAGTCTTTTGAAAAGCTTATTGGCGAAATGGGCATTCGCCTTGTCCATGCGAGGCCGATACCCAGCCCTCGAGTTAAGGATGTCCGTGGCGATGATATAGATCCATCAGACAACGAGGCTGAAAATGGATTTTTCTATTATGGCCACAAAGACTTTACAGGCACATTCATGTCCAATAGTCTTGATCGTCGCTTTAATATAAATGGTACTTTTGATGGCGATCAGGCCGTAATAGTAATCCCAACAAAATATGCCGATGGGTCCGAAATGGACATTCAGATATTTGATCGCATCATAGCTCCAGATCTTACTGTCCGATACTATCAACGAGTAGAGCATGATCAGACAGGAATCGATAGACTTCATTTCCCAGCCGTTAAAGTTGACTTTATTATGGATGCCCATGACCGTCAGTATGCAGAAGGCATCGACTTTCAAATAGACCCAAGAGGCAGAATCGAATGGCTTCCTGGAGGCAACAGGCCAGGATATGATCCGGTGATGAATTCTGGTGTTATTTACTCAGTAAACTATTATTGTAGACCAGTTTTTACCGTTATATCTCTACCTCACCAGCTTCGTGCTACACAGACTAGGGGCCCATCCGGTCCCGGGACTCCAAATGTTCAGCATAGATATCCACAACTTGCCGTTGTAAGGAAAGATTTTGTGCCATTTGATCCAAATGATCAAGTAGGGCCAAGAACTGGCGATGAGCCTGATTATGGATCTGTAAGGGGTCCAAGAAGATAGTAGTAGACATTCTGCCAGATTTAGGGGATAATTAAATCGTATGTTACCTAAGAATTTCACCATGATGTCGGCCCAAACAGGAAAAGATCATGACCATCAGGCTCATGCTGGCCTTATGGCTGATATACATGCTTTAGGCTTAAAACATAAAGTTACTGAAATCAATGGAAAGTATGGATACCCAGAAAAGTCTTTGATGATAGAGCATAAGGGTCGTCCTCAAGACATTTCTGCATTAGACAATCTTGCCAGAAAATACAAGCAAGAGTCTGTTCTTCATTCTTCATGGGAACAAGGATCTAATGGCAAAGGCTCCCATAAGAATGAATTACGCTATACAGATGGCCGTCCTTCTGTATTTGGTAAAGGCTACAGAGTCAATCCAGAGGCTGATGACTACTATAGTGACCACCCCAAGTTTGGTCGTATTCAAATGCATTTAGACTTTGACTCAAAAGAAGCTACAAAAGCAATTACTAGCCAGGGAAATTTGTCTATTCAAACTGCAGCCCCGGGCCCGGAAGTTCGCCCTGCCCCGCCAGCAATAGCGAAACCAGAAAAAACAGACAACCCTCCTAGGAAAAAGTTCAAAAAAGTTCCAGCAAATGCGCCGGAGACATCTCCTGAATCAAATGAGTCCCCAGCAAAGCCAGTAAAAGATCTTAACAAGACTATTCTCCATCAAGATGGCGAAACCATGATTGACACTAAGTCTCAAGGGATAGCTATTTCTGCCTTGCCAAAATCAATGATTGCATGGGGAGTGACGCATATGGTCCCCATGAAATTAAATGAAGTAAAAGACTTGTCTATTGGGGATGCTCGTATTAAAATAGTTAAGAAGAGCCCGGATTTATATGCGGGATGGATTGAAAAAGAAGCCAATATTGGACATAAGTTTGAGCGCCTTACCCTTCCACAGCTACTCATCCATCTTCAGAGCGCTCTTGAGACTTATGGCAGAGAAGATCAAGTTTTTGCAGTCCCTAGCAAAACCGAGTCAGATTCTATTGAAGAAAAAATTCAACCAAAACTTCAAAAAAAGAACCTGACCGAAATAGGCAAAGCCATCTCTGATGCAATTGATGAAACACCTGAATCTTCTGAGGCAGATCGTCAGGCTAAGATCTTAGAAAAGCTTGAAACTCTTAGGGCAAAGATACAGTCTGAAATTATCCCTTCTAAAGACCTTGCACAAGGAATAGATGAGCCAGAAGAGTTTTGCTCTGCATGCGAAGCCGAAGCCGAAGAATGTTCATGCTACGAAGGATTAAGCGCACCAAGGCTAGAATTTGATGGCAAAAAGATCAAAATTTTCTTTAAGTCAGACTGGAGCCCCGAAGACAAAGACAATTTTAAGGATGACTTAAAGAAAAGAGCTGGTATAATCCTTAAGAAGAGGGAAGGCGCCAGGAAGACAAGAAAATGAAAAAACCATTAAATCCAGTAGAAGTGCTTCGGGAGTTGCTCGGTAGAGTACAGGCCCGAAGGGCTCTTGAACAAGATCCAGAAACCCAAGAATCAATCGACCAAGTCCATGCGGCTGGCGGTGAAATGATGCCCGACTATAAGGGTAAAAGCGTATACATTTCATTTGATGGCGATAATATTGGGAATGCAGTCGCTCGAGCCGAGAATATGGACGATGAGCAAACCCTTGCCCAGGTATCGCAAAAGATTCAGGCAGGGCAAGATCTGTTTGTTAATTTTCTCACCCAACATCAGGGCAGGCTGATTCAGGCAGGGGGAGATGAAGGATTAGGAATTTGTAACTCAAACTGCCTTGTAGACCTTGAAGAATTCAGACAACAATACAAGGAATTAGTTGGAGCTACAGTTACCGTAGGGGTAGGCACAAAAATATCAGAAGCTACCAAGGCCAGGATGCTAGGCAAGCTTCGTGGAAAAGATCAAGTTTGCCATTTTGACGGATCAACAGAAAAAGAAATTGAGCTTAGAAGCCAAACAGAAGACCCAGAAGCCAAGAAGCTTGGCCAGGCTGGTCTGATTGGCGGTGTGCCTAAATTTGGGATTGATCAAGATCAGTCACAAGATCAGGACTGGCAACAAGACTATGACGCACCAGAGCAAGAAGAGTCGTCAGGCATTTCCGATCATGCAAGTCGATTTGGCGAAGCAGAAGACCCAGGCGTAGAAGACGAATACGATATGCCTTCAGGGCAAGAGCCAGAGGCCGAACAGCAGGCTCCTGACTCCCAAGATGAATTTGAAGACCCATGGGACCAGGCCAAGCATGAGCGAGAAGGCAGTAAGCCCCAATCCAAAGAAAGAAGGATTGTAGATAAAGAAACTGGAAGAGAATTTGTTCTTCATGGTCTAGACCACGGAGAGTCAGAAGAAGATTTCCAGCCAGAAATGCAACAGCCGGAGGAAGAAGAGCAAGAGCCTCAACAGGCCCAAGAGTCAGAAGAGCCCCAGCAAGAAGAGCAAGAGCTTTCTGATGAAGAAAAAGGATATGGGGACTACACTGATCTTCCTTTTGAAGAGCGTGATGATTTACAAAATCGATTGATTGCAGAAAAAATCGCCAAAGAAGAGGGTGTTAATCCAAATTTTCTTTATCTCGCCTCTAAAAAATTATCGAGGGATTAAATGGACTTTCGGGAGGCTGTTCGCAGACATCATGAGCATCTTAAAGATCCCACTAAAGAAAGTGGCAATGAATCTGCAGAAAATTTCATCAATATCCTACAAAGAGCAGAAGATCGCACACACCATGCATCCTCTCTTAGCTGGCTAAACGATCTTTTTCAAGATGGTCATCTATCTCAAGATCAGCAAGATAGGATCATTAACCTTAAGCATATTCCTAAGACCAATCAATCCTCACAGCTCGTAGACGGCATAATGGAAAATATGCCTGATGAAAAAAGAAAACAAATACTTAACGACAAGTTAGGAATTACGGGCGGTAAAAAGATTCGTGATGTAGAAAAAGATCACGACTGGAATAACTGGGAATCCCCTCCAACAGGTGATGAATCCGATCCCTACGCAAGATTTTATAAAGGCATTGATTGGGAATCGTCAAAGCATCTTACGGATGATCAGGCCGAGCATATCAAGAGACATGGAAGCGTTGAGCAAAAGCTAAATCTATTTTCAAATCCACATATAGATCCAAGACATGGAATTGAAATGTGGAATAAATGGAGCGACAACGATACTCACCACGGATACCATAGGCATCATTTATCAGATTATTTGATGCGCCATCAGGAAGATAACATAGAGGATGACATAGAAGATAGGGCTTATACAATAGCTCAAAATCGTCTTCCAATTGATAAGTGGGCCAAAGAGACTTTGGCAAAAAATGGCTTAAAATATTTTAGACATAAAGATGAGCTTTTAAATCATATCAATGACAATCTAGACCTTTACGATACTGTAGGCCCAAATCCTGGATTCAATAAAGATGCCCCCGTAGACCCGGCTAATAATCCAGAAACAATAGATTACGCAGACCCCAACAATCCTCAATCCAAGACTATTAACGATCACCCAAATCTTCCCCAGCTTCTCCAGCAGGCCGATAATCAGCTCATCAACACAAAAGGCTATCCTAGCGTCATAGGGCAAAGAAGTGAAGGAATCCCAAAACTTCATGAGGGCGAATGGCATCATGATGCCGTAAGGGAAATGTCAAAAAATATTGCCGAAGACCTCCGTGAAGAAGCCATTTCTTCAGCTTATAAAAATGAAGACTATCTTCCAAAGCATCTCAGGGGCAAGATCTCTTCAATTAAAAATGAATTAACATCAAAATCTCAAATAGATACAAAAAACGCATTTGCCAACAACGGCTTAGATATTTCTAAATTTTCTTCAGATCATGAATACGCCCCTGGCTTGTACCATCTAAACATGCTCAAGGACCATACTGAAAATAATAAAGGCAAAATAGATCTAGGATCTATGGTCAAAAAATATCCGGACATGAAAGATGCCCTAAAGAGTGCATTCGGAGACAAGCAGTCATTGTCCTCAAAAGATATTGATTCAAAAATAAAATCTTTGCCAAAAACAAAATATTCAATTTCTGCAAGGAGCTGGGAGCCACAAAATCCTCAAAATCTTAACAGAAGAAATCAGCTTGTTTTAAGGCTAGAGCATACTCCCGAATCCATGGCCCAAATCAAATCAGATCCATCACTAGAAAATATATTCAATAAGGTGCATAAGTCGTCAAAAGCTTCAGATCATCCTGTAGGGACAAACACGATAGGATGGGCAAGAATAGATACTTCCGACCCTTCTCATTGGGTAATAGATGAGACTCAATCTGATTTTAGCGAATCATTGATTAGAACAATATCTGAAAATGAATACAATCCATCAAAGAGGCAGTCTATAGTAGATGGGATTCAAAAAATTAGAGACATTCATGGAAACTGGCAAGAAAATCTAATGAGCCATATTGTTGATTTGGCTAAAAAGCATGGGGTTGAAAAGCTTTCTATTCATACCCCGGAATCAAAAGCAAGTCAGCTTGGCGCCAGCAGAATCCATAGTGCGTATAGGGAAAACTATCAGAAAACCCCCAAGAGCATGGGATTCTCAAAAACAGAAGGCCTATCTTTGCCATTGACCGACCTTGGGAGAATAGCTTTTACTAAAAAAATCCCATACGATGATAAAGTAAGACAAGATACTCATTATTTTGCTATGGGCCATCATAGACAGCGATACCATGTACATAAAGCAATTGCAGATAGGATTAGATCAGAAAGCCCTGAAATTGCTGCCGAACACGATGAGACCGCAAAAAAGCATAAGATGCTTTTTTTCTCGCACCGAAGAAAAGGCCTACGAGTAAAGGCTCCGATTTTTATTGATAACCCACCAAACGATCTCAACGATAGAAGAAGAAGCGTATCATTTCATGAGCCTCCTCTTAACATGGAAGGGTTGTTAGCGTCAAAAAAAGATTTAAAAGAAGAACCTTCTGGTTTTGTAGGATATCATTCAGACTCTATTGTTGATGGAAGCATGAAGCCCGAGTCTTTGCCAGCCCACACCCTAGAGATTGGGCAAAAAATGAAGAAATCAGTAAGGCTAGGGAAAATTCTAGCTCGTAAAATTATGGAGGCATTATGAGAATTGGAAGATTAGAAATCGGAATTAGCAGAAAGCCAAGAACCAAAGCCATTGCATGGAGCCTAGATGTTTCACTTACCAGGCCATCCTGCGGGTGCATCATGCTCGAGCTTGGGCCTATTCATATTACCTGGCTTTCTAGCGGTGAAAATGGATGCTATTCTTTTTCAATTTTTCACATTAAGAGAAAGAAGAAAGCCAAGAAGGGTAAGAAAAAATGAAAAGCTTAAAAGGACAGCTTTTGTCGGATTTAACCCAGGTTGCTCATGATCTATTTAAAAGCATCGATGAAAAAGGATGCGAATGCTCTCATTCTCAGGGCGATCTTCCGGATGATGAATACGAAGTATCTCTCTGGGATGATGGAACAGTAGAGGTCCTCCAATCTGACGATGAGGATCTCGATACCGCTCCTGTGTTCGAGGCTCTTTCTGATATGGGCTTTGAAGAAGATGAAGACGAGCCTCTCGAGAAGTTTAATTTCAAGTCTAAACATAAATCTAAAAAAGGTGGGCTAACAGAGGCTGGCCGTAAGGCATATAACAAGGCTACTGGCAGTAACCTTAAGCGCCCCCAGCCAGAAGGTGGGAAGCGTAAAAAGTCATTTTGCGCCAGGTCTGCTGGACAGATGAAGATGCATGGCATCAACTGTTCTAAGACCCCAGACAAAAGGGTATGCTTGGCTCGTCGTAGGTGGAAGTGCTAAATGAAATTTGTTGTGGGCGTAGATCGCACCCTGGCCATGGCTATTGCGGAAGCTGCAAATCAGATCAATGAACAGACCCAGGCTGCCGTCAATGAGATAGTGGCCCAGACTGCTATTGATGCTTTTGAGCAAGCAAAAGTCTACGCCATGAGCCGACTAGACACGACAGCGAGGCAATATACGGATGCTCTCGAGTTTTCTCAAGTTGCTCCAGGTATTTTTTCGGTGGGCCTCCGGGAAGAAGCCAAGCATCTAGAGGAAGGCTACGGCGGTTTTGATATGAAGCCTGGCCTGCTCAAAAATGCCAAGAAAGTATCCAAGTTAGGATTTAGGTACAGGTCTATCCCAATGGAGCAAAAAGGCAAGGGTAAACCTGGCACTACTCGAGGCGACATGCTTAGGGATTTAAGGACTTTGAGAAAAGCATTTGGTGATAAAGGAATTACCAAAAATGCATCGGGTAAGGCAATTTTGGGCAAGGCACTTACATTTAACAGGAACTCACTTGGAAGATGGTCAGCATCGGGGGCTGGGGCAGGCGCTCTGCCAAAGCAAGAGCTAGGCCAAATGCCTATCCATGAAAATCTATCTGGAGTAGTTAAGTATCAATTCCAGTACAAAAGCGGAAAAGTCGGAAGTCAATTTGTTGTCTTTAGGACTGTATCTGAAAATCCAAACGCCAAAGGTAAATGGAAGCATCCAGGATTCGGCGGGATTAGGGCCTTTAATGATCTTGAAAACTGGGTAATTAGACAGCTAGAAACCAAGCTTAGAGAGCTTTTTGGCCAGTAGAGTATAATAATCCTATGAGCATACCTCTTTTAGATATTCATATCAAGTACCTAGTAGAGTACACTATAAAGGTCGTTCGCTCTAATCCGGACAAATATCTAAAAGAAATTTTTGGGGATGCCAGGCTGGCTCCTCATGACAATCTGTACGGAAACAGAATGCTTGATTCGGTCAAAAAATGGATCGAAACAACTAAAATAAATGTGGTGTTAGGTTATGACTTATCTCAAATGGAGCTTCCGGCTGTCACGGTTAATCTTGCGTCGTCTTCGCCATCTTTGCCGTTTTTAGGCGATGTGGGAGACATATTGGAGGAAGAAGTTGTCCAATATGATCAGGAAATAGTAGTGGATGATTTTCAGGCCGAGTCTCTCGAGTATTCTGAAGACAAGCTTTTTAGATACCTTGAACTGAAAGATAGTATGGACCCAGCCAAGGCCGAGCTGGTACTCCCTGGCCTGCACTTAAAAGACGCAAAAGATCAGGAATTCCTTATTGGGTTTGATGATTACAAAAATAAGCTAACAGTTTCTGAGCTTTCCATACCAGTTGCAGACATAGACGCATCTACCCTAAAAGTCGTAAGTCCTTTAAAACAAAGGCGTTATCGTGGTGGGGTCATGCAATTCCAGGATACGGTTTCCGTCACTATCCATACCCATCAAAACAGGAATGAAGGAACTTATCTTTGGGCTATAGTGATTTGGGGATTACTCAAGTTTAGGCCACTTTTGATTGAGACTTTTGGCTATGATCTTGCCATGCCCAGCTCTTCTGATTTATCCATAGATCCCAGCTACATGGGAAATGCTGTCTGGGTTCGTCAGGTTACACTTACAGGTAAGACAGTATGGAGCTGGGAAGGTCCTAAGATGCAGGATATTATCGGTATGCTTTTGACAATAAATGTTGGACGGCGAGAAGATAAATGAGCGTCTACACTAATAATGGGAGAATAAACTGTATGGCAAAGGATGTTCAAAAAGACTCCGAAAGTAAAAAAGAGCAAGTAAAAGCCAATAAGGAAAGTAGCTTGCTTAGTTTCAATGTCTGGTTCAGCGATGTAATCAATCGCCGGAAAGATGTTAAGGCGCATCACATGTCAGCTATCAAGGCTCATTTCAAGTCTATTGGCTTGGGAGAAATAGAGCGTCCTGAAGATTTTAACGAAGGCCTAAAGCATTACGGGCTATAAGGGGGAAAACAAATGGCTATTATCGTAAACTTTGCTGGTGCTTCACTTCGTAAGCCCGGTGCATATTCTAGGACCAAAATCGCATCCAGCGGTGCGGCTGAAGCCCAGTTGGGTGTTGTCGCCCTTATCGGTGAGGCAGATGAAGGTCCTGCATTTAACGCTTCCGATGTAGAGGCTTCTGCATACGGCCCAGATCAATTTTCTGATATTCAGAATCAATTTGGATCTGGAGAGCTTGTCGATATGGCTAAGCTTGCTTTGGCTCCTTCTGTAGATCCCCAGATTGCTGGTGGCGCACAAAAGCTTTATCTCTTGAAGACAAATGTCGGCTCCAAGGCAACTCTCGCCCTTCCTACTAGCTACGGCAGTCTATCTGCTAAGCTTGCCGGAAAGAATGGAAATAAGATCAGCGCACAAGTTCAAGTTACTGGATCAACCGTCGTGATTACAGTAGCCCGCTCCGATCTCGGAGTATCTGAGATTTCTGAGCCACTCGGAAATAAAGTTGTAATGACCCTTCAGTGTACTGATGGCGTAGCTAGCGTTGCGACTGTCACTATCGCTGGCGGAGTATTGACCACCTCTGTAACCGGAGGCTCAGCATCTCCTCTTAATATTAAGCTTTCTGACTTCGCCACTATTGGCCAGGTAGTAGAGTACATCAACTCTATCCCCCTCTACTCTGCAGCCGTTGGCTCTGCTCCAGGCGCAGTCAATATGCCTACATCTGTTCTTGATTCTAAAACCGCAGTAGATATTCTTGCTGTCGCTAGTTGCAAAAGAGATCTTCAAGATGTTAAAGACTTTTTCGCTTCCAGCGGTCTAGTAGATTTCTCCCCAACCGCTACTGCCGGATTGCCTACCACCCTCGTCAAGTCTTTTTTGACTGGTGGAGCTAAAGGATCAACTACTGCTTCTCAAGTTACTGCTGCAATTGATGCTCTTGCAAAAGTTCGTGTGAACTTTATTGTTCCACTCTTTAGCCAAGACGCTACAGCAGACATTGCTTCAGGACATACCGAGGCAGGATCTACCTACACTATTGCAGGCGCAATCGCAGCTCTTAAGTCCCACTGTGCCCAGATGAGTACAGTTCGTGGTCGTAAAGAGCGCCAAGGATTTGCTGGTATCAAGGCTTCTTACGACGATGCAAAGCAAGCATCCTCAGATAATGCATTCAATCGCCTTCAGTTGGTATTCCAAGAAGTTCAAGTTTTGGCTTCTGACGGATCTACTCCGTTTAAACAGCCTCACGCTCTAGCTGTAATTTCTGCAGCCATGAAAGCGGCAGCTGTTGTTGGTCTTCCTAATACCTTTAAGGCTCCTAACATTCTAGCATTCAAGGCTCCTTCTGGAGACTTTGATCCAGAAACCCAAGCAGATGATGCAATCGATGCAAACCTTTGCTTCGTTGAAAGGGCTCCAGGCGGTGGATTCCGTTTCGTACTCGACAACTCAACCTACGCCCAGACAAAAGATGCATGGTTCAATGCTCGTCCGTCTGTAATCTATGCAGCAGATACCGCTGCATTGTCTATCCGATTGAACACCGAGACTCTCGTAGGGCTTCGCAATAGCGATGTATCTGTAGAGAGCATCAAGAACCTTTTGATTGGTGTAATGGATAGCCTCAGAGCTTCAGGAATCATCGTTCCTGACGCATCCTCTGGCGGTCGTGGATTTAAAGATTTGTCCGTTCGAATTGAAGGCAGTATTGTTCGCATTAGCGTAACTCTAATCCTTGTAGAAGGTCTCGAGTTTGTACTCAGCGACATTACCGTACAACGAGCTTCATCTTAATTGAGAGGTAAATATGGCTCTAAGTAAACGCACTAAAGAAATCATGTTGATTGCCCTAGTAGACAAGGGCGTTAGAGATGAGATTGCTGACGCAATTGACGCAAATGTCCCAGTTGCTCTTTCTAAAAAAGCAAAGCAACATCTTGAAATTGCCTTACCTGACCGTAAGGTATATCAAGAAGTTCTTTCTAAAATAGAAGCAGGCGGTCCTTCTGTTTTGTCCAAAAATGCTAAAGCAGTATTGAACCAGGCCATGCCTGATCGTGAAGCTTTTGCAGAAATCGTATCGGCTATAGAGGCTTAATATGAAGAAGCAAACCCCAGAACCTATGATGCCCGGTGCTGGAGATCATAATCATAGTAATCCAAAAAGTAAAAAACCTACTATGCCACAAAAGATTGACCATGGTATTAAAATACCAGTCAAGGCCCCAAAATCAGATGGCGCTGTAGACCATAAGCCTAAAATGGTTCCAGGAATGAGCTACAACAAGCTCAAGAAAATGGAATCTGAAAAAAAGTAATCGCATCCACAAAATGCAACAAAAAGCCACTCCAAAAGGGTGGCTTTTTTATTTATTGACACATAGACACGATTTTGGTAGAATAGTAGCAGGAGATAAATTATGTCTATGATTACAAGAGAAGATGAAGAAAAAATCAAGCAAGCATGGTCTCAGGGCCTGACCCGGGCTTCTTTCGGCGGAGGTAAGGGTACATGCCAGATTACCGGGTCTAAAAATGGATCGGTAGTTCTGTATGTTTTTAACGAAAAGAAGTCGTTTGCATCTAATGCTAAAGACGACGCTGTTCCTTATCTCCTAAGCGTGAATGCTTACCGGAGCCTAAAAAAGCGCATGGACAAGCAGTTCCCTCAAGCTACCCAGGTTCGTGAATCTAATGTCAAGAAGCCAGCCACAAAGACAAAGTCAGGCAAGGCTTTTAGCATCCTTAAGGTTGCCCAATAAACATTCTGGTATCCCATAAAGCACCAAGATAAGGGTAAAGAATAGAATGAAAAAATATACTATACCAGAATCAGGATATTATCTAGTATCCGCACAAGTGCGACACGCTACTCCAGTGGGAGAGGCTAGAGTTATTCCGAATCCAGATAAGAAATGGTGGCAATTCTGGAAGCCGGATCATATTATTCATCAAGAATGGTCACACCATACTACATATGACGGATCGAAAATCCTGCTTTGCTCGCAGGGTGAAGTCATCGATTCTGAAGTATTACCTGTCAGATTGTCGGCCATAGCAAAAGGAACAGATTGATATGGACATGACTATTGAGGAATTAGCTCGTTTCTATTTTCAGGATAAATTGTCCAAGTTTTGTCCAGCAGACAAAAGCGAAAGACCAAATGGTTTTGAAAAGGAAATGTTTCGGTATGGATTGCAACACGCTCAAGCTGATACTGAAAAGCTCGAAGCCGAAAACGCAAGACTTAGAGAGGCGTTGGAGTTTTATGCAAAACTCGGAGACGAAACTTATCCGAATACTACAATTATCTACGATGAATGGGGTAAGTGCGCCCGTAAAGCGTTGAGGGGCGGGGAGTAATGTTTAGCTGTGCCAATCATGGGTGGACGCACCATCTTTATATGTGTCCAGTCTGCAACTCAACATATGTTCGATTCGATACAACATCCTCAAATACAGGCGTAGTATCTCAATGGAATATTACAGATGATAAGAAAATCGAAAGTCTTCAGCATAAGCTAGATGTAGCTGTTAAGGCCCTAGAGCTGTGTTCTGCCCAGGCTGGGACCGCTGATCCTGGCGATGGATGTCGTTTGGTAATCCAGACCGTAAAAGACGCATTAGCCCATATCAAATCTGACTCTAGCCCAGAAGTTCTCGAGGCTTATGCAAGAATAATTGAGCGATTTGGTCAGATGTTTAGGAATTTAGCGAAAGTAGATTGATTTTCGTAATGAAGGCTATATTTCAAAAGCTAACCGCATACTTCTTCTTGATGTCCACTATTTTGGGGTTTTTGAGCAAGCAATCCTTGGCGTCCCTTTTGGGGCTCATGGCCGGGGCATGTTTTTTTATAGATGTTGTTTTAATTAAAGAAATTAGAAAATAATTGTTGATGCAAACAGTGCATTTTGATATTCTTATTTCAGGAGCAGATTATGGCTACAAAAAAAGTAAAAGAACTGGAAGAAAAACTTGCTATTGCAACTGAATTTCTTGATAATATAGTAGGGATGGAGAATCTTTCTAAAATGGAAGAGACCAAATTTTGGACAAAACAAAAAAAACAAACATTGATTGATATCATTGTTGCTGACACACTTGAGGCTCAGGCTGTACTGAAGAAGATTAGGGGAATTAAATGAATTTTTGGCTAAAGCTATCTGATGATCTTTTTCTATTTGGCGCTGGGGGGATTACCTCTGTAAAGCAAATTGATTTACGAGATAAACCAAGCTCATATGCTTATAAGACTGAATTGTTTGCTGGCCCAACAAGGATAGCTTTGGTCATGGAGACAGTAGAAGAAATTAACGCTTGCATAAAAGAAAAAACTGTACGATAATGGAGGAGGAGGAAATTATGGATAAAATTGAAAAAATGGCTCATCAAATTCTTTCTGTTGACCCTTCTGAACTCAGTGGGTCTGAATTTAGAAATCTGCAAAGGAATGCCAGCATTGCAATGAACCGGATTGAGTCCGAGATTGAGGACATCTGTTGCTTTGACAAATATCAAAATCTCTCTGAAGAAGACCAAGAGAAAGTAGATCGCCTGCTTGAGCTTAAGCATGCATTGCACTATATTGCAGGATAATAATGAACACTAACATCAATGAGGAGCTGTATTGGAATATGCCAGAGTATAACAATGTTGATTTGCCAGATCCTGTAGTTGAAGTTGTTTTTAAGTTTAGATCCCAAGAAGACTATGAAAAATTCCATGCCCTGGTAAAAGAGCATGTTTATGAGGGCAAGCGAGTCTTTGACGGGATGCAAAGAAAAGAGCGCAAGAGCGCCTGGTATCCTCTTCTAGAAAAGCCTTCCAACTATAAGTATGAATAAGCCTAGATTCCCGGTATACATCGTCAGCAAGGGACGATACCAAAGAAGGCCAACCTCAAAATACTTAGAAAGTATTGGCGTCCATTATTACATCATAGTTGAAGAGAGCGAAGAGGAAGAGTATCGCAAAGTGGTCCAGGGCGAGGTTTTGGTACTGCCAGAGTCCTACAAGAAGCAGTACGATTGTTTCTGGAATGACGGCAACCCCAAAACTGGCCCAGGCCCGGCCCGAAACTTTGCCTGGGATCATGCAGTAGCTAATGGCCATGCGTGGCACTGGGTTCTGGACGACAATATTGAAGCATTCCAGAGATTCAATAACAACATGAAAATCAAATGCGTAACCGGAAAGCCATTCTGGATTATGGAGGATTATGTCCTCAGATTTGAGAATATTGCATTAGCTAGTCCGGGATATTCCATTTTTTGCCCGTACTACGAAAGAAGACCGCCATTGCGCTGGAATACAAGAATATACTCTTGTCTTTTAATCAGGAATGATATCCCCTATCGCTGGCGTGGTCGATACAATGAAGATACGGACTTATCTCTTCGAGTCCTCAAGGATGGGTGGTGTACTGTTGAATTCAATTGTTTTCTTCAAGAGAAAAGAGCTACCCAGACCGTCAAGGGTGGAAATGACAAAGAGTTCTACGCAGAAGAAGGCACATTAAATAAGTCTAAAATGCTTGTAGAGATGCACCCAGATGTGACCAGACTTACTCAAAAGTTTAATCGCTGGCATCATCATGTGGATTATGAAAGCTTTAGGCAAAACAATAAACCTATTTTGAAGCCAGGGATTGTTGTAGAGCCAAAGGTTAATGATTTTGGAATGAAGCTCATAAAACTAAAGTGACATGGAAGACAAGAAACAACTAACGCCAGAACAGCTCAAAGAAATCGCTATCAAAAAGCGACAAAGAAAGATTGGATTTCGTGAACACAGAAAGAAAAAGAAAAGAGAACTTTGTGCCTACTGCAAGAAACGCCGGGCCACAACTACAGAGCATTTCATTCCCCAATCAAGCGCCCTGGATATAGCGTTTAGAAAGATAAATCTTATCCCGGCATGCAGGCCATGCAACATGCATAAGGGAGGAAGATGGCCCAGCCAGAAAGAGATCGACTGGTTTTTTGAATACTGGAAAAAAGAGTTAGAAGAAATTGAAAAGCACTTAAAAATAGCTCATGCAATCAAAAGAAACAAGCATGGGCATGTACCGGAGGAAGGCAATGATAAACGCAGAAGACCTAGGAATAAAAGAAGACACCGCAGAAATCCAGTTTAATATTAAGGTATTTGACAACCGATTGCCAAATGTCTATGTGTCAAACGATGGAGGGCCAGTCTTCGGGGTCTTCTACTTGAAGGCCTCTGGCATAACGGGCAAGCCTAGTGAGTATCTTCTCGATCATTTTAGTATATCCGGTGGGTCTACTCCTCTTCAGTACCAGGATGCCGTATCAATAGCCAAAGACTTTTTTGAAAAGTATCTTAGAAGTAAAATCCTTCAAAGGGCGTATACCGCTAAAATTACTAGGATTTAATTTTTACAAAAAAAGTTGACCGCAGTATTGGATTTTGTTATTCTATTCTCAGGAGGCAATATGATTGCACTGAGAAACAACCAAGAACAACAAAACCAAGAAGTATTCCAATGGCTTGAAAATTATACCGGGACCTTTGAGTTCCTTTTGAGCCTGAAGACCCAGCTCCTTGTCAAGGGATATCTTTCAGACAAGCAGATCTCTGCTGCAGAGCGTTGCATGCAAAATGCAAGCAAGCCCAAGCTTGAAGTGGTCAAGCCTGAATTCTCTGTCAAGAATGGCCAAGTATTGGAAGTCAAAAAGTCTTTTGCCCAAAAGATTGCTGAATCCCATGACTCTTCTGTGACTTTCTTTAATTTTGAAGTCCTGGAAGTCAAAGCTGAAACTCATAGGGCCGTCCTGGTCAAGACCAGGGCCTCTGCCAAAGTTACCAGCCATTGCACTGTCTGTGGCAGGACCCTGACTGACCCGGCCTCTATCATGTCTGGGATTGGCCCAGTCTGTGCTGAAAAGCATGGAATCCCCTATGGTTCACTTGAAGCTACCAAGACCCACATGGAGCGTCTTGCAATTAAACAGGCTGAATTTGAAACCTGGATTCCCAAGTCAGTAATTAAAAATTTTGAAGAATTGAAAAATAATTGTTGATGCAAATAGTGCATTTTGATATTCTTATTTCAGGAGGAAGTTATGATTAAGAAGGTTAAAGGTAGCATGGGCATTGAGTCAGAAGTTCGGTTCCAGAATGGAGTCTGGGTTTGGATCTCCAATGGCAGAGTTCCCCCTGCTGATGCCATCAAAGACTATGGCATTGACAAGCTTCCAAACTTTGACAAGGCCCGCCATGACCAAGTCAGAGACCAGCAAACTGCTGAATTCCTTGACTCTTACAGAAAGAAGATGGAGTCCTGGGAGCCCTCTGCAGAAGAGATGTATGAGATGAGGGCTGCATATGGCAAAGGAGCCACTGTGATCAACTTGATCACTGGCAGAAAGTACAAGGTATGACCTGTAAAAAATTAGCAGAGTTCTTGGCCTCGATGGGGGTGGAAACATCCCCATCGGAGCTAAGGCGAAGCTGTAGAAAACACAAGACCTGGACCAGGGAAGGCGTATTCTGCTTTGTCCCGGTTTTAGACATTGAAACCAGAAATGACCTGGAAGCATTCTTGATGCATAAGGGGTGGGTCGTAGATCGATCCTATATGATGGAGACCCCCCAAGTAGTTGTTAAAGTAAACTACAGATTAAAGGACAAAAAATGAAAAGACTCTTTATGTTGCTGGCCCTGGCCTGCTCCTGTGGCCCGAAGCCTCCTGTTATTGTTGACGATGCTTTGGCTCCATATGTTCATAAGTTTGAGAAAGACATCGATGTTAAGGTATCGAATGTCAGCGTAGGATTTGGAGCCACCAGTGGCAATGTCGTTGGGAAATGCCTCATGTATGGGGGCCATCGGAAGATTATCATCAAAAAAGATTATTGGGATAGTGTATCTGAAGTGCAAAAGGAACAGTTAATGTACCATGAGCTAGGGCATTGCGCTCTGGGCCTGGGCCACGAAGATGGATTGCTTTCTGATTATTGCCCAGCTTCAATCATGTATCCGTTTGCTTTCGAGTATTGCTACAAAAACTTTCCCGAATATTACAAAAAAGAACTGAAGTTAAGAATCTTGAACCCCAGAAATGCATACAAAGTTGATAAGCTTTAACAAACAGGAGGTATCTATGGACAACAGAGTAGACAAAACAGTTCTCATTAACCTTTTGATCAACAATGAAATCAATAAGCTGATGGACAATGGAGAATGGAGAGAAACGATAGCCTCCCTGATGCATAATGGGCACAAAGGGTATCAAAATTATTCTTTCCTCGAATTGTTCGAAGAGGCCCTTGATGTTTATGAGTTTGAAACCCTAGAAAATCCAGAAGAAAACATGGAAGCTTTCTTTGCCTGGTGCATCAATAACTCTTCTGCAAGCTGGACTTAATCTCTAAAAAGATGTTGACCATTGCGATACATTTTGATAAAATTTAAGTGTAGGGAGGAATTATGGAAAACAAAGGACCTAGCTTTGAAGATGTAATGAAGTATGAAGATGGAGACATGACTGAGGAAGAAGTTGTAGAGTTCTTCCAAAAGCTGATTGACTCTGGAATGGCCTGGAGCCTTCAGGGGCACTACGGCAGGACTGCTCAGTATTTGATCAAATCTGGCCGTTGTGTCAGGAAAGAGGGATAATATATGGAAAAGATTGATGTCACCAATGCAGTTAAGTTAATTAAGAGTACCAAAGGCAAGATCTTTACAGTTTCTTTTATCAAGAAGGATGGGAGCCTTCGCAGGATGAACTGCAGGCTCGGAGTTAAAAAGCACCTGAAGGGTGGGGAAATGGCCTATGACCCTTCCGAGTATGACTTGCTCCCTGTATTTGATCTCCAGAATGAAGCATACAGGATGATCAATTTGGAGACCCTTAAAGAGATCACTGTTGATGGAGAGACCTTCTCCATTATCTAACATGAGGACAGCTAGAAGACAGGCCGAAAAAGCATCGGTCAAAGGAGAGCATAAGATACATAGACTTGGGGCTGTGATTGCTTTTGGCAATGATATTGTTTCCGTAGGATGGAACAAATCAAAAACACACCCCAAGTCTACTCATCCTTGGAAGCATATCCATGCTGAAATGGACGCAATTATGAAGGCCGGACAGTGCGACGGGGCTGAATTGTATGTGGCTAGGATCGGTAATGACGGCCTGCTCCGGAATGCCAAACCTTGCCCGGCATGTATGTCTTTGATTATTGCTAGTGGGATACGCAAGATCCACTTTACAGAAAACAATGACTGGTGTACTATAGAGCTATGAATATTTTTGTTACAGATCCATGCCCCAAGAAGTCAGCCCAGGCCCTCGATGACAAGAGGGTCATCAAGATGATCCTGGAGACTGCCCAGATTTTATCTACAGTGATCCGTGGCCGTGATGTGGTCTATGCCGATGCTAATTCATTATATCGCCCTACCCACACTGGCCATCCCTGCGTCAAGTGGGCAGGCCAAAGCAAGGGCAATTATGTTTGGCTTTTGGACCACATGAAGGCCTTGCTTGATGAGTACACCGCCAGGTTCGGTAAAGAACATAAGTCTGGCTCTCTCTTGCAGGCTCTTGATAACTATGCAGACAGCATGCCTTCCCCAGAGATGACTCATTTTGTCAATTGCACAGACTTTAAACATATCCCAAATGTCTATGAGGCATACAAACAAGCTTTGTCTAGTAAATGGGTAAAAGACAAAATCGTCCCCCGGTGGACTAAATCTAACCAGCCAGAATGGAGGTCTTATGGTTGACATTGAAAATCTATTGGAAAAAATTCACAAAGAACTGTATCATGGTGATGGAGAGGTGGTTCTCGAGGGAGAGAATGCCAGCATTCAAGTCGAGAATGAGCTTCTCGAGGCGGGACTTGATGTCGTCCGATATCGGTGTCCGGTCCTTCTCCGCTCAAAACTAAGGGTTACTCTGTAATCTGGAGGCATTGTGTTCGGCAAAATCAGATGGATAGATGAAAGAAAAGGCTATGGCTTCATCATCAGTGAATCATACAAAGATATCTTCTTTCATTATTCACAGGTCCTGGGTGGCAATTTCAGATCCCTCAAGCTTGGTCAAGAAGTTGAATTTGACCTGTATGAAGTCAAGAAGGGATATGAAGCAAAGTCAGTAAGAGGTCTCTAATGAATCTAAGTGATTGTATTACTCATTGTAAAGCTATGGTTGGCCAGAACAATGGCAATTATATGCTACCTATTACTGAGGAAGACGAAGTCATAGAGAATTCTAGTACAACTCGATCATTTAAAAAATATGATGTATGGGTCGGTCCTCATGGAGAACAACAGATTTGGTCAGTATGTTTTGCCGATGTTAATAATCACTCAACTTATTCGATATGGACCGGAGGTTACTCTACCCCAAGCGGTCCCGCAAAAGAAATAGGCGTAGTCTTCATGGATAAGAACGGAGTCTGTCGAGCCATGTCTGCTATGTCTATAGATTACTCCTGGCGCAAGGTGAATAATCCAGATATTTATTGGACTAATCATTGGGCCAAGGTCATGCATGATATTAGGAATGGCGTATCCAGGACGAAGCCGGATACTATTCTTGAAAGCTACGGACTGCTCCAGGCTGGCCAAACAGTATTGATCAGTGACCCAGGTACACTTAGCAATGGGGCCAGGGGGAAAATATTGTCATTCATTACATACAAGAATACATACGGATTCCATACCGATGCCCTTGTTGTAGTGGGTGATCTGAATAGAAAAGATCATGGGCATTTTGTTCCCACAAAAGCCGTTAGCGTCGTTCCTGATGGATCTTTTTCAAAAAATGTTGACAAAAAAGATAAAGATGGAGATAATGATAGTGACTTGATGCTAAAGTTTTTTGCATCGAGCCAACACGACCCAAGTAATCCTTGGTACAAAGACTACAAAGATAAAGGAAGGAAATAGCCATGTCAGTTACTAGAATCGATTCTCATCCGAAGTTCAGCCGGAATAAACCGTCTACCCCAGTCGAGCATGATCCTATCGTTACTCTTGATGGGCATCTTTCTGCCAATGAGTTCATGAAAGAGACTTTTGAATGGCTTGCCGTAAAGAAATTCCTTTGCGACATGGGCTTTGCTATTGTGGATAACAAGGCCGAATTCATCTCAGAAAAAGCCTGTTTTAGCATCGAGCTTCCTCCAACATTTAATTCCCTCTCTTTTGCATGTGGATTTCATGGATTCCATCGGCATGGCGGGCTGTCCAAAGATGTCAAGGTAATGATTGGAAAGCTTGGAGTAGCATCTAATCTTGCCGGAGCAATGTGGAAATCTTTGGTTAAGCAGTCTGTCGCATAAGAGTATAATAAAAATAGGACCTTCTATGTAAAGGGGGCAAATGTCTACTTTGAAATCTACCAAATCAATCCCTATTTGCAGTTTTTGTGGAGCAGACGCAGGCGACTCTCTTCTAGTGAGAGGGCAGGACCTGTCTCATATTTGCGAGAGCTGTATTGATGAATGTACGGAAATAGTTAAAGAACAGCGCAATAAGAAAGAGATGAAATCCAGCAGGCCTTCATTGACTCCTGCTACGATCAAAAAGCATCTAGATCAGTATGTTGTTGGTCAAGACGATGCAAAGCGGGTTATCTCTATTGCCATATATTCTCACTACAAAAGAATCAACAAATATGACACAGGGGGAGTCGAGATCCAGAAATCCAATATCCTTATGTTGGGGCCTACCGGATCTGGCAAAACCCATATGGTCAAACAGCTTGCTCGACTCCTCAAGGTCCCCGTAGCGATATCTGATGCGACCTCTATTACCCAGGCCGGATATGTAGGAGATGATGTTGAATCGATCCTATCCAGGCTTGTAATGGCCGCAAACGGAAATATCGAGCTAGCCCAAAAAGGCATCGTATATGTTGACGAAATTGATAAGATAGCAAAGGTCGTAAGCGATAGAGGCCGGGATGTATCTGGGGAAGGCGTACAGCAAGGCCTTCTAAAGATCCTTGAGGGTAGTGAGGTATTCATTAACCCAGAAGGTGGCAAAAAGAACTCTACTAGCAGAGAAGTTTCATTTAAGACCGATGATGTCTTGTTTATTTGCGGAGGAGCCTTCGGTGGCATCTCTGAGACTAGAAAGAAAAAGAAACTTGGGATTGGCTCTACTGAAGAAGAAGACCCGCATGCCCCGGTCGAGTCAAAAGACTTGGTTAAGTTTGGTCTAATTCCTGAGTTTGTTGGTCGTCTTCCGGTCATCGCCCAGCTCAAGCCTCTATCTGTAGAGGATTTGGTAAAGATCCTTACAGAAACCAAGAACAATTTGACAGAGCAGTATAAAGCACTATTAAAGATAGATGGTGTAAATGTTGATTTCTCAAAGGATTTCCTTCATAAGGTGGCTGAAAAAGCCCAAAGGGAAGGAACCGGGGCTCGAGGCCTGAGAACTATTATGGAAAAGAACATGGAAGACATCCTGTTCAGCGGTCCAGATCTTAAGGATAAAGAGATCAGCATAACAGATAAGGATTTCAAGGAGTAATAATGTCCGACGAAAACAGTACGGTTATCGAGGCTCCTGCAATTGGGGTCCGTAGAGAATTTGAAAAATTAAAAGAACGCTTCTACGAAATGGAGCTATTAAATCAACAACATGCAGCGACCATGGTTGATTTTACAAAGGCGCACAATGGGCATGTTATTTCTAGCCAGAAAACTATTACTTTACTGGCTAAAACTCTCGACGAACAATCAAAGGAAATAAAATCTCTTAGAGATCAAATAGATACGATCATATCTAAATTGCAGGAAAAGGAGATTATTTAAACAATGGAAAACAAAGAGAAAAAAGAAGACTCATACCCATACAAGAGATTTAGCCAGCCCGCATATTTTGTCCATATGCCAGAATACCGCAGGACCATAGCGATGCATGCCGTAGAGGTATCTGACCTTAACTTTGCCGTAAATGAATTTGTAGATGGGACTATTGGTCCTGACAAGAAGCCAGAATACCGGACCCCAGGCCGTTTTGTGTTATGTGTAGGCCAGTCCAAGGTACACCCGGACGACAACTACGATAGGTCTATAGGCCGGGAGATGTCCATGAACAAGATGGAAATCACCCATGCCACCATCCTAAATACCTTTATTGACAGAAAAGGTATCCTATACCAAGTTAAGCCGGATAATATTGATTTTTATATCTATCTGTATGCCAGACATGGAGACAAGTTAGCCTACCCTGTAAATGCGTAGTAAATTGCTATCGTCTACGCTGGGCGGGTAATAATATCCCTATAAGCTTGTAACAGCTCAGGCGACAGGCAAGGAGATTAAATTCATGGCTATGAAACCGCAATTATTTTCGGGTGCGAGAGGCAAACTAATTATCAACGGCACTACCACGATTGCCTATGTAACCGAAGTATCAGTTACTGTTAATTCAAATGTAAGAGCAGTTCATACCTTCGGGGCCCCAAACGCCCGTAGCGTAGAGCCACTCTCGACTTCATGCTCGGTTTCAATCGGGCGAGTCGTCCCTGTTAATAAGCCGACCGGAGAAGCTGCAAATACTTCTGCGATCAATAACGGGATTGAACCAATCATCAATCAGATGCTTTACGCCGAAGATATCAGCGTAGAACTTCAGGACAGCATCACTGGAGCAACTATCGCTAGCGTTAAGAATTGTCGATTCACTGGCAGGACCTTGAGCGTAGGCGCAGGCAATATTGCTTCTGAGCGTATTACCCTTATGGGAATCTACGATTCCGCAAATGGCAATACTGCCCAAACAGGCGTTTAATTAGGAGACATATATGGCAATTCAACCACAATTACTTTCTGGTGCAAGAGGAATCATCAAAACAGGCAAGTCATCTGGCGTTTCAGAAACTCTTGCTATCGCTATGGATATCAGCGTTAGTGTTCGCAGTTCAGTAAGAGAGACTTATGTGATGGGCGAACTAAATCCAGTCGCACTAGATCCTGTTGCAATTGATGTTGATTGCTCAATCGGTCGAGTAATTCCTGTTAATGCATCAACTCCAACAAGCGGTCCAAATTCTGAGCCCCCTGCCAAGAGGCCAGAAGGAACTGCTGCAGAACCTTCAACTGGTAAAGACAGTGCCAGGGGTGGAAGTACAGCGACTTCAGCTATCCAGTTAGGCCTTGAAGATCAAATCAATAAAATCCTTACCGCAGACACTATCCAGATTGAAATAGTCGATAAGATAAGCGGAGCAACTATCGCTGTTGTCAAAGAGGCTCGCTTTGCTGGTCGTTCGATCTCTACTGGAGCTGGCGATGTCGCTTCTGAGCGTCTTAATTTTGTTGGAATTTACGATGCCGGATACGGCGGAAATGAAAATCCAACCACAACTGGTTACGGACTATAAGAGGTAGTTTATGAAACGCTTTGGCGATTTTATTTTGATTGGTGATCAAGATCTAAAGAAGGGCGAAAAGCAAGAGAGCCCTAAAACAGATCGCATTGCCAAGGCAAAAGATATCTTGGAAAAAGCCAAGATCAAAAAAGAAAAATTGGCTGGGCCAAATGACTTCATGAATGACCCAAAGAACGAGGCATCAAATGTTAAAAAGTATGATGAACTCGTTTCTGCATCTACCAGCCCGGGCGGTGGTGGAGCTACTGGCAAGTCTATGGATCAGTCCAAGAAGAAAATAGACGCACAAAAAGCTGGTTATACCATGAAAGACGACAAGCCTCACCCAAAAGACTCTCCTGAAGATAAGGCCCACGATGTCGTAGAAGGTGGCGAAAAAGTTTCTGATGCTGTTGACGAAGTAAAAGGCGACCCAAAAGAAATGTTTGGACACCTTCGTTCTTATCGTGAGATGAAGCAACAAGGCAAAGGCGATGAATGGAAAAGATCTCCAGACAATGCTGAAGTTGGCAAATCTGGCGTATCAGATCCTATGCTTATGTCTCTTAAGCAACAGAAAGAAGAGATGGACAAGCGTTGCTGGGAAGGCTACGAGCCTACCCCAGGCAAGAAAGCTTATGAAAAAGGATCTTGCCAGCCTGCCAAGAAAGCAATGGACAAGAATGATCCTGCTGTCTCCGGAACTAAAGTAGAGTCTCAGCAGTCTGGTGAAATTGGTAATCATGCCAAGGCAAAAGAAGACTCACTCAGTCCTCTTATGCATGAGCCTAAGCAGATGATTGCTGAACCAGTAGGCGACAAGTACGCAAAAGGTTCGATGAAGAAATCAATGAAAGAAGGCGGAGGTATTGAATGGACCGATGCAGACCTCAAGCTCGGGCTTGCCTTCTCTGCAGGAGCTAAAGTAGGGGCAACCGAAGGCCCTAACCTTTCTGCTCAGCCATTGGGGAATAAAGATAAAAAGTAATCAAGCTTCGTCCCCGGGCGGGGGCGCTGTTGAGCGACGCTCCAAAACGCAACTTGCCTTGTCTCTGGTTGCGACCGCCCAAGATTCAATATGAGACCATTAGTAATATCAGGACAAAGAGTAGTGGTTTCGCTAGACGCAGAGCCTTATGCTTTTGGCGCTGTATTAGATTATACAATCGATACCCAGGTTTCTGAGTTCGGCGGTATAGATTCTATGCTTCCAATTGAATTATCTCCAGAAAGACTCCGGGTCACAATGTCCATGAGAATCTTCAGGACAATTGATAATGATCCATCTGCCACTGGCGTATACTTCCAAAAAAGCACCAAGGCAGAAAAAGATCAAGAAGACTTTGCCTCCAAAAAGTACATCACTATTGAGATTAGAGACAGGCAAACAGACCAGACGATCATGTTTATCCCTAGGGCTCTCGTATCTGCCCGTAGCGCCTCTGTCGATGCAGAAGGCCTTATGACCGAGAACTGGTCTATTGTAGGGATTGGATTCATAGGTTCAGAATCGTCTGCCCAGGGCATCCTGGATAGGGCAATCAACACCTTCAAGAATCCTGTATAAACTTCTGTTGACATATCAGATCTCCTTTGGTATCATATTCCTTAAGGAGACCCTATGTATAACCCATCCCCCAAACTCGTTAGTGAAGCAAGAGACCATGAGCTTTCGGCTGTTCAAGAAGTCGTAGCTAAGCTTGACCCCCAACCCAACAAAGAAGTCGATACCGACATGCTTTTCAAAGAGTCAGAAAATGCTATGGTCAAGTATGGATTCATTGAAAAAGGTGATGGCACAGTCGGGATTACAGAGAAAGGCCAGATCCTTCTCTCTATCTTGTTCGCCCGGACCCAGGCTCTCTCCGAGTTTGTACTGCATGTAGATATGCCTCCCCAGGACATGAAAAAGATCATTTCCTCCTTGTCTGATAAGGAATTGTCAGAAGAAGGCATTGCCACAGCAGTCATGACTTTGCTCAAGCATAGCAAGTCAGGACAGCCTGGTCTCTTGCTTAACTTCTTCAGCTTCTTGGTCTATAGGGCTATTGCAAGAGTCTCTGAAGTCTATGGCGACGACGATGGGACTACCCCTACCGGAGCCCCAAGTGGCACGACTCTCCATTAAGGTATAATAGAACTAAGGAGAATCATTATGCTTTTGCCACAGATTGAAACCCAGATCGAGTTTGAATGTACTGGAGAAACGACCAGTAAAAGGTATTCAGGCTCGTTCACAGTAAAGAGTGTCTTAAATAATTTTGAGGCAACAGAAGTAGCTCTACGCACAGATCGTTACAATGGAGGTAGTCAGACGATTCCTGTTCAGATTGCACTCTTCAACAGAGCAGTAGCTGAGCTTGAACTTCGAGTCAAATCTTCTCCTGAGTGGTGGTCCAAGTCCGACTCGGGAAGGCTGATCTTTGACCAAAATGTGGTCTTTGAACTTTTCAACAAAGTTCTCGAAGCTCAAAAAGAATGGAAAGATCGCCTCAATCAAGAAGCGGTAAAGTCTGAGTCTGCAAGCAAATCCAAGAAAAACAAAAAAGAATCAGATCAAGAAGGCCAAGGCTGAGCCTTTCTTGGATTAGCTCATCGCAGTTATAAAGCAGACCGTTATGCTCTGCTATCCTACAAATGAGCAAGACAGTACACTGGGCAGAGATAGATAGATTAGTTCTAGCGCATCACAGGGAGGACCCCACCTCTTCTCTGGATGCGCTTGAGCGTTATTTGCGTAAGTGGTGGTGCATCACTTATGAGCGCCCGTTTAAAGATCCCCTACTCGACCAGTACACCCTTGACGAGCTGGTCTATGAATTCCTGAGTAAACACTACCTAAAGCCTGAGAACGACCCTGACAAGATCGAGGCCGAGCGTAAAAAGGCTAGCGAAGACGAAGAGTGGGCGTCTAGGATGGTAGAGCAAGAGCTTAAAAAGATGCAGGCCAATGTAAATCAATTAGCCGAAGTAGCATCTGATAAAACCCCCAAAAAATCAAGGGCTAAGAAGAAGAAGCAAGATATTGCGGAAGAGTTGCCGGATATCATCTCTACCAAATTTGACTTGCCCGATCCAGGCGATAATAAGACTTGAGGTCTAAATGGCAGGCAATAAATATAGCTCAGAATTATTACTACAAGGCAAGTTTGAGTTCGACCAGAACTCTTTGTCGGTCGCTGCACAGTTTACCCAGGAGCTAGTAAAAGTCATCGAAGGCCCTCTCCAGGAGATGAGCCAGAGGATTGTTAATAATCTATTTGGCCGTCAAGGCATCGGCGGTGGGATGCCTTCCGGGATGCTCCAGCACCAGAGCGGATTGGCAGTTCCTAGCCATATGGTCCCAGGCGCAGGCGCATCAGGCCCTACCCCGCCCCCTCCTCCGATACAGCAATTAGGGGTTCATGGCATAGTAGGCGGGCCCATGGCTCAGCTTCCTCCTCAATTGCAGTCCTACATGGAAAGGTTTGCAAGTCCTCACGATGTCGGATTGCAAGAGCGATTATTATCACAGAGTCCTTATACTGGGCAAAGAAATATCGCCATGATGATGCAAAAGGCCCAAAGGTCCGGGCTTGATGTCTATAGCAATCTAAGCGAAGAGCAAAAGAAAAGCTTTGCAAAAGAGGCAGAATCTGTTCAGGGCGATATTGCCACATTGATAAAGCAGGGGACCGATTTACAGAAACAATATACAACCAGCATTCAAAAGGCCCAGTCTGAAGTCGGCACACTACGAAGCTATAGTGAGGCACTCCAAAAAGATCCGAATATGGCTCAGGAAATGTATAAGGGCATGTCGGAGAATCTTAAAAAAGTAATTGACGAATACAATACAGCAGATCCTAAGACCAGGAGAGATCCTGTGGTAGCTGTCCTCGAGAGAATAGAAAGACTACAACAAGAGAGCGTAGAGTCTGAAAGACAAACTTCTGCTGGCATTCAAAAGCTAAAAGGCGAAAGAGAAGCCCTACTTGCTCCGACCGAAGCAGACGAGGAGACGAGGGGCGCAAGAAGAGCCAGAAGAATACAGACTATGGCAAATGTCGCCGGACTCGTTGGGTCTGCAGTTGCTTTTGGCGCACAAGTTCCATACATGATGGAAGAAAGAGAAGCTTCTGCAGCAGAGCTTGAAAGAGGATCAGCAAGGGCCCTACAATCTGGGAATATCAATAGATATATGGCCATGCAAGAGCTTGGTGGGGATACTGCCTTGACCGAAAGATCTAGAAGATCCGCACTTCTAAGCGGTGTTGGGCAAATCCTTGGAGGTGTCGGTATAGGTGCAGCTGGGATTATGTCCGGGATTGGTGCTGTTCCAGCCGTTATTGCTGGTGGAGGCATGGCGATCAGTGGGGCCCACACTCTAATGAACATGGAGTCCCAAGCCGTATCGTTTAGAGAAAGAGAAATAGAATCCAGGCTTGGTCAAACAAGAGAATTTCGAGATGCTTCGTCCCGGGCCAGAGCCCAAGCCATACAGTCTTTTGAGACAGCAAGAGGTATGGGCGATCAATCTCTTGAAGATTTATTGTACGGCGGAGTCAGTATTGGATCTGCTCGAAGTCAATTGAGGGCCGGGATCGCAGGGGCCGGGACCAGGGAGCAAGAGGCTGAAGCCATAAGAAGATTTCGTGACGCATCTGCGGGCGGAACAAGAGCCTTGAGCGGGCAGTCATTAAGAGAATACGCTGCAGAGAGGGGCATAGATTATGGACAGCTTGCCCCAGTGATTGGCGAAATGGGAGGCAGGGCGAGGACAGCAGGCGGATACTCTCCCATGCAGGAATCTATCAATCTAGCTACTCTTGGGATCGGGGCCGGGACTCAAGCTGAACTATTGTATGGCCAAGGCCGTGGCGCAGATGGCGCTCGGATGGACCCAAGGCAAGCATTTGCTCAGATTAAAGATATGTATGCCGAGACTTTTGCCACTGGAATTGAAAAGAGCCAGCTCCCCAGGGCCATGGAAAGATTTGGCCAGATGGCTGCATCGATTGGGTATGGCGGTACTGCAGTAGCTCAAGAACAGATGCGTCGAGCCACGACTATGGCTGGCGGTATGTTTGGTGAAGGATACGGTGGGGCCCAGCTTGATTTTGCAAATAGGATGCAAAGGTTTCAATTTGGCGGTGGGCCACTAGGCTCTGGCGGTCTCGGAAATGCCATGGCGATGTCTGCAATGGGTAATATTCTTCAGGGGACCCAAGTCGGCGGAAAAAGTTTGCAAGATACACTCGGAGGAAATGCTGGCGTTGTATCTATGATGCTTGCTCAGCAGGGCCAAACCGATGAGAGCATGAAAACCATCTTAATGAAAGCGGGCGGGATGAGCGAGCAAGATGCGGCCGCCGCAGTTAAGCAGTTGGGTGGAGCAAAAGGCCTTGAATCCATGCGAACAAAAGGCATGGTTGGGGCATATGGCGGTATAGGTGAAGGACCTCTTGGTTTCCTAACTGCCATGATGACAGGGGCAGAAGGTGGAGCGCAAATGGAAGCCGCACTAAAATCCCCTTCCGCAATGCAGAAACTAACTCAGCCCAAAACTGCCGAAGAGATGGCAAAAGAAGCAGACGCCAGGAAGCTCGCAGATGCTGGTATAATTCCAGACTCTCTTGGTGGCAAAGCTAGGGCGCAAGAGCTTGGCGTTGAGTCAGCAGAATTATCTGCAGCATTCTCTACACTTAAAGCAGAGCTTCCTACTTTTGCAAACTCAATAAGAATAGTCAATGAAGCAATTGAGAATGCGGTAAAGACGATGCAAGAAAAGAAAGCATCTAATTCGTTCGGGAATTGATTATGAGCGGAAGTATACATTCAACAGCACCTGACGCATTTGTTCAGTTTTGGTCATTCAATATGGAGAAGCTTACTGACAAAGACGGGAATGCTGTTCCAAACAACTCCGCAGTCATGGGTGTATCTGAAGTAATCGCCCAAAAAGAAATTATCAGCATCAATACATCTAAGTCCAAATCGTCTGGTGGGACATTTCAAATTGTCCTCGCTTCTGATGTCAATTGGAAGAAAGCAGTACCAGTAGGATCTTGGTGCTTTATTCACATTAGCGATAATCAACTCACAGGGAAAGAAGGCGTCGAGCCTTACGGCGGGCTAAAGATGATTGGCATTGTAAAGTCCGTGAGAAGAAAAGAAACGATCATGCCAGAGATTGGGACTAGGACAGTCAGGTATGTAATATCTGGCGAAGACTTTCAGTCCATGTTTTCGGCAAAAGTATTCATCAGTCCCGAGATTACAGAAGGTAACGGCCAAAATGCAGTTACATCTCTTGCTGTGCTTGGCAAGCTTTTTACGGACACGATAGCAAAGTCCCCAGATGTTATCGTGAATAGCTTAATCGATGCAATCCTGGGCGATGCCGGGACCACTTTTGATGTCAAGGATACAGACGGTAAAGTCAGTAAAAAGAAGAGCATTGTATCTTCATTCAGGGCCGGGTTTGGTATAGAAGTACCGCAAGAGGTATTCAAGAAGATTAGAGGAGAAAATGGTGTGCTTTTCTCCAAGATGATAAATAGATATATCTTCAAGCCACTACTTGGAAAGATATCGTCTTTTATTCCCAGCTTTTCTGATCAAACAGAGCTATGGAGTGCAATTCACACATACTCTAATCCGGTATTGAACGAAGTCTACACCGAGCTACTTCCTGCGAATGTAAACGGAAAGACCAGGCTTATGCCCAGTTTTATCATGAGGCCAGTTCCATTCTCCATGAACCCCCCAAAAGGGACGGAGGCTTCTACGATAAAATTCTTGTCATCAGTCAAGAGGGCCAAGCCAATCGATCCGAATAAGTTAGGTAGGAACAAGGCAGAAGAGCAAAGAAAGAAATCGACTGAAGTGACACAAAATGTCGGGAATCATTTCTATGTCTCGAGGCAAATATTTGAGGACGAGATCTTATCGTTCGACGACGGCAAATCAGATACAGAGCGTTTGAATTTCTTTTTGGTGTCATCGACTATTGCAGGATCTGCGGATGCTATTATCCAAATCAATAATGCCAAAGGCATATCCAACATGGCCAACCCCGCCTCGGCTAAGCGCCATGGCTTGAGGCCTTTCATCTTCACAACCAACTACGATACTCTACAGCAAGGCGATACGACTTTTGCAATCATGACTAATATAGTCAAAGATATGTATCAAAATGGCCATCTATATGAAAATGGGTTCATGACTATTGTTGGAACGCCTAGCCATATCCCCGTGGGGACAAACATCTTGTTGCCAGAGCGTGGATGGATTGCCCATGTCGAAGCCGTCACGCATGAGTTCAATGTAGAGCCCAGCGTCGGCCATAAAAGCTATTACACCAATATTGCCTTTACCCGCCTGATGAGAACTGACGGAAATCCAATCGATAATTCTAATGGCGCAGTCACCGAGGGTAAATTAGGAGAATGGGACCGGGGAGTTACCGCAGTACCTAAAAGGAAGGGCACATGATTAAACGAGATGGCCATGGTGGCGTATTGCCGACTTCTATACCCTCATTTGAATCAAAGTCTGTTGAGCAAGAGTTCATGGCCAACAATACCATATACGAGGCCGAGATCGAAAAGGTATATGCGGTAGACGACCCCGACAATAAATTCCAAAGTGCAAACTTTACAGTATGCGACATCATCCTTCGCAAGGCCAATGGATCTTCCGAGCCAGTTAAGAATTGCAGGCTAATGCAGCCAGCATGGGGCGGGACTCCCAACAACTTTCTCGAAACTCTCCAGGTAGATCCGGGCCCAAGCGCATCGTCGGCCAAGAACCCCAGATCCCAAAAAAGATCCAACTATGTTCTCGTCGCCTTTATCAACGGACGCAAAGACTATGGCGTTATCCTGGGCGGGCTTCCTCATGCCAATCCGGTAGCCAGGAAAAGGCGTCCGTCCAAGAAGAAAGGCGTATACCTCGAGGCAGAGTTCCAGGGCCTGAATTGGAAGATTAACAATGACGGCTCTATGGAAATGATATTCAATGGGCCCAGGAACGACAAAGGCGAGATCGTTGGCAAAGATGGCCCCACCACAGTAAAGATCGACCCAAAAGGTAACTTCCAGATCAGCACCAATAATCAACAGACATTCAGTATTGATAGAGAAAAACAGACCGTATCGGTCGATTGTGGCCCTACCAAGTTTGTCATGGACGGCAAGGCCGACAAGATCACGGCCAAGTCAAAGACTGTAGAAACATTAGGGTCTGCGACCAACAGAGTCCATGGCGATAAGGTTAAGATATCCAAGTCTCCAACATCAGAACCTACCGAGCCTTTTGTCCTTGGCAATGTATTTGTCCAGATGATGCAGAAGCTCATCACGGCTATATCTAATCATCAGCATATCGGAAACCTAGGCGTCCCAACTCCTCCGCCTATTAACAAGGCCGAATTCGAGAGCCTAAAGTCCTCGCCTATTGCAGACAAGAAGATCCTGTCAGACTTCATTACGGGTGAAAAAGGGTAATGTATGCCAGTGCCCCAGGGATCAGCCTTGTATTCTGGTGTAGTGTCTAGATTGCCAAAGGAATTCGATACTTCTCACGGTCCCTTGAAGGATTTTATCCAAAATCTATGCCAAGACATAGCATTGGCCTGGACTCTTTGGCATGCTGGTCTGCTCGGGGGAAGTAATAATGTAAGTGGATTAGGCATAGGTGGATGGGTTGGTAGTGGCGGTGGGGGAAAGTTGACCCAAACAGTACCATTCAATATCATCCATACCTGGCCAAAATCCGATCCAGATGGCTATTGGAATATTTTTAAGTCTGCAATAACGGCTGACTACAAAGAAAAGTTTTCCAAATACGCCGACAGCTTTTCGTTTTCATCAGTACCATATGTTGGAGTTTGTGCAGCGACACCGTTAAGCCCGGGGCCGTTTTTCGCAACCAATATCCCTGGTCCTCTTGTGGCGTACAAAGCATCAGCAAGCGATCCCAAACAAATAGCAGAAGGAATAAGAGGCAAATTGCCGTCTAAGTGGTCAGAAAATAAAGATCCATTACAGAAATGGCTCGTTGCCCTCGAGGGGGCGACCGTAGAGCAGTTCGCCATATGGGAAAGCACTTCCCAGTTTGTTGGCGATACTGTGGCAGGGACAGGATCTCCAGGAGCAGGGGCAGGGTCCGGAACATCTAACGGAACAGGAAAGATAGTATAATGTCGAGCAAAAAATCAAAAAAAACATCATTGACAAGAGGGATCAGGTACGACAATGCATTGAAGTCTGCTGGATTTCAAGATAATTATCGTTACTATTTTAGAATAAAAGAAGCGAGAGCAGATGGGACTACCGAGCAGAGCGACCCCACCAATGCTTCGCAAACCTCATCCTTTAAGAAAGAAGACAATACTGGAGCGATAATTATTAAAGAGGTTCAGGCCTGGGCAGATCCTGGGACAGAGTCTATTATCGCATTAGACATTCCTCCTTCCGCAGTAACAATTACCTCGCCATTTGCCATTTCTGTTATCGCAACAAACAAAGGCATTCTCGAGGAGCATAACGGTCTTGTATTTAAGACAATCGTAATATCAGGTAATACTGGCATACTCCCAAGAGACCGACAAGGTGCGCTTTCCGGCAAGGCTAAAAACACCTGGCTCAGCAACTATCTTCCAGAAACTGGAGCATCAGTCAATAAGCTTGTGGGGTCAATAAAGAAACTGGTCAATCCATCGAATAGCGATATACCCAGTGAAGCAGACTACAATCGGTTTGCAACAAACCCCAGCACCGGATATGCAAAATTTTGGAGATTACACAATTTCTTAGTTTCTTATGCAGACGCAAAAAAGAGTGGGCGATGGAAGAATGCTCGCTTAGTTTTTGGATGCCCTAAAGACAACATTGAATATGTTTGCACTCCTATTCAATTTGAGATGAAGAGAGATGCATCGAGGCCTCTTACATACAATTACATGATTGTATTGAAGGCCTGGGAGCTGACAAAGCCATTCTTCCCGGCGATTAAAGATCTACAGATTCCTAGTCCCCGAAACCCTGGAGCCATAAAGGATCTTGCCAATTCTGTTATGTCTGCAAGAGATGTTATACAGAATGGCCGAAATGTATTGCTTGGTGTCAATAATGATATTCAATCAGTCCTAAATGTAGCTTCACAAGTTATTTTCTTTACCAAGGACCTGGCTGGGCTTGCGACTGATATTCTTGATTTTCCTACATTATTTCTCAATAATATAGATCAAATGATCGTAGGATCTTGGGAGCAAATGGCTGCGGCCATGGAGACTGCATTTCAGAGCGGTGACGAGAGGCTAAAAAGGGTTCTTGGTGGGGTCAGGCCGTTTGATAATTCAGCGTCGGAAGCTGTTGGCGCCGGGTCGTCTGTAGCCTCTGCTCAATCAAACTCCCCAACAGGAACATCTTTTGACCCAAAGACTTCCCAAAGCACTCCCGCAAAATTATCTGCAGAAAGTTTTGCTCGATATGCCCTTCAGAATTCGGCAATCGGGTCAAGCATCAATTTGGACTCAATCGCTCTTCCTGACAATCTTAAACAGGATTTAGAATCACAAAAAGAAGAAGCCAGGAATATAACAACTGGTGACATTCGGGATCTGCAGGCTGATTTGCAGAATACATCGGATAATCTTGCCCAGTCTATCGGGCTAATGGATGAAGCCTATGCGACTACCTATGGATTGCCCCCACCAGACCTTGGTCGGGCTCCAACAGAGGATGACATCATATTGATGGCTTCATTGCAAGAGCAGAAAGACGGATTTGGATCTCTTCTTTCTACCGGAGAGCTATTGAAAGAAGCCTCTGCAGATCCTTTTGTGTCGGCCAATAATAATCTTCCAGAAGATGATGCAATAAATGCTCCTCCTTCAGCCTTCTTGACAAGGATCAATAACGGGGAAAACTTACAAGATGTTGCAGGAAGGACCTTGGGGGATTCCTCTAGGTGGAGAGAGATCGCAATCCTCAATGACCTAAAGCCCCCATATGTTACATCTCAGCTTCTGTCTAAGACTTTTACAGCTCCGTTTGGCCGGACGGTATTGGTATCAGATGCCAGCGATTTAGCCATTGGGGAATATGTGACTATATTTGCCACATCATCAACTCGGCGTAAGATTTTAAATATAGAAAATTTTGACTCATCATTCAGGATTACTTTTGACGGCCCAGATAATCTTTCGGCTTTTGTGTCCTCACCTGTCAAGAATCTATTGTATGCCCAGGCTGGCACTGTTGTTTCTGGAGATCCTATCCTAATTCCATCAGCAGGAGAAGCAGAAGATCTATCTACACTTAGGCCAACTCCTCTTAATTCCCGACTCAGTAACGCTGAAAAGATCTTTAAAATCGATCTAGCGGTTAATGATTCTGGCGACTTTATCCTAAGTGGAGATGGAGACATCAAGAGAAGTTATGGATATGACAATGCTATTCAGGCCATAAAGCTTGCCTTATCGGTTGAAAAAGGCGAACTTGAAAGGCATCCAAGCTATGGCGTAGGCATTCCAATTGGATCTAGAAACAGCGACTTAGGCGTAAATCAGCTTGATAATCTTGTAAGGGAGCAAATCACATCAGATCCTAGATTTACCGATGTTGATACTCAGGTTAAGGTAAATGGATCTGAGGTCAGGATTGAAGTATTAGCTAGAGGGGCAGAAAGCACTGGACTTATCCCGATTGAATTCAGGGTTGGAGATCCAGAGTAGCCTAGATAAGGTAAAATAGTAATAATATGGCAGATATAGTTCTAAGAAGTCTACAGCAAATTGAGGGCCGGATGATTGCCAAGCTATTGGCTGAAACCGACCTAAACGATCTATCTCCCGGGTCTGTATGGCTCACCATGATCGAGGCAGCTGCCGGGTCAGACTTTCAGACTGAAGGCAAGCTTCTTCAGTTGATGAATATCAGAAACCTTGACAAGACCACGGGGACAGACCTTGAGAAGCTGGCCCTAGAGCTTGGCGTAACGCCCAGCCGGATTGGGGCTAGTCCAGCTCGAGCCAAGGTTACTATAGGCGATTCTGCGTTTACCAAAGTTTTTTCAAATATCTACTCAGGCCTATCGAGCCCCGTCGCTGGCGATACATCTATTGCGATTGTCGATGGATCAGGATTCTCGGCATCTGGCACTATCTACATCGCCCGTGGCTTTGCTTCTTACGAAGCCGTATCTTATATTTCTGCCGTTGACAGTGGCCCGTACTGGACCCTCACTCTATCAAGTCCTCTCGGCAAAGATCACTTGGTAGGCGAAGAGGTTGTTTTGGCCCAGGGAGGCAATCGCCTTATCCCTGCCGGGACAACAGTCAGTGCAGGATCTGGGGTCGATTTTAACACCATTGTTGACTACACGATTCTTGATGGAGAAGATTCTCTTCCTAATATTGATGTAACAGCAAGTACACCAGGAGAATCTGGCAATGTAGGCCGTAACAAGATTACGCAGTTTAGCGGATCTCCATTCTCGACGGCCACAGTCACTAACCCAGATCCCGCTAACGGCGGTAAAGAATCTGAAACCGATGCTGAACTTAGGCAACGGGTAAAAGATCATGTCCACAATCTTGGCCGTGGTACAAAGAAAGCTATTTATCGTGCCGTAATCGGCGTGTCTGATCCAGACGAAGGCAAGAGGGTTATCTCTGCATTCCTTCGTGAGCCAGCCGAGGCAGGACAGATTGGTGTATTGTTTATCGATGACGGCACAGGATTCGCACCAACATTCTCCGGAATAGGCGAAGAAGTCCTCGTCACCTCTGCAGCTGGAACCGAGCAATTCCTTCAGCTCCAGAAATGGCCAGTCGTTAAGGCCCAGGCAGCTTCTATCTCTCTCGAGCCCTTTAAGTTGGTAGGCGGGGAGCAATTCTTGTTCGAGGTAGATGGCACTACTGAGACCCAAACAATTCCATCTTCTTATTTCCGCTCTCCAGGTGTCGTAACTGCTCAGGAAATAGCCGAAGCTATCAATACTATCTATACAACAGTCGAGGCCCGGGCCAAAGACGGTAGGCTATTTGTTACCCCCACCGCAAGCGACCCTGACTATATCCGAGTCGGCGTTGCAACAAACGATGCAAATGCATCAGTTCGATTCCCTACCAATCGCCAATACACTATCCGCCTCTATAAGAACGATGTCCTTCTAGAGAAGTCTGGTCGTGCAGGAAGCCTTCAGTCCAAGCCTAACAGCCAGTGGCCAGTATTTGCTAGCTCCGAAACTATCCAGCTCCAGGTAGACGGGATTGCATTCGGCATGTTGATTACTTTTACCGATGCAGACTTTGCGGCCAATACATCCTCGCTCACTATCAATGGCGCAAGTGCCAGCGATTGGGTCAAGATCTTCAATCTTAGAATCCCTGGCATCCAGGCAAAAGCTAATGACGATGGATCTTTCACCCTCACATCAAACCTTGGGAATAACGACAAGTCCGAAGTCAAGATAATCGGTGGGTCGCTAAACGGGACCTTATTCGAGCCATTTGCAGGAACTACTGGTAAAGGATCTGACTTCAAACTCAATAGATTGCTTGGCCAGATCGAACTAGCTGAAAGGCTTGTGGAAGGCGATGAGTTAAAAGCTGGGACAGTAAATACTCGAGCATTCTTTGACACAACAGAAAATGCCAGCTTCAATCTTCCTCTTACTCTCGGGTCTCCCGGGCGCATGGTTATCGTAGCTAATGCGACTACCGCAAGCGTTGCCGTGGCTCAGACCGGAGTCATTACTTTTACAATTCCGACCGCAGGAGTCCAGAGAATCGCTGGATCTGCAGGCCAATTCTCGTCTGTGCGTAAAGACGATTATGCATTCCTATACAATACTCCAAGGAATGCATTGCTCAAGGTTAAAGATGTCGATCCTGCTGGGGCATATGTAGACTTTTTTGATCCTGCCCCTACCGGAGGATCTGCAACTATTAACGGAGCAAGTATCCGTATTAGTTTCTTTAGGACATCTGGCATTCCACAGGTATTTGAGCTTCCAGTTGGCCCAGAAGTGACTGGGTCTGATCTAGCTACTGCATTTAATGCTCAGATTACTGGAGCAAAAGCAAGCATCACAAATGGTGGAGCCGTCAGGTTCCAGACTCTTAGGTTTTCTTCTGAAGGAGGCCTAGGTCTTCCAGTCATTGCCGGGTCTGCATTCAATCTTGGAATTGATGAAGGAAGCTTGCAGTCAAACGATCCGCATGTCGCATCTATTGAGTCTGCAGATTTGGCCGGATATCCGACTGGTCGATTCACAATAGCAACAGCCGACAATACTTTGCCATATACCCAACTAAACGCAAGCGGAACCCCATTCCCTGATGTCTCATTTGCCAATAGGCCAGTATTGACCTATATCGGATCGGCCCAGGCGATTATCCGTCAGCCACAAGAAAAGCTTAGCTCGAGCCAGCTATTGCTCAGAAACTATACCCCATTCCAGAATATCGGCTTAGGTGCTGACATGAGAGGCACAACCTCTGACGGTCTCGAGCTTGGCGAAAAAGACAATATCGTATTCTTGATTGACGACGATGCGACCCAAAAGACTTTTGATATCCCGATGAACCTCCAGGGTCAAGTGGCTGGCCCATCTGTACCAAACCTTTTCCAGTTTGATGCCAATGATTCGTCTGGCGCTAATCTAGGAACTTCTAGCCGTTGGCTTGGATATGAGTTTGCAGACTATAAGCTTCTATTGAGGGCTAGAAAAGACCTCGTCACACAAGGTCCAAATACCGGAATTAGGATCAGGTCTGTCGGATATGGCGATAATGGCAAAAAGATTCGGGCAGGATTGGTTTATCCATCGGCTCCTCTTACTGCCCCATCTGCAAGTTATGAGTTTGATGCAGTCAATGAAACAATCAGCATCAATTCTGTTATGGGATCTGGCGCCGAAAGAATCATCGGCATGGGCCCAAATGCCCCTATCTATGTTTCGTATACGGGCTCTGGCCCATATACCTACAGAGTCCAGATGATTCCTCCTGTCGATCTTTCTAGCGTATTAGTCAATGACATGTGCGCCTTGGCTGATCAGACATTCAGCTCTGCCAACAGAGCAACCATGAGAGTGACAGCAATCACTAACTTGGTAGACTCGGCAAAGACTTTCCAGCATTTGGTTGAGGAAGCCAAGGGCGATATCGTTGGCGGTACAAGCTTGTCGCTTACGACCTCTACTACTCAGACTATTCGTCCAGGCGATAAGATTGTTAAAAAGTCATTGTATGCCCAGGCGTCAGTGATCGGGGCATCTACGGTCGATGTTCCTGTAGCTTCTAACTTCTCTGCTGGCCCATCAACTTTTACAGCAAATGCTATTACATTCAACTATACTTCATACACCAGTGCGACTGGTCAGTTTGCCGGGGTCACTCCTGCGCCTACAGGCTTGATTAACCCGGGCGATGATATTGTTCAGAGTGTAGCAAATGAAACTTCTTATGTAGTTTCTGGATCTGGGCCCTACACTATCTCCCCATCAATTGGAAGTGGTTCCAATTTCATTTACGAGATTACCCACGCTTCTTTGACCGCAAATGCTCCGATCTCTTTTTCTCCTGCTGTCAATGACAAGCTCCAGGTTCTTTCAAATATCTACAACATAAATACCATATTCTCTGCTACAGAATTTGGTGTTAATAATCCATTCCAGTTCACTGGATCTCAGGCGGGTGTATTTAGCAGGGTCATCCTTACCCTTAGCAGGCAACAGCCTGGGGTCAACGAGAGCGTCAATGCATTGAGTGCCCAATCTTTAAGGGTATTTGAGCTAGATGCAACGGTTAATAATGCCCAGGCCATGATCGACGCTATCAACAATACTGCAGGAGTAAATCTTCTTGTAGAAGCCCTTAGCTCTAGTGGCTCAGATGGTACGGGAGTATTGACTCAGTCTACCGAAGATGTATTAGGCTCTGCATACGAATCACTCCTCAATGGGTCAGGAGTCATCTCTAGTTCGGCAAACTCTAGTCCCAATATGACACTTAAGTATGCTCTAGATATGCCTCTTGAAATCGGGGAATTATTTAAAATTCAGCCAATCACGCCGAAGAACGCTGCAGACCATCTTGCAAAGAAGCAGATTTCTGGTCTCTCTGTTGCAGCTGATGTCGCACTCGTCAATGTAGGCCGTAGCGTCCAGGTCAGCTCCAAGGTTCCTGGGGGATTTGGTCAGGTTTATGCGGTTGGCGGAAGAGCATCAAGCTCAACATTCCTTGATGTCAAGAATAATATCCAGGAAATCAGTGCCACCAAAGCAATTATCGAGCTAGATGCTTCTGCTCGAGAAGTCGTCCAGCCAGGCCATTTGGTGAAAGTTAGCCAGACTGGTCTTGCCAAGAAAGAATGGACCGCTGGAAGCCCGACCCCTACTGACACTATTGAGATCACGATCCCGTCTACAGGCGTAGGTCAGATTACTTGCTCAAAACCTTTTGCTTCTATTTATTCTTACACCCACACCGGAACAGTAGTATGGGCGGTAAGAAAACTGTCAAGGAATAGATACAGGTATGAGGCAATCTCTGGCACAGCAACTCTTCCTGCAGGCTATCAGTCTGGCGACTGGGTGCTTGTCGGGAACGGATCAGCATATGCAGGGATTACACCTCCTAGCCTCTTCGCAAGTGCCAACCAAGGACTATTCCAGATAGTAGAAGCAGGATCTGTCTATTTTGATGTCGATAATTCTTCTGGTGTAGAAGAGTATGTTTCTGCAAGTGCTAGCCCATTCTTGTTTGCGCCTTACCATTCTGCCCAGGTAGGCGACAAGATCGTACTCGATGCCGAGGCCCCGGTTGCTACAGCCAACAAGGGCACATTCACTATTACTGAAGTAGTTGATGCGAATACAGTTAAGTATACTAATCCATCAGTTGAAATCCAGGCCCCAGTTGCGTTTGGGCCAATAACATCTTCTGTATATCTTTTGGACAGGGGATATTCAACTTATCGTCGAGTCGTTATGGTTCTACCGAAACCTTCCGATCCTTCTACACGATCTCTCATGGTCGTTACACCAGGGTACGATATGGCATTATTCAGCGAGTCTGCTAGTGCCCGAATTGAATTGCCAAACCGCCTCGGGTTCTCTTCCCAGCCAGTCCCGGGCATGAACGGGTATTCCTACTGGATCGGCCTCAAGCAAAGGGTTCAATACACCCTGGACGGATATGCTCCAGACTCTGCTACATTCCCAGGTGTACGAGCTGCAGGGGTAGCGATTGAAGCAAGGGAGCCCCAGATCCAACGGGTTAGCTTGTCTATCAGGATCAAGACCAAAGAAGGGGTAGCCCTAAGTAGCATCTCTGACAGCATCAAGAATGCCGTAGTCGGATATGTCAACTCACTTGGTCTTGGCCAAGATGTTGTAATCTCAGAGATTATTTCTTTGATTCAACAGACATCCGGGGTCGATGCGGTAGTATTTTTAATTCCAGCACCCGGCACTGAGCGTATTACAATAGCAGATAAGGCTATTGCAAGAACTAGCTCTAATGATGTGGTGTTGTCATGAAAGAATTTAAAAAACTACTCGATTGTCTTAACCGTCAAGTTTCTGAGCTAGAGCTATCTTGTAAAGCCAAAGATGCTAAGATAGCGGAACTTGAAAAGAAGTTGACAGAAGTCAATAAAAAAGGTATAAAAGATAAGTGGGACAAGCCACAGGAAGACCAGGCGGAGACTGCCCACGCAAAAGCTAGCAAAAGTCAATAGAAATAGTTTATGAGCAAACTACCTCCATTTTTTTCTAAGACCCAAGACCTTCAAAAAGCCGAGGATGAGACTATCAATCCTACGCTTGGCCTTGAGACTCCAAAGAAAATCATCAAGCTTAAAGAAGGACACAATAAAGGCCGTCAGGCTAAGGTAGTAGCTGAAAACTCCCAAGAATTTAAGATCGTCCCCAGGACCAATCAAAAACCATTTAAGGTAGCTGGGGGGCCAGCCGATACTGCTGGTCAAATTCTTGATGAAGCAAATAGTCCAATTGTATGGGAAAAGAATCGTAAACATGATATTTTGGCCCCAGGTGGGATTCACAAGAAAGAACACGAAGAAAAAGTAAAGAATATCTACCAACCTAAAAAGGCCGAGCCTAATTTTGTATTTACAAAAGACAATCACCACCAAGGCATCCCTCATGATGAAGATCAAAAGAATCTAATTCATGGCATTGATCTTCGTGAGATTAAAAAGCTTGGCGATGCGGGAGGCGACTCAGATGACCTTGGATGGACCGCCGAGTGGGCAGCTTGTGGTGTTGGCAAGAATAAAGCCGGGAAAAGCTGTCTCGTCAAGGGTAGGATGCCGGATGAATTTCTAGATAAAAATTCTGGCATTGGTCGAGAGATGGCGTCAGATTATAAGTTATTCAGTACGGCACAGAGAGAAGCCGTTTATTACAATATAGCAAAAGCATTAGGGCTTCATAAATACATTCCTGTTACATCTGTTGTCCACGATCAAACCAAGGCCCCTGTAAAAAACTTTAAGAGGGCCCCACAGGATCATGGCCAGGCTGGCAATCATTACTCTGTCATGGAAATGATTCCAAATGCCAAGCATTACTCGGGCCTCCCCTCACAACTCGGCACAATGAAGAGAGCCCATGACAGTGGGGACCTACACAAGCTTGGCCTTATGAATGCTTTTTTGTATAATACAGATAGACATGGCAAGAACTTCATGTTTAGTGAAAATAACAATAATTTTCACCTGATTGACCATGGCCTTACTTTTGGATATCGTGGAAGGCCATTTGTTATGCCTGCCTATCTTAGGATCGCCCATCTCGAGCATCGGCTTCCTGATGAAATACATCCGGAAGCCAGAAACTGGATCAATAATCTCAATATTGATGACATAAAAAAAGAGCTAGACTCCCACGACATACCTATTCAGCACAAAAGAGCTACATTGGCTGCAATTCGAAAAGCAAAAGAATCGATTGGTGGAGATCCAGAGAATAAAAGAGCGTTTAGCTCACATCTAAGAGAGATAAGTAATGCAGGATTAAGATCATTCCTTAGAGGAGATGATTAAATGATCAAATTAGGGTATTACAAATTTGGACATATTGATCATGAATCTGGAGCCATGGCCGATGAAGGTATCGTGCATGTTGATGGAGAACATGTATCTGTAGTAGACGACCATGCGGGATACTTGGCGACTATTATCCCAGACGGATCTGTTGGTATGGAAGAAGGTGAGCATATTATGCGAAGCATCAATATGAATCAGTATTCCAGGTTTGTCTACATAGGCGATAAAGAAGAAGATATTGCCGAGCATTATAATCCAGTTAATGCCAGTCCCGAACTCGAGAAGGGCATCAAGGACATGATGGCAGGAGCCATGATGGGTATTGCAGGCGCAGGCGGGATGCTGTATGCGCCTAGCGCAACAAACCAATCTGCAGTATCTAGCCCATCAGTTCCTGTTAGCCGGGCCAGCTCTGACTCTGAAATTGTTGACAACCTTGCAAGGATCGAGTCTAGCGGTGGAAAGAATGTAGTCCACGGCATGACCGGAGACTCTGTCCATACAGATATTCAAAGAGCAGTTGGGCATACCGGAAACCTCCCGTCTTCTGTAATTGAAGAGTCTGCAAAGAATCCGTATTTAAAAAATACCGATATCGGTCAAGGCGTTAGAAGAATTGCTGGGCTTGAGGGCTTTGCAACAGGAAACACATACAACACCAGATCCTATATTGAAAAGACTCCGGCAAAAGAAAAGTCAAAACATTACGCCAAGATCAACAAAATTACTCAGAATCCTGAAAATGACCGAAAGATTACTGAGGCTCGAATCAAAAACCACCGAGACATATTTTCCGAACTCACCAAAGACCCGCATGAGCTAGAACTTTTGATTGCTCATGCTCATCATAATTATTACCTAAATACCAAGAAAATCTTCAGAAAGCATGGCATTAAAGGGATTATCAATCATGCCGGGGCAGAAGGTAATTATGTGAAAAAGTATGCCGAGACACTTCCTGATGGACATCCTACTAAAAACCTTTTTAATAAGCATTACAAGAAGAAATTCTTCAAGAAAAGCATTGCCGAAGATTATGAGCTAGAGGATCTTCAAAAGTCTACCAAGCAATATAAAGAAATGCTTGGCGATGTAACCCAACACAAAGAAGCTTTTGATGTTGCAAAGAAAATGCCCAATTCAAACTGGGGAACTTGGGTCATTAGAAACTACAAGCAAAATCCAGAAAAATTTCATAGCTTAAAAGAAGAAATTGTAAATCATGCCGGACTTCATGAGAATCTCGAATATTCTGGCGTTAGATTTGATAAAGAGCATGACTTTGATCATGGCATAGGCATGCTTAGGGATGCAAATAAGAAATTTGAAGAAAGATTCTCTAAAGATACGCACATCATAATCCCGCAAGGTGAAAAAAAGGTCATGGATGCTGGAGATGGAATGGCTTGGTTTTCGGCTGGGAAATCATGGTGTCCCAGGGAAGCCAAAGCTATGGGCCATTGTGGGAATCAGCCTTCCGCAAGGCCTTTTCATGACTTATTTTCATTAAGAACTGTCCACAAGGTAAATGGCAAGGAATACCATGAGCCTCATGTCACTTTTATTCTTGATAAAGAAAATAACACTTTTGGAGAAATGAAGGGCCGGACAAACAAAAAACCAACTAAGCAATATCATAATGCAATTGCCCAATTGTTGGCTAGGGGATATGTTCCGTTTGGTGGAGTCCATGCCCCAGACCAAGATTTTCATATTGACGATTTGAGTCCGGAATTGAAGAAATTTGTTGCCGAAAAAAATATACGAGCCTTTATCAACTCTTCTGATCCAGAGTTGTCAGCAAAAGCTCTAGAGGCATCTATGGGGCGTTCTTAATATTAGATTGGTAATATAAGGTGTATGGCTATCCCGCCCAAAAAAATCTATACCCAGATGCAAAAGTCTGATTCAGATGGCCAGGCTCCTATCTCTTTTAATTTTAAAAGCCTTAAGCCGGAGCAGAAAGCAAAATTCCTTCAAAATCCTAATCTTCATCCAGATATACTTCATAAGTTAAGTGAGGATGATAATTTAAAGTTGTCAATAGCAGAGAATCCTAATACTCGCTCAGACACACTTCATAGGCTAAGCGATAGTGAGTATGGGATTGTAAGGGGTGCAGTAGCAGAGCATCCAAATACCCACCCAGACACGCTTCATAAGTTAAGTGAAGATAGGGATGATGATGTGAGGAGGATGGTAGCAGAGAATCCCAATGCCCATCCGGATACAATTCATAAGCTGAGTGGGGATAAGAATTCGCGTGTAAGGGAGGCAGTAGCAAAGCATCCTAACACCCATCCAGATATACTTCATAAGTTAAGTGGGGATAATTCTTTTATTGTAAAAGGAGCAGTAGCGAGAAATCCTAATGCCCATCCAGACACGCTTCGTAAGTTGAGTGAAGATGAGGGGGATTGGTCTGTAAGGGAGGCGGTAGCAAAGCATCCTAATATTCATCCGGACACGCTTCATAGGCTAAGTGAGAGTGAGTATGAGACTGTAAGGGAGGCAGTAGCAAGGAATCCAAATGCCCACCCAGATATACTTCATAAGTTGTGGAAAGACAAGTGGCCAAGAGTAAGATCTGCAGTAGCAGAGCATCCTAATACCCGCTCAGATATACTTTTTGGATTATGTTACGATAGGGATTTTGAAGTAAGGGCTGGGGCAGCAAGAAATCCAAATATTCGTCCAGCTCTACTTGATAAGTTAAGTAGGGATACTCATTGGCCTGTAAGACAGGCAGCAGCAGAGCATCCTAATAACCATCCGGATATGCTTGATAAGTTAAGTAGGGATGTGGAGTGGGATGTAAGAGAAGCAGCCCGTAAAAACCCTAACCATCCAAATAACCAGATGAAAAAGTCTGATTCAGATAGCCAGACCCCTATCTCTTTTAATTTTGCAAACCTTAAGCCGGAGCAGAAAGCAAAATTCCTTCAAAACCCCAATGTTCATCCTAATGCGCTTCATGCTTTAAGCGGGGATGAGAATCATGAAGTAAGATTTGCAGTAGCAAAGCATCCTAATGCCCATCCAGATACACTTCATGGACTAAGTGAAAGAGAAGATGAGAATGAAAGTATAAGGCAGGCAGTAGCAAAACATCCAAATACCCATCCAGACACGCTTCATAAATTGAGTAAGGATGACGATTTAAAGCGGTTTGTGGCAATTCACCCAAATACCCATCCAGACACGCTTAATAGGTTAAGTAAAGACAAGTGGTCAGGAGTAAGAAGGGAGGTAGCAAGGAATCCAAATGCCCATCCAGATCTACTTCATAAGCTGAGCGAGGACAGGGATGTGTATGTAAGGGAAGGGGCAGCAAGGAATCCAAATGCCCATCCAGATCTACTTCATAAGTTAAGCGGGGATGAGAATCATGAAGTAAGATTTGCAGTAGCAAAGCATCCTAATGCCCATCCAGATACACTCCATAAGTTGAGTGGGGATAGCTTCGACTACAGCATAAGGGAGGCGGTAGCAATTCATCCCAATACCCATCCAGACATACTTCATAATTTAAGCGAGGATGAACATCTTTATGTAAGAGATGCAGTAGCAAAGAATCCAAATACCCGTCCAGATACTCTTCATAAATTGAGCGGGGATGAGGATGTAGATATAAGACAGATAGTGGCCAGGAGTGCTAATGCTGGTCCAGAAACACTTCATAAGCTGAGTGGGGATAGGTCTTTTATTGTAAAAATGGAAGTGGCAAGGAATCCTAATACTCACCCAGATACACTTCATAAGCTGAATGGGGATGAGTCTTTTACTATAAGAGAGGCGGCCCGTAAAAACCCTAACCATCCAAATAACCAGATGAAAAAGTCTGATTCAGATAGCCAGACCCCTATCTCTTTTAATTTTGCAAGCCTTAAGCCGGAGCAGAAAATAAAATTCCTTCGAAACCCCAATGTTCGGCTTGATCTACTTCAGCAGTTAAGTGAGGATGAGGATGGAGATGTAAGGCAGGCAGTAGCGAAACATCCTAATACCCATCTAGATATAATTCATAAGTTGAGTGGGGATGAGCATAGCGGTACAAGGGCTATAGTAGCAAGGAATCCCAATATCCGTCCAAATATACTTCATGCATTAAGTCACGATAGGGATTTTGAAGTAATGGCTGGGGCAGCAAGGAATCCAAATGCACATCCAGAAATACTTCAGAGGTTGAGTGAACATGAACATCCGTATGTAAGAATAGCGGTAGCAGAGAATCCTAATACCCATCCAGATATACTTCATAAGCTTAGTCAGGATGCGTATCAGCCTGTAAGAATGGCGGTAGCAAACCATAAAAATACCCACCCAGATATACTTAATGTGCTGAGTGATGATAAGGACGAGCTTATAAGAGAGGGGGTAGCAAAGAATCGCAATACCCATCCAGATACAATTCATAAGCTGAGTGGCGATAAGGATGAGGATGTAAGATATGCGGTAGCAAGGAATCCAAATGCCCACCCAGATATACTTCATAGGCTGAGTCAAGACGATAATAGGTATGTAAGACAGGCGGTAGCACGACATCCCAGCACCCATCCAGACACGCTTCATAAATTAAGTGGGGATGAATTTTCTAGCGTAAGACAGGGATTGGCAATGAATCCTAATACTCATCCGGATATGCTCAATAAGTTGGGCGGGGACAGAGATGGAGATGTAAGAGAAGCAGTAGCAAAACATCCAAATACCCATCCAGACACGCTTCGTAGGTTAGGTGGAGATTTAGATGTAGATGTAAGATATGCAGCCCTTCAACATCCTAACCATCCAAATAACCAGATGAAAAAGTCCGGTTCTACTCAGTTTGAAGACCCATGGGACCAGGCTAAATACGATAGGGAAGAAGAGCAGTCTCTTGATAAAGCAGAATTCCTCACCGATGAAGATATTGCTTCAGATGACAAGGCTGATGGCATTTATTTAATACCCCATAGCCATGAAAAAGATAGGATTGCTTCTTCAAGCAAATTTCATGGCACAGAGCTTAAGAGCGCATCAACACTATACAGGCATTACAAGCATACTCCCCACCATCCTGTATCTCTTGGTCTCAAGTATTTGATTCATAGAATAGAAAATGCAAAAGACTATGACGAGGGGAATGCAGAAGAGCTAGATAATGATTTCTTGCAATTACATCAAGCGGGTAAGGCTTCAGAGAAAAACGGGTGGGTTAAATCTAGAGATTTGCAAGAATTTTATGAGAATCATGGCAAAAGACTAATTCCCCAGCTTATTGGTCACAAAAATAAGCTAGCAGAAGTCATCATGAAGCATCATCCGGAGTCAGTTGTCTATATTGATGGAAAACCGCATGTAGCATTGACCAGGGGTCTAAATACTAAGATGCCAACCCAAGACCATGCATTGGCTAGCTATGCAGATAAAGACAATACTGGATTTGGCAGTCATATGCATCATAGGTTTGTACCTCTTGATAATCTTTGGTATTCATATGCGTACGGCCCATACCCAGCTACAAGCCCAAGTTTTGGAAACGAACACGAATATCTTGTTTCTCCCCATAAGATCGTACCAGCAAAAAAAGAAGATATTAAAGAGATAGCCGGGAATAGAACTCTGTCACATGGATATATGCCTAATCTGGAAAGTGACATAATAAATAACAAATTGTCTTTGGAAGATTTGCGTAAGGTTCATCCAGCATTGCTAGGAAGGGTCGTAATGAATTCTCTGGGCAATCGAGACCAGGAAACTCATGAGAAAGTTATTGATCATGTTTTGGACAAATTAGATCAACAAATTAAGTCTCCCAACATGAATAGCGACCTGGTCGGTTCCTTGCTCAATTCTTTGAAAAATGGCACTCTCAATACCTCAAAAGACATGACACATAGGGTTATACAAAAGATATCTGAAATTAACCATCGAGATCATGGGCATGTCTTGGCAAATGATGCAACTTCCAAAATGAATGAAATAATAAGTAGGGAAGCGGGCGGCCTTCACGAAAAGACCTACAGAACTGCATTCGATCATGCGAAGTCGGCTTTTACATTAGAGGCTCAGAATTTAATGTTTGGCCTTGCTCAAAATCCATTCAGTCCTCAAGATGTGCTTCATGAATTATCCAATAGCGAAGTGCCTGGCATGAAAGAAAAAGTGGCAAGCAATTCAAATACTCATTCCGACACGCTCCATATCCTGTCTAATTTAGAAGACAATAGAGTTAAGCTTGCTGTTGCAGATAATCGATCTACTCACCCCAATACACTTCATGATATGGTAAAAAAGACAAAAACTCCAAAATCAATACACGGAACTTTGCCTCTTCCGGAAGATCATGATAATCTTAAGTTGCATAAAGTAATTGCTACCAATCCAAATACAATGGATGAAACTCATCATTTATTGATGGATAAATACCCATACTCAAGCCTTCCCGCACAAGCGACTGATATCGGCATGCGTATTGCTTCTAATCCAAATATTTCAGATTCAATGATGAATAAGTTAAGCGTGAGTAGTTCGCCTGGAGTAAGGCGGAATATTGCCAGTAACTTAAAAACTAATGCAGATCTACTCCATAAACTAAGTGAAGATAATGATGATCATGTTAAATTCGCAGTAGCAAGCAATGAGAATACCCGCTCAGACACACTTCATAAACTAAGTGAAGATAGATATAATTTTGTAAGAACTGCAGTAGCAGAGCATCCCAATACCCATCCAGATACTCTTCATGCGATGAGTGAAGATCCAGTTGATGGAGTAAGGCGATCAGTAGCGGGAAGGTTAAATACTCGTCAAGATACGCTTCATAAAATGAGTGAGGATAAGTGGGCAGGAGTAAGGCAAGAGGTAGCAAGGAATCGCAATGCCCATCCAGACACACTTCATAAATTGAGCAATGATGAATATCTTGGCGTAAGAGAAGTGTTAGCAAGAAATCCAAGTATCCGCCAGGACACGCTTCATGTTTTAAGTAAGGATAAGGAAGATATGATAAGGCGGTCGGTAGCAAATCATCCTAATACCCATCCAGATACACTTCATGAGCTTAGTCAGGATTATAATGAGTTTGTAAGGGGGTCGGTGGCAAAAAATCCAAATACTCACCCAGACCTACTGGATAAGCTAAGTAAAGATGAAAGTCATGATGTAAGATGGGCAGTAGTAAATAATCCTAACTATAAGCCTAAGAATATGGGATAATTGCATTTACCCCCGTAAGGGTATAATGTTCTTGTCGGCACAAAATCAATAACCCATATGTCAAAATCCCATAAAAAACAAGATGTTAAGAATGCAAGCTCGGGAAATCCTAGTTCTGGTATGCCAGAAAAGGTCCCAGGCGGTCTCTCGTCCGGCAAAAGCCCCAAGGATTTTGATCAACAGAAGCTAGCTGACGGTATCAAGGTCGAAATGGAGCATACGACAGATAAGGACATAGCTCAAGAGATTGCTATGGACCATCTGAGCGAAGATCCTGACTACTACAAGAAGCTCAAGGCTATTGAGGCAAAAAAGTCCGAACCACTTTCAAAGCCATACGCTTCCGAGGCTCAGCGTCGATGGGCTCATACCCCGGCTGGCAAAGAAGCCCTGGGTGGAGAAAAAGCTGTAGCTCATTGGAATAAGGAGTCAAAAGGTAAGAAATTGCCAGAGCGGGTAGAGAAGTCCGAGACCGCACCATCCGAAGCTCCTTCACAAGAAGATCTATCTCAGCAATATGAAAAGCTATTGCATAATCATTATCCAAAAGACTTTGTCGATACCGTAATCCGTGGAGACAAAGCATCTGCCCAATTTCTGGGAGGTCCGATATCTCATGAAAAGCATGGCAATTTGATTGTCCGATACGCCGAAGGCCCGAAGAGTCTTGGCATTATGGGGCTATTTTCTGCTACTGGTCGTATCCGCCCATCGGAAGCAGAAGGCATTAAGAGCTGGCTTGGCCGAGCAAGATCGTCGTTAGATCAGGGCAAAGATGTTTATGTCAGCTTAAATCATCATTCTGAGCCTATTTTTATGAGGGCTCTCAAGGGTGGCGATTTTGACTCAGAAACATTGTCTTCTCACGATTTTCCCTGGGGTACTTGGAAAACAGTAAAAGTTAGTAAGAAAAACATGGCTAAATCTGAAGACTTTGAAAAAGGAGCTAAGGGCGATTGGCAAAAGGAAGGCTACACAATCCACTATACCACCCCCAAAACAAGGCGAGCTTTTGCAACAAAAATTGGCTCACCACTTGTGGAAGATGGGGCAGTAAATGGCGATCACACTATTTGGGCTGTAAGCCCATCTGGAAAGAAGGTTGGGCATTTAGATATCGATAACCACCAAGATAATAGCATGTTTGCTCTTGAGACAGAAGTTGATGAAGATCATCAGAGAAAAGGCCTAGCCTCGGCCATGTACCGATTGGCAGAAGAAAAAACGGGAAGAAAATTCTCACCAAGCCCTCATCAAACAGATGAAGGTGCAGCTATCTGGAACCAGCCTAACCGCCCATTTGGTAAATCTGAAGATTTTGAAAAGGCGAGAGAGCCAGAGCCGGACTTTGATGTTGGGGCTGTATCAACGAGTAGCGATACCGAAAAAAAGCCCAAAGCTTCTGAATTAAATATCACGGTCAAAGGCAAGCCTGTTGCTCCTAATCTAGACATCAAAAATGCCGTTAAGTCTGAATTTGATCACAAAAACGGAATACTCCATACACCCAGAGGAAGCTTTCAGTTAAGGTTTCCAGAAAAAGGTGACAAGAAATATAAGAAGATTTTGAATTCCCCAGAAATTCAAGAAGTCCATAGAAGAGCTATGAAGAATTGGTTTAGGCTCAACGAAGTAGTTAGAAATGGCGGGCATCTTCCTGACGAGGTTGTGGCTCATGCAAATTTATTTTCTATCTTGTCTGCCAATACACCAGTTCCACAAACTGAACTTCTTTACTCAAGATTAAAAGATGTAATGGGACAACAAGGGCTTGATCCTAGAACAAAGAAATTTGGAGAAGCATTTTTGCCTGGCGGTGAAGGCCGGGAAGGCTGGAGAGCATCCGATAGCCCAACAGAAATGCCAGAACACTCGAGGGAATACTGGGAAGGAAGAGCAAAACCCACTATCACACAAATGAGGGCCAGTAAAGGAACTGGAAGGCAGGCCGGAGATATTGTTAAGCTCGGGTCTCTTGATGCATTTAGTGACAGGATTCAAAAATACCCACAGGCCCATAGATATATTGCAGATCTAGTTGCTCAGCATGGTGGGGATACCCAAAAGATCGTATCCCAGATGATGGCCGATAGATCAAATGGAAAACTCCCCGATGATCATCCAATGCAAATTGGCGTAGGCCTTGGATCTAAGACTTCACGATTTGCCGTATCAATGATGGGCGGAGGCCAATCTGTTGTCCCTGATACCCATTTTGTAAGGCACATATTTGGACTTGATTCAAATACGGATTCAGATACAATCCACTATCTCAAGAATGTTTTGTGGAAATACAAAAATCATCATATTTTGAACTCATTGGATCAATTTTACAGAGAAAATCATCCTGCCGTAGATTTTGTCAAGAATGCATACTTTGGCGGTAAGGATGATCCTCATTCGGTATTTCCGGCATTCTGGCTACACTGGCTAGGCATTTCTCCGCACGAAAGAGAACAAGGGATTGGCAAGCCAGAAGGGGCCAAAAACATTAGCGATCATACTCCTTACTTCGACACCGCAAACGAGATCCTTGATAGGCATGGGCTTGGAAATATTATTACCAAGTCCGAAGACGAGGAAAGACCACTGGTTCATAGAACTGCAAGTGCAGTTCATGAAATTGCCGAGAAGCTCGGAACATCTTTTGCTTCTATGATTTACTACTCCCATATCGTTCCTAAGCTTTTGGGAGAAACAACAGAAGATCATCATACGCATGCGATAGATGTAAATAAAGCCAAAAAAGTTCTTAAGCTTGCTAAGAGCCTGCTTATGGAAAAAATTGGTCAAATGACTCACAATACCCAGCCACTCTCTGTTGGGCATGATGTTTTTCAAAAAGAACTAGAATCTATCATGGGCGGATTCTCTGTTGACAACGGAGGACTTAGGTCAATGAATGACAAGAAAAAGTCTGAAGATCGTTCAAATTCATTGAGTCAAGTTCCCAAAAAACACAGAAAGAAATTTGAAAAAGCGATGGACGAGGCCAAAAAGAAAGACAGCGTGTATGGCAGGCTCGTAATGCTTAAGTCCAAGATTAAGGATAAAAAGTAAATATGCCAGTAATCACGGTTGCATCAGTAACGCCAGCCACGATAACAGTTCCAGCTACTTCTCCATTTGCTGTAGGGCCAGATGCTATTGTGATTAAAGATCAATTCATGACTTACGAGTCGTATAATTCAGCCACTGGCTTATTTGTTGGCGTAGTGCCAAATCCAATTAGCCTTGGCGTAACTGTTGGCGATGTGATTGAGCAGGCTACCCAGGAGCAAAAAAGAGTCAATTCAGCCTATGAAAGACTGCTATCAAAGTTTCCTAAGAGATACCAAGTCAAGGGCACAAAGTATCTAAAAGCTTTATTGCAGGCATTGGCTAAGGGCGACGGGTTTATCGATTATGAGGTTGAGGCCGTCAGGGATAATCTTCTTGTGATGTCAGCAATCGGTAAATATCTAGATCGATTGGCTGGGCAATACGGCGTAGTCCGTGGCCAAGGTAGTGGCGTTCAAGATCCTGACTTCAGAAAGCTTGTTCCATTGGTCGGGATGAGCCCAAAGCAGATCACAAATATCCTAAATAAAGTTATCGATGTTGTATATGGTCCTTTTGCTTCTCATGCAAATGTTACCTGTTCTTTACCGGAGCCATACAATTTTCAAAACGGATGGAGCTTGCTACTTGTCGTTGACGGCAGAGAGACCCAGGTTAAGTTTCAGTCTTCAGACTTTGCTTCTATATCAAATGCATCTGCCGAAGAAGTCGCCAATATCATTACCCAAAGAACAGATGGAAAAGTTACGGGCCAAGTTATTACGAATGTAAGGACTGGGGAAAAGTTTGTCAACATCAGGACATCAACGGTAGGCGCCCAGGGCTTTATCCGGGTGTTGGGTGGGGAATGCCAAAGCAAGATGAGGTTTCCAATAATTCGCCCCACCATCATGAGTAGTGCGGTATGGAATGTCGTCCGGGTTGGTGGAACAGACGAAGTCGAATTCCAGCTAGTTTCTGGTCTTTCTCCTGCCATGAAAAATGCTGGTGTTCAAGCTGGAGACTATGTCACGATCAGGCCTGATTCCGGATTCAATGTTGCAAACGCAGGAAGCTTTGAAGTAACCTACGCCGACAACAATGTATTCAGAGTCAAAAACCCTACCGGAGTTCCAGAGTCTGGGATCACGAATGTAAATATGGATGATTTTACATTCTTCCAGTCTAGAACAGCCAATATTCTCCTTTCAAGCAGGCCTGCCACAGTTATCGAGACTGCTCCGAATGAGCTAACTGTTATCTTGCCAGTGACTTCGCCTCTCGTTAAAAGGACGCTGAAGGGATCTCACCATTTGCGTGGCGGTCTAACAAATTGCATCTCAGTCACATCCAATACTGTTGAGCTTGGATCTTCTGCAGAGTTTCCTGCAGACGGAGGTTGCGTCCAGCCTACATCTTCCAGGAATACGGCAAGAGGTATTGTTTCAGCAAAAACATCTACCACGATTAGCCTTATTTCAGCAGAAGGGTGGCCGACCCGTGGCGCTGTGTGGTCCCAGGTAACTGGTGATTTTTATTACTATTCTGGAATATCTGGCAACACACTTACTGGCGTATCTCCATCTCCGCCTAACTCAATCATCAGCGGAGAGTGCAAGTATTCGGAAAGATATTCTTTTACAGCGATTTCAGGCAACACTTTGACAGGCGTCTATCCTGATCCTGTTAATCTACTTAATAGAGAGGTAACACAAGGATCGTCCCAGCTCGTAGATGAATACGAGGGATCTTTCTTGTATGATCTTTCTGCTCCTTTTATCGGCGCCTCAGAAAACACAACAATATCAGAACAAATTGATCAGGGATCTGCCAGGACCGTAATCCAGGTAGGAAATGTATCTGACTTCCCGGACAAAGGATATATTGTGTTCCGCTTTGGTGAAGACGGGCAAGAAGGCCCGGTTCGGTATCAGGCAAAAGTAGGAACAGAAGCTTTAGTTATTGACCCTGGTCATGTGTTCAAAAATACACACCGATCTGGGGCAGGAATAAGACTCGTAAGGAAAATCGGGTCATACATACCTAGAGCAACGGGAGATGATCTAGCTGTCTATCTGACATCTACATCCCCTGCTAGGGATCTAATCGCAAATTACCTAAGAAGCATCGCTGCATCCGGAGTAAAAGTAAAGTTTGAAATTAGAATTCCTGACCAAAAATGGGAAGTATTGCCTAATCTATACACGACCATTCCGCTCGACAATAGCCTAGTTCCACCCTAACCTTAAAGAGGTAAAATAGTAACAGGAGTAATTAAATGGCCGTACTACAACGGGTCGCCCTATACCCCAACGAACGATTAGACATACCCGATGCAAGATCTCTTGAAGGATTCAGTTTAAATGACTGGAGATTCTTCATTAAGGGGATCATGGCTGGCCAGTCCTATGTCATTCAGGGATTCGAAGTATCCAACTATGCTAATATCTTCTTGGTCCCGGGATTCAAGCTTAGGCTAAATACGGTTGCCCTGCTCCACCCAAATGCAACTAGCCAGGCTGCAGGATTTTACATTACAAACGGGCAAGAGCCTGATGCTACCGTTACGCTATCTTCAAATGCCGTCAATTATGTCGAAGCTGACATGACGACACTGTCCGGCACTCCTGATGTCCGGGCATTTTGGGACCCAGGCGCAAACTCTGGAGCTGGCGGAGAATATACTGATACGATTGATACCGTTATCAATCTTCAACTTACGGTTGCGTCGAATGTTTCTGGATTTACTTCTGGAAAAATCCCTCTATATAAAGTTACCACAAACACATCCGGTGTGGTAACTTCTTTAACAGATTGCCGTCCAATGTTTTTCAGACTTGGTACTGGCGGAAACTCTCCAGATCCTTTTGCTTCCTATGCATGGCCTAGTTTGCCTAGCGCATCCAAAGCTCGTCAAGAGGGTGCAGTAACAGTTACGACTGCCACCACAAGCAATGCGCCATTCCAGGGTGGCGATAAGAACATCAAGACACTCAAGGAGTGGATGGATGCGGTCATGACCGTCATCCGTGAGATCAAGGGCACTACCTATTGGTACACTGGCACTACCGGATCTCCTCTTGTTAATGCATACCAGAACGCAGCTCTCACTATCCTCCTTGGCGGTACGCTTAAACAGCTAGGCACAACAAGGATTGTAAAGAATGTCAGCTCATCAACTGTTTCGGTTGATATCGGATCTATATTTGATGTAGGCCCCAGCTCTTTTGTTCACAACACTACGACATACACCTATAGCTCATTCTCTTCTGCTACTGGGGTATTCAGTGGGGTTAGTCCGAATCCCGTTGGAAGCATTACCGTAGGAGATGCTATTCGTCAAGGTCCATATGGACACCTCCAGCTTCAAGATGGATCGACCGTCTATAGGATGGGTCGTACATTTAACAATTCAATAGCTGCATTCAGCGATATTGATTTGTCCCCTTTGTCCCAGAGAAATCTATATATTATTCTTCCGGTTGCCGATGAAAATGCCGTACATGGATTCGGTGACGATGGCGCAACTCCCGTTAAGCCAAAGCTTGTAACTGCTGTCTCTTCAATTGATATCAATGTCGGTACTGGCGGTAACTATGCCTCTGGCGGTGGCAAGATCCTTATCCGTGGCACAGAATTTACATACACATCTTATGTTCCTGCCACTGGGCTCTTTTCTGGAATTAGTCCAGATCCTACTGGTGTTGTTCAAGTTGGCGATACAGCATACGCCTGCCCGAGTGGAGGCGTGGGGTATTTGCATGTATCTTCAAGGGATCAGATTCCTGGCCAAACAGGCGCAATATCCGAAGGAGCAGAAAGGGTATTTTGGCTCGCTGTTTATGACGGCGTAAGCACTATCAGGACTCGAGACGGTGCAGTTCAGCCGGGAGAGGTCATCCAGGTAGGTAACAACGATACCACAAATATCATTCAGTATATTGGATCTACTGGTCCATCCGATAACTTCCCGGTTTATAATGTCTTGTCGATTCCAAACGGAACAGACCTTACAAATGCAATTAGGGTTGCATTTGAAATTATCGAGACACCAATCTACGACGAGACTGTTACGGTCCCGATTGAAGATGTCGCTCTTTACTGGCCTGCTTCTGCACCAGTCGATGGTCCGGTTATCGATGCAACAAACAAGGCATTCTCTCAAGGCTTTACATCTTTAGGCAACTTTAGTTTGGGGTCTATCAAGTTCAAGGCTCGAGAAGTAGGCGCACCAGATGCTTTTTATATTTGCGAAATTAGGGATAATATTGGCGGATCTCCTGGCCCAACAGTATTGGGAACATCTACTCTATTCCAGGCAGGAACCCTTACAGCTCCATTTAGCGATGTTACTTTCTATTTCCCCACCCCGGTCTCCGTAGCTAACGGTCAAATTTACCATGCAGTAGTAAAGGTCCAGGGGTCGCCTCTTGTTCTTGACGCATCTAACTACAGTATTTTTGGGGTCGGCGCATCTAATCCATATGCTGGTGGCCAAGCCTTCAGTTCTACAGATGCCGGGGTAACTTTTGCTCCAGATACATGGGACCTACATTTTTATGCCCAAGACGATTCTGGCTTGGCTCCGCTAGACATTACAGGCCTCCCCCTCAATACCAAGACTCTTTTGCCGGGATCATACAATGTTGGCACAGACGCTCTTGTCGTTTATGTCGATGGCGTACTCATGGAGCCAAATCAAGATTACACAGAATTTAGTACAAACTCCATCAGATGGCTTAAACCTGTTACTGCTGGAGGAAGGATTAGGTTCAGGATTGGAAATATCGGCGGAGCAATGACTTCGCTCTCCAGTGGCTCCCTACAGAGTGCCTATGACTCTGGAAGCAATATCAATACTACTCCAGGAAATCCTGTCACGATCTTGGCAGCTACAGGAAAAGCCTTGTCCGTTCAAGGAGATATGGAAGTTACTGGTCTAATAGATCCGACTGGTATTCAATTTACCCCAGTTCCTTCTAATCCATTCCCTACAGGCCAGATCGGTATCTGGGTCGATTCAGACGATGAGCTATTGCGCTATACAAAACAAACTGGTGAAGTTGTAAATGTAGGCGAAGTTATTGAAGATCTCGGCGGTAACTCACAGCATCTTTCGAGAGTTAAGCTTAATAATTCTGGCGCCACTATCCCTTCTGGCTCAGCCGTATGCATTAAGTCTGATGGGTCAATAAGCCTTGCTGACGCAGATGATCCTGCTAATGCTATCTTTTTTGGGATTACAGCAGAATCAATTCCTCACGGATCTTCTGGGAAAGTAATTTACAATGGAGTTGTAGCAGGAATATTGACCGGATTAGGGCTTACTAGCGGTACATACCTGTGGCTATCTACCACTCCAGGCCAGCTATCTACTTCGCCCCCCACGACTCAAGGCTCTTACCTTGTAATTGTTGGAATAATTGACGGAAATGATCTAATTATACAAACTCAGGTAAGTGGACAGGTAAACGGATCTTGATAACTATTTGATCTGTATTATCTTTGTCAATTAGACCTAGCGTCTAAGCTGATTGCTCTATAATGTAAATACAATTTAGGCCTATCATCGAGGCAACATAGGGGGCAAAATGGCTTTTATCAAAACACTCAAGTTTCTCAACGGGATAGTCACAGAGATTGACTTATCCAATGATTCATTAGTAGCTAAGTCTATAAAAGTTGGCGGTAATTCCGGAACAGAATTAACGAAAGCCGCGCTAGATACTCTCGTATCTGGGCTTTCTGAAGCTTCTGGCTTACACAATCACAATTCGATATACTTTTCTAAATCAGAGTTTATTAACTCTACCTTTGGCGCACCTGATGCAGACAAGCCAGTAAAGTCAAATGGATCTGGAAGAATCTCAGCCTCTTTCCTTAACTACTCGGGATTTGCCTCCCACTCTAATCTTTCTAATCTTTCTTCTGATGATCACACCCAATACCATACCGATGCCCGTGGTGATATTAGGTACTTCACAAAATCTGAATTCATCAATTCTTCAGCCGGATCTGCAGATGCAAATAAGCCAGTAAAGACAAACTCATCCGGTAAAGTTGACCCCTCTATGGTCGATGCCGGAGCTGTTGACCACAATTCCCTTAATGGACTTCAGGGCGGTGTAGCGTCAGGCGGTGGCGGTGGAATAATCGTTAATTCGCTCCCAGAGCCAACAAGTAGTACATATCAGCTTAATGTCACGACTGCTGGATTGGGCGGCTATACTATTGGGTTGAATTCTGTAACGGCCTCTCCTCTTCAAAGATTTACGATGTCCGGCGCATCGATCTCTCAAGCCGTCTTTGCATACAATAAATCCGACAATTCATCAGTTCCACCATTAGCTTTTTATGAAGCAGTAATCTATAAGCTCTCTGGAAATTTAGTTGAAGGAATGACTACAAGTCCAGATCCAGCAAATGTAAATAATCCAGTAGCTATATCTAATCCGATTTTAGTTTCTTCGGTCGAGCTTGGGACAGATAAAAATATTACATTTACATTTAACTCCATGGCGTTGGAGGATGGGCAAGATTATGCGCTTGCCATGAGGCTTCAAGTTCCAACCGCCGATCTTAATTTTGCATCGGCAATGTCTACAAGAATCTTCCTACAAAATATTGCAGGAAGATCAAGTGATCCTGGAATCCTGCAAAGTTTTGGATATTGGTATTTAAGCACTCAATTTAGTAGCATTTCTTCTTACCCATACCTTAAAATAAAAATTGAGGGACCAAGCTCAGAGTATTATCACCTTTCCGAAACCCAGCACTCTACTCTCACTGGCGGATCTGACGCTTCTTCTCTCCACAATCACAATACTCAATATTACACTAAGAGCCAAGTAGACACTAGCCTATCTGCTAAACCAAATTCTACCGCAGTAATGTTGCTCAACGGCACTCAGGCCATGACAGCAACTATGGATCTTGGCGGTAATCGTATTACAAATCTTGCTTCGCCATCTGGATCTTCTGACGCAGTAAGAAAACAAGATCTTGATGATCTTGATGCCTTAGTGTTTAAAAAAGACGGATCAGTATCTGCTACCGGAGATTTTGACCTAGATGGAAACAAAATCATCGGATTGGCAAATCCAACAAATGATACGGACGCTGCAACTAAGGGTTATGTAGATAACAAGATTACCGGGGTTTCTTGGAGACAGCCTGCTCGTACAATAAACATTGTTTCAACCAGCCTTCCTACTGGAACTGGATATTCTCATGACGGAATTGTGCATGTCAATGGGGACAGAGTGCTATTTACTGGCCTTTCTTCTCCTACAGCAAATAATAAAGTCTACAAGCTTTCTGGAGTTGGATCTTCAATTACTTGGTCAGTTGAAACTGATGGCCAAGCAGGAGATGGGTCTCCAACAGACGGCGACGCTATCTATATTCAAGAAGGCACTACCAACGGAGACAGCCAGTGGAACTATAACGGAAGTGCTTTCGTTCAGTTCTCTGGAGCTGGACAGATTCAGGCTGGCGTAGGTCTTTCTAAGTCTGGTAATACTATTAGCGCCAATCTAGGTGCTGGTATTGCGGAGCTTCCTACTGGAGAAATTGGCGTAGATGTCCGTTCTTCTGGTGGGCTAATGCTTACAGAAGATGGCATCATGTCGTCTACTGCCTCTGCAGCCCAGCTTGCAATCAGGTTAAATGGATCTAGCCTAGATGTCTCGAGTAATGGTCTAAAAGTATCTGATTCCGGGGTAGATACATCTCAAATTGCAAATGGTGCAATTACTACTGAAAAACTTTCTGATGGGTCTGTAACCTCTTCCAAGCTTTCCTCAAGCGCTTCTGTAGATGCAGACAGGGCTGTTGGCACAGATCACATCAAGGATAGTGCAGTAACTGCTAGTAAGATTGCTTCTAATGCGGTAGATGAAAACAAGCTCGCCTCATCAGTTGCCGGAAGCGGTCTTTCTGGCGGAGCAGGATCTGCGCTTTCTGTAAATGTAGACAACACTACTATTGAAATAGCTTCTGATCAATTACAGATTAAAAATGGCGCAATTGATAGAACTAAAATTGGTGTAAATGCTGTTGGTAGTTCAGAAATTGAATTTGGCACAGGTCCAAGCCAAGTAAATGCTAGCAGTCTTCCTATCGTAGATTCCGCAGGGGTTCTTTCTGCCACTACAGTAGAAGATGCACTTGCCGAAATTGTTGCAAGTCAAATTATCAGATCAGAAATGTCTGGTGAGGCAATCTCTGTTGGGGATCTAGTAGCAATCCGTCGTGATGCAAATGGATATGAAAGAGTGTTCAAAGCCAGTGCGGCTTCGTCTGGAAACCAACAATTTGCCAGCCGTATTATCCAAGATCTTACCTATACCTCTAAAATCTATTCTGGTAATGACATAACCATTAACTATATCAAGCCAGTCAGCATAAATCAGCCATTGGTTGTTTCTGTTGTAGACAGAGCTATCACGGTCTATCTTGCTACTGACGGATCTGCAGCCGCTACCTCTACGGCCTCTGATATCAAAAGTGCAATCGAAGCAGATGCTACTGCAAATGCTCTTGTAAGCATCTCTGTTTCTGGTACTGGATCTACTATTCAGGTTTCTACCGCATCATTGCCCTTGCTTGGTGGAATGAGCTATAACGACAATGGTCGTTGGGAAGTATACGGAATGGCACTTGAGAGCGCCGGATCTGCAGATGTCTTTGTCAAAGTAAAGATCTCTGGAAAATTGATGTGTAACTTTGTTACCGTACCAGCCTCTTCAGATATTGGCAAATCCGTATTCCTTTCTATCAATAGTGGATTAGCCTCGCTCTCTGTTCCTTCTGCTCCGGGGGATGCTGTCGTATACCTTGGAAGGCTAGTTTCTGCAAATGAGGTAGAATTTAGGTGTACCTCCTTGAGGGGTGTCTTAGGATAAGGTGACAAATGGCTCTCATACTTAAATTAGTAGATGGAATTCCCTTCATGGTAGATATATCTACCGGAGGCGTTAGCTATGACGAAGAAGAACTACTTACTTCGCCATTGGTTGCTAATTCCAACTATACTATTCCAAATTCAAAAACATACAATTTAGGTCAGTATGATCTTCAGGTTTTTGTTGATGGTATAGCTCAAAGGGTCGGAACAGACTATCAAGAAGTCAGCACTACACAAATTAGGTTCCCCGGAAAAATGATCGAATCCGGCCAAAGAATAAGGATTAGGAGATAAAAATGCCTATATTACCTACAAGTAGGACAATCCCACAAACAAAAGATATTGCACAAGTATCTGCATTGCCTCTTCGTGTTGGATCACAGGCAAGGCAAGATCTTGACAGTGTTTTAGTGGCTGTAGACTCGGCGCTTGATACCGAAGCCGTTGCAAGGCAGAATGCTGATAATACCATATCCGCAAACCTTGCGGCCCACATTGCTTCAACTACTGCCCACCCAGCCTCGAGCATTACTGCAGTAAGCCAAGAGCGTGGCGCAGTAGTGGCCTCTGCTCTTCGCCCTATTGATTCTTTTGCGTCAATCAACAATAACAACTTAAATACATTTGGGCAAAGATTTACTTCCTTAGTAACCTCTACCCTTAATAGCATTAGGCTTGATCTTAGAAAGATTGGAAGCCCCACTGGAAGCGTTAGCGTAGATGTATATACGAATAGCGCCGGAGTGCCCGGGTCTCTATTGGCATCCTCTGGATCTGTATCTGTTGCATCTATTCGTCAAGAGCCTGGATATTTGACGGAGTTTACATTTTCTACCCCGGCATCTTTGACTGCATCCACAGATTATGTCTTAGTAATCAATAGCTCTGCGGTATCGCTTGCTGATTCTGCAAACTATATTCAGGTGGGGTCTGACTCTTCTGCATCCTATGGCAAATTTGCCGTAGCTTCGACTAATGGTGGATCTACTTGGTCGGTCCAGACATATGCACTATTTATGCAGGCAAATTCTGCTCCTGCGACAAAAGTTCAAGATTATTTGGACAATCTTGTTGCAGAATACAGAAATGCCGACATCGTTGAAGCTGCAGAGCGCTTTAGTCAAGATTCTTTAATCAATTCAAGGATCGATACTGAAATTGCCCAGCTTAGAGCAACAGCTAATAATCCAAATAATAAAGTTGTAAATATTGCAAGCTCTATTGCAACAAGGCCTGATGGGACACAGCTTAGATTGCCAAATGGATCTTTGCTTACTGACTTTACTGGTGGAAGCATCAATTTTGCAACTGGTGCAGTTACTGGATCAGTAGGTTCTTTTTCTAGAATCAATTTTTCAGGCCAAGCGGGTAAATGGGCAAAATATTCTTTGATCCTTTTGCCGACTCAGCCGGACGCAGTATTAGTCGTTCCTGGAATCAATTACTACGCTTCTCTATCTGCAGCCCAAAACGACACTAGCGATCCTTCTGTTTCGGGCGGGATTCCTATTGCAATTATCTGCGTACAGGATAACGGATCTGGTGGCACAGGCACTATCAATGATATTGCACAAAGCCACATCATGCAAGTTAGGGCTTCTGGATCAGGATCAGGTGGATCTGGATCGGGATCTCCGTTGGACCCAGATCAAGAATCAAATTATGCATTTTATGCCCGATCTGATTTTTCTGTTGACAAAAAGCTTTTCTATGGTTCTATTTCAGGATCTGCTGTAGATCAAATCCTTGGTCTTGGAAGGATTTCTTTTACAGGAAATGGGATCTTTAACAGTAGCAATTTGGTTGGTGAGCAACAAAGACAAGAAGCGAATGTCATCAACAGGGCGACAGTAAAACTTCGTTACGATAGTAACTTCAAAGATCCTGCCCCTATCGTTTCTTTATCTCGAAATGGCGGTATTACATACCAGACCGCAACACTCTCTAACCCAGCAAGCTCTACGGAGCTTTGGCTTGCAGATGCTACTTGGTCTAGTCAAGAATCTGGACAGAATACCACAACAGCAACTCCGATCAGCGATAGAATGATATCTACCTCATTCTCTCCAGCTTACGATCAGGTAGTAACTTCTTTTGCTGTTTATATGCGTACTGCTTCTTCATCTGGAACAATAACTGCATATATTAGAAATACTGCTTCCGGTGGGATTATTCCTACTACGGTAGTGGCCCAGTCTGCTGTCGTCCTTAATTGCGGAGCAGATATTGTTAATACTTTTGCATATTTTACATTTCCAATTTCAGCAGTAACTCTAAAGGCTGGGACAACATATGCCCTAACCGTAGAGGGAAGTTCTGGCGTAACCATCTCTAGCGTATTGGGATCTACAAGTCTTTCCAATTCGCTTGGATTTGTTTTTGATGGGGCAGTAAATTCTGGATCTGGCTGGTCGGGAAACCCTAGTGGAATTCCTGTTATAGTTAATTCAGCCGGAACCGATCTTAGGCTCAGGGTACAATCTTCCGTACCTACTACCGAGCATAGGCTTCTTGGATTTGGCGTTGACTTTGTCTTGGTTGGGCCAGCAACTGTCAGTGGCATGTTTGGCCAAGAAGCAAGGACCATTACGGCCACCGAGGCTAGTACCGGGATTGTTACATTTAGTAGCTTGACCTATGTGCCTGGAGCTAGACAGCTATACGCAAAAAGTCTTGGACACCTTTATATGGGTCCTGAAGACTTTGTTGAATTAGCTCCTAACCAGATTCAATTTACTCCTGGATTCTTTATCGCTGGACAAGTAGTTGTATTCTTCGTGGCATATGGCCTAGTTGATGGGACCTCAAGCGAGTCTCTTCCTAAGATCAATGCTCTTGAAGAAATAATTGTAGGAACTCCTGCCCAAGTATCTGCTGGAATGGCCGGATATTCTAATCTTCAAGGAGCTATTTCAATAGCTTCTCCGGGCCAAAGGATAGCGCTCTTAAGGGGTGTATTTACCGGGCCTATTACCATAGACAGAGAAGTTCATATTTATGGTCGTGGTAGAGGAAGCGAAATCTCTGGAACTATCACTATTTCATCTACTGGCGGAGGCACATCAATAAAAAATTGCAGACTCAATGGAAATACTTCAATTGATACTCTTGCAAAAAATGTTGTTGTATGCGATAATTGGGTAGCGCCTACATTTAATGTATCTGGCGGAACTAACTCATTTATCTTGAATCTCGGAGAGGTGGTATAGTGTGCCTATTATTACTAACCTTAGCCTAGGCGGTGGAATTACTGTTGCCAACACCTTTTCTACCCCGGTAAATGTATCTAGCACTATATCTATTCCTGATGATAAAGATAGGCTAGTTTATGTGACTGGCAATGCATCAAGGTCTTCTGGAAACAGCCCAGCAGGTGCTGATACATCCTGGCGATCTATCTGTTGGTCCCCAGAAAGAAGATTGTTTGTCGCCGTTGGCCGAAGTGAAGACACAGGGGCCGCTCGATGTGCAACCTCACCTGATGGAATTACCTGGACAGCCCGAAGCCCGCAAAGTGGTTCTTGGTGGTCCGTCTGCTGGTCCCCAGAAAGAGGATTATTTGTTGCTGTTGCGGGAACCGGAACCACTCAAAGAGTCATGACTTCACCGGATGGCATTACTTGGACCGCTAGAACAACTCCTGGCACAAATGAATGGTATTCCGTATGCTGGTCTCCGGAAAGAGGCTTATTTGTAGCCGTTGCAGCCTCTGGGACAAATGGCGTAATGACTTCTCCTGATGGAATTACATGGACAGCCGGGACATCACCGAGCGAAAGCTGGCGTTCTGTCTGCTGGTCCCCAGAAAGAGGCTTATTTGTTGCCGTTGCACCTGGATTGCTTTCCAACACAGTAATGACTTCGCCAGATGGGATTACCTGGACTGCTAGGGCGCCTGCTGTGGGTAATGAATGGAATTGCGTTTGTTGGTCTCCTGAAAGAGGATTGTTTGTTGCGGTGGCTAAAATAGGAGGGGCATCACCTCAAAGGGCTATGACTTCACCGGATGGAATTAACTGGACTGCTAGGACAACCCCCGCAAGTAGATATTTTGATTCTGTATGCTGGTCTCCGGAGAGGGGTTTATTTATAGCTGTTGGAGAATTTAACCATCTAATGACTTCTTCCGATGGAATTACTTGGACATTAAGAAGTTTGATTATTACTTCTGGGTATGCCATAGTATGGTCTTCTCAATTAGGAAGATTTGTTTCGTCTGGTTTTTCAACTACATTTGACTTAATCAATCTTGCTCAATTTAATGCCTCTCCAATACAAAACGGCCAAAAAGAAGGTCAAAGACTTATTTTGGTGGGAACAGACAATTATAATGCTCCAGAACTAAGATCTATTGGAAATATTGATGCAATTAAAAATTCAAATGATCCTGTATTTGCAATAGCCTCTCAAGATCAGTACGAGCTTAGATGGGATAGTGTTAATTCTAAATGGGTTAGAAGAGGAGATGTCTAATGCCTGTCGTCACTAACCTTAGCTTAGGCGGTGGAATTACTGTTGCTAATACCTTTTCTACCCCAGTAAATGTATCTAGCACCATCTCTATTCCTGATGATAAAGATAGAATGGTATATGTGACTGGGACGAGTAGTTGGGTCAACAGGACGCATGGGGTTGCGGGGACTAATTGGAGATCTATATGCTGGTCTCCAGAAAGAGCAATATTTGTAGCCGTTGGCGGAAATGCAGTAATGACTTCTCCGGATGGAATTACTTGGACGGCCAGGACATCTGCTTCAAGCGTTAATTGGCAATCCATCTGCTGGTCCCCAGAAAGAGGCCTGTTTGTAGCTGTTGGGAATAATGCTGTTATGACTTCACCAGATGGCATTACATGGACATCCAGAACGGCTGCAGCAAATAATCAATGGTATTCTATTTGCTGGTCAAAAGAAAGAGGTTTATTTGTAGCTGTTGCATGGAGCGGTACGGGTAACAGAGTTATGACTTCGCCAGATGGAATTGCCTGGACATCTAGAGCATCTGCTTTAGATAATGATTGGCTTTCCGTATGCTGGTCTCCAGAAAGAGGTTTATTTGTAGCTGTTGCAAGCTCTGGCACAGGCAACAGGGTTATGACTTCGCCAGATGGAATTGCTTGGACATCTAGGGCATCTGCAAATAATACTTATTCATGGTATTCTGTCTGCTGGTCTGCAGAAAGAGGTCTATTTGTTGCGGTCGGTAGTTTTTTTGATCTTACAGACCCAGTATCTACGGTAATGACTTCACTAGATGGGATTACTTGGACACAAAGGGCATCGTCAGCAAGCGTTGGGCTGGAGTATATATGCTGGTCTTCTGAAATGGGAATTTTTGTTGCCGTAGCTCCTGATGGTAATTTTGTTATTACATCATCAGACGGGATTACTTGGACACAAAGAAACTTTGGTTCATCGTCTACAGTCAATAGGCGCTCTATTTGTTGGTCTCCACAATTGGGGAAATTTATAATTATTGTTTTTGAAAATATAGTTACGACATTTGATCTTTTTCAATTTAATGCCTTTCCAATACAGAATGGTCAAAAAGAAGGCCAAACACTAATTCTTGTGGGCACAGATGATTATAATGCTCCAGAAATAAAATCTATTGGGAATCTTGATTCGCTTAAGAATGCAAATGACAAGTGCATTCCCATTTCCTCACAAAAAGTATACTCTTTTGAATGGGATAGTGTCAACTTAAAATGGATAAGAAGGAGTAATGGATAATGCCTATTATTACTAATCTTAGTTTAGGCGGTGGAGAAGTTACTGTTGCCAACACCTTTTCTACCCCAGTAAATGTATCTAGCACTATATCTATTCCTGATGATAAAGATAGAATGGTATATGTGACCGGAACAAGTAGTTGGGTATCCAGAAGCACTCCCACAAGCAACAACTTTAGATCTGTTTGCTGGTCCCCAGAAAGAGGTTTGTTTGTTGCTGTTTCAAATACTGGAACAGTAAGCGATAAAGTAATGACTTCACCGGATGGAATTACTTGGACATCTAGATCGGTTCCTGCATCTAACAATTCATGGTTTTCTGTATGCTGGTCTCCGGAAAGAGGCTTATTTGTTGCTGTTGCAAATTCTGGCGCATCGTTTGATATTGTAATGACTTCACCAGATGGAATTACTTGGACCTCTAGGTCGTCTGCTCAAAATAATAACTTTAATTCTGTCTGCTGGTCCCCAGAAAGAGGACTGTTTGTTGCTGTTGCAGCAACGGGTTCGGCAGGAGGAGTAATAACCTCACCAGATGGAATTAGCTGGACACTAAGATTTGCTTCAGCCCTAAATGCATGGCAATCAGTCTGCTGGTCCCCAGAAAGAGGACTGTTTGTTGCTGTTTCGAGTAGCGGTACGGCCAACAGAGTTATGACTTCGCCAGATGGAATTACTTGGACATCGAGAAATACCACGGGACTAGATAGCCTTTGGAGATTTGTCTGTTGGTCTCCAGAAAGAGGTTTATTTGTAGCCGTTGCAAGTAGTGGGACAAATCAAATAATGACTTCGCCAGATGGGATTACTTGGACGGCCAGGACTGCGCCCAATACAAATACATGGTATTCCGTATGCTGGTCTTCTGAAATGGGAATTTTTGTTGCCGTTGCGGCTGGGACAAATGGTGTAATGACTTCGCCAGATGGGATTACTTGGACGGCCAGAGCTTCTCTTGCATCAAGTCAAGATTGGCGTTGCGTATGCTGGTCTCCTCAGTTAGGAGAATTTGTTGCGACAGCCCTTACCGGAACGCTTAATCGAGTCATGACACTAGATCTTCCTCAGTTAAATTCTACTCCAATACAAAATGGGCAAAAAGAAAGTCAAAAGCTTATTTTGGTAGGAACGGATGGCTATAATGCCCCAGAAGTAAAAACGATTGGCAATATTGAATCAAGAAAAAACTCAAATGATAAATGCCTAGTCTTGGGCTCCCAAAAAAGATTTGAATTTAGATGGGATAGTGTTAATTCTAGATGGGTTAGGCAAAAGCCTAAAAAGAACAAAACTGGATATTAAGGATTTATGCCAAGCATAAGACAGATTGAAGTCATAGGAAGGCTTACCAAGGTATCGTCAAACACGATATCTCTTTCTGCATCAAGAATAAATATTGGAGCATTTCAGTATTATACTCCATCCCTCCTTTGCAACACAAGCGTCATAGGGGCTGGAGGAGTAGACTCTGCGATTCAGTCATGGAAACTTTATTATGTCTATGTCGTAGTCACTAGCCTTAACAGGACAATCGAACTCATAGCTAGCACATCGCCTTCTGCCCCGGCAGGGTTTACTGCTTTTAGGCTTGTAGGGTATTTTGATACTATTTCATCGGGTGCGGTTAATGGAGTGGCGAATTCAATTGAGGGTGGGGTTGGCGATATCAAGTCTGCCCACATGACCGAAGTAGAATTTGTCAATGCAAATGGCCCAGGATGGATCTTGGCCGATGGCAGAAATGTAGCCGGAAGTGCGTGGGCCACAGCTAATAGCGCAACCAACATTCCTGACGCTAGGGGTATGGTATTACGGGGCAAAAATAATGGAAGAGCCGATGGAAATCAGAACCCAGCAGGGGATAAAGTTCTTGGTGAATTTGAGGGAGATCAAATGCAGGGGCATGTTCATGGGACAAATATTCATGATGATGCCGTAGGTGGGAGCGGAAGATCTTTTGGGCAAATGCAGTTTGATAATCCAAATCAAATTTTTACAACTGTTCCAATTAACGATGGAACAAATGGAAATCCCAGAACCGGACCTGAAACCCGCATGAAAAATATCACCGTAAACTATTTCATAAAAGTCAATTAAATCAATCATTAAGGTCTAGATAAGAGACCTACCCCTTTTGGGTTAAAATATAGACAGAAGATCTATAGGAGAAAATATGTCAGTTAGAGGCTCAGACGGCAAAAATTTTAGAAGGATTCCAAGGACTTCTGGCGACCGAATTCCTGCGGTCGGCATCAGAAGGCCTCGAGTTGTTTATACTGCGGTCGGGGGAGAAACCTCTATCGACCTAAATACTCTTACTCCTAGGATTTCTTACCAACCCGGCCAGGCTCAGCTTGAGCTTAAGTCTTCTTTGGGCTCAATGATTTCTGGCGTAGACTTTTTTGAAAACTCAGGAACCTCAATCGGATTCCCTACCCCGGGCCTTACTGCTGGCGAGATTATAGAGATTACTCAAACTCTTCAGTATTCTGGAAACCTTGTTGCCCAAGTCCGTCCAGACGAATATTCCGCTATAGCAACTGCTGGTCAGACTATTATTGATGCAGACTTTTCTTGGCCACTTAATCAAAATCCAGGTAAGCGCCACGGAGCTATTCAGGTATTTATCAACGGGATACTCCAGCAAAGAGGATCTACTCAAGATTATGTAGAGACCCAGATTGGCACAAGCACCAATACCAATCGTATTACTTTGAATTCTGCTTTGATTGGTGGAGAAAATATCTCTATCATTCGTTTGTATCAGGCCATAGATGAGACTGCTGCATCGACTCAGTTCAATAATACAAGACTTACCGATATTCAAGAAACCTTTAGGACTGGATTCGAACCATATGTAGACGAGTCAGTCAACATGATCAATGTTCCTTCGACTCAAATCGTGAATCGAGCAAGGATTCCCGATCTCACTCAAGACCTGAAGGTCAGGCTTGGGATTGAGAGAGTAATGACTCAATTTGCGTATCAGCTTCAAAATGAATTTGGACCAAATGGAGAAACTGTATGGGGCATACAAAATGACTCCAGAGGGCTTGTAAGATTGGTTGGAAGCGGTTTTGTAAACTATAATGACAGCTATGGACAAAAACCATGGTCAACAACTACAAATGACTATATTGAAATAATATTTTATGGAACTGGTCTAAACTTATTGACCAGCCTAGACAATGTCGCAAGAGATTGGCGAGTCTCTGTAGACGGTGGGACAGAAGGATCAAACATTTATTTGACCTATTCAAATGTCTTAATAGCTACAAATAACAATGTAAACCAAACCATAAATGTGGCGAATGGGCTTACTCCAGGAATTCATACTGTAAAAATTAGACAGAATAATGCTAACGGAATTGGATTGTCAGGATATGAAGTTATCAATGCTTCATCTACATTTTCAAGCAATTTGGTAGTAAACCCAGGCGTTGCATATTCTTCTGGTCGAAAGCTTTCTCTACTTTCGCAGTCAACCTCACTTCTTAGCAAGCCAGTATCGTTAACTGGCACAAAAGGCGGTCGAGTTGTTACTTATCTTGATGTTGATGGAACAGTAAAGCAAGCCGTAAATGCGACAAATGCCAGTCAATTAACCCTCTCCTCTGCAGATCACACAAACGAAGAGGCCGTAAGGGTTTATAATTTTAGGGAGTTTGGATCTGGTAGGGCCGATGATTTTTCAATTGGCACAACCGCAACAAATTATTCCTATACATTAGATGATGGAACCACCACGCTTGTAGGCTCGAGTACCGGGACTACAGTTTTTCAGGGCGTGGATGGAATTACTTTTGCAAGCTCTGCATCATTTATTACAATCATCTTTGTTGGCACTGGGATAGATGTTCATTTTGCCACCGACACCGGAACATCAGGACAAGTCACCGTATTTATCGATGGAATTACTGGTGGAAATATGACTTTAACTGCAGGCAATGGAATTCGATCTTACAAAATTGCCTCTGGACTTGCTTATGGAACTCATACCGTTAAGATACAAAGAAATACAGCGACGAACTTTACTGTTCCAAGGTTCACTGTGTATCAGCCGAAAAAGCCGTCTATTCCTACTGGATCGGCTGAGCTTGCTGACTACAATGTAATGGGAAATTATGTTAGCGCAATTCAGAGTGGGCTAATAGACACCATATCTTCAGGCGTCCTGCACAAACAGTCTACAAGAGAAGCCGCATATGTTGGGACTTGGTCAGCATTTTACGCTTCTCCAAATGTAATTGGCGCTCAATATACCTCATCTAGCACAATTGGTAACTATGTAGAGTATACATTCTATGGAACTGGGGTAAATATAATTGCCTCTGGCGGGACTACAACAATTCAATTAGACGGATCAAACTATACAGGATCGGCAACTGCTGTAGGTACGGGATCTTCCTGGACAGCCGGGACCAGCACATGGGTTGGAGCATCAACAAATGGAGCTGGCTTAATTATTTCTGGGCTTAACTTAAAGCTTTGGAGGATTAGGATCACCCTATCTGCAGCTACTGCATTCTTTTTCCATGCAATCCATGTCATTACTCCAATACACGCAGTCGCATCGACTATTCCTGCCGAAGTTCAAAATGCACTTCCTGTGGGAAGCTGTTCTCTTTCAGACTCAAGAGCTGTTTCTCCAATTAAGTCTGAAAAACAAAAAAAGAATTGGGCTCAAGCGGTTGGGGTTACAAGCAGCCCCACAACTACCTCGACCACTGCCGTCCCGTTAAGGGATATGAGTTGCACAGTCAGAACAAATGGCGGTGATTTAATAATTAGCTATTCCGTAGTTCTTGGGAATAGCAATACTGTCTCTCCAGCAATAACTATTTGTTTAAATGGTGTTCAACTCAGCGGAAAATATGCAGGCAACAATGCCATGGGGTCAATTTTAATTTCTGATATTTTACGCATTTCGGTTTCGCCTGGAGTTCATAAAGTAGATCTATACTGGGCAGCTGGCCCAGGCGCTACTGTTACCGCAAATGGAACAAACAGAACCCTGCTTGTAGAAGAGGTATAAAATGGTTTTTGATATTATTTATCCATGGAAATCTTACAAAATTCATCTTCCATCTCTTCATATGTTGATGAAGTCATCCGTAAAGGGATACATTGGCATGTCTGCAGATGATCGTTTGACAATCCATTTGTCAGAAGAGCCGTCTGATCTAATGAAAGATCGAGTTCAGATGATGATGGACGCCCTCAATGAAGAAGAAGAGTCTCAAAAGATTGAACAAGACAAAAAGCGTGACGAAGCCCTTAAGATGGCCAAGAATGAAATCACAAATATGTTTTGGGATTCAATGATTCCTGCAGAAAGAAAAATAGTCATGGGCCATAATCTCGAGATTTCTGACTTGGACGATCTCGTAAAAAAATACATCAAATAATTTTTAGGAAGAAAATATGTCTCAAGGACCAAAGAGCTTATATGATGATCACCTTCAAACTGTCACAGAGATAGTTGAAGACCTAGGTCTTGTTAGCGGAACTGTTGGGCCTCCTGGCCCTGTTGGTCCCGAAGGTCCCGAGGGCAAGTCTGCATATGAAGTTGCAATCAGCCCTCCAAATAATTTTCAAGGAACCGAAGCGCAATGGCTAGAAAGCCTAAAAGGCGAAAAAGGCGATGAAGGCAAGTCTGCTTATCAGATTGCGATCAGTCCCCCTCATAATTTTCAAGGAACCGAAGCGCAATGGCTTGAAAGCCTTGAAGGCAAGTCTGCGTATGAAGTTGCAGAGTCTATTGGAGCGCCAAATACAGGCACTGAAGCTGAATGGATTGCAAGCTTAAAAGGCGAAAAAGGCGACAAAGGCGACAAGGGAGACCAGGGCGAAATCGGACCTATCGGACCCCAGGGTCCCGAAGGCGGTCCTCCCGGTCCAGAAGGCCCTGCGGGCCCTGCTGGAGAAGATGGTCTTTCTGCATATGACATTGCCTTTGCTCTTGATTCATCAATTGGAGGCGAATCTCAATGGATTGCCAGCTTAAAAGGCGAAAAGGGGGACAAGGGCGACCAAGGCTTTATGGGGCCCGCTGGCCCGGATGGGCTCTCTGCATATCAAATTGCACAACAACCTCCTCATAATTTTGTAGGAAGTGAAGCAGACTGGTTGGAAAGCCTTAAAGGAGAAGCGGGGTCGGATGGACTTTCTGCATATCAAGTCGCATTGGACAATGGGTTTGAAGGAGATTCAGTCCAGTGGCTTGAAAGCTTAAAAGGGCCAAAAGGCGACCAGGGTGAAAAAGGCGACAAAGGCGACCAGGGCTTTGCGGGGCCTGCTGGGGCAGAAGGACCTTCTGCATATGACATTGCCTTTGCTCTTGATTCATCAATTGGAGGCGAAGCCCAGTGGCTAGAAAGTTTAAAAGGACCAAAAGGCGATGAAGGCGATATAGGCCCTGCCGGGCCAAAAGGCGACCAGGGCGATCCAGGACCAGTGGGGCCAGTAGGTCCAGCCGGGCCAGCAGGGCCAGCAGGAGAAAAAGGCGATCAGGGCGATCCTGGACTTTCTGCATATCAAGTTGCAGTAGCAAATGGCGATCCAAATACAGAAACCGTATCGCAATGGCTTGAAAGCTTAAAGGGTGAGCAGGGTGAAAAAGGCGACAAGGGCGATCCAGGAATTCAGGGATTGCCCGGAAGCGTCGGCCCTGCCGGACCAGCAGGAGAAAAAGGCGATCCAGGCGATGACGGGCTTTCTGCATATGAGATTGCAATCAGCCCCCCAAATAATTTTCAAGGGACTGAGGCCGAATGGCTTGCAAGTCTTAAAGGCGAAAAAGGTGATAAGGGTGACGATGGAGATGTAGGCCCAGCGGGTCCAGTCGGGCCACAGGGTTTGCCTGGAAATGTTGGACCAGCAGGGCCAGCAGGAGAAAAAGGCGATCAGGGAGACCCGGGACTTTCTGCATATCAGATTGCGCAACAGTTTCCTTATAATTTTTCGGGAACCGAGGCAGAATGGCTTGCAAGCCTAAAAGGCGAGCAAGGCGATGTGGGGCCAGCCGGACCAGCGGGGCCAGCCGGAGAAGTTGGGCCAGCGGGACCAGCGGGAGAAAAAGGCGACCAGGGCGATCCAGGTCAGCCATTTACAATAGCAAAAATATATGCATCCCTAGGCGATCTTCAGGCTGATACTTTTCCTTCAGGAATATTGCCGGGTCAGTTTGCAATCGTATCTTCAAATGTAAACGATCCCGACAATGCCAAGCTTTATAGATGGGATGGGATTCAATATACATTTATTGTAGACATGAGCGGAGCCCCCGGGTCTGGCGGAGGATCTGGCTCTTCCATGTCCGTAAATGGATTGATTGAAGATCCAAAAGTAAAAAGCTATGTGTTGATTCAGTCTGCTCCATCTTCTGGAACAATAACCTCGTTAAAAGCTCAGACATCAAGCGGTAGCTGTACTGTCCAAATTTACAAAAACAGTGTGGCGCAATCTGGATCTACACTTGTTGTTGATAACCTAGTAGAGGCGTCTTTGGTATTGTCTATTGCTGTAGCAGAAGATGACAATATTGCCTTAGTCGTAACGGCTACTACATTTGCTGAAGACTTGTCTTTTAGCTTAAAAATCATATGAAGTACATATACATTCCAAAAGTATACAATTCTTTAAGGATTTCTAATCGAGTAAATAATCAGCCCTCGGGAGCCGGGGCAAACCTCAATAAGACACTTGCAAGGGGAATTAGAATTTCTCCGACCATAGGGCTTGGAAATAATAATCAAATAAGTTTTAGTTTTTGCATAAGACCAGCCTTTTTTTCAGAACTTCTTAGGCTATATTCGGTTGCTACTGGGGCTATGGCGCAAAATCTATCACTGAGTGATGGGTCGATTGCGACAACCGGGATCGGCTTTTCTGCAATTTCATCAAGAAGCGATGGCTCTACTTTATCTCAAATAAATATAAATAACTCACTTGCCGATACAGAAAAATGGATAACAGTATTGTTGACAATTGATGCCGTTCCAGCGACAAAGACAATGAGTCTATACATAAACGGCTATCTATTTAGAACAGTCACTACTACAACAAGCTTTAACTATACATCTAGTTTTTTAGAGTCTTATTTTTTAACAAGCTTTATAGGGACAATAAGAAGTTTTCAAATTTGGAATTCTTTTTTTAACTCAACCGAAGCTTTAAGCCTTCATAATTCTGCGCTTGCAAGACAAGAATCTTCATTCCCCACCATTTTTTCTTCAAAAAATCTAAGACAAGGATTCATTTTTGAAAGCAACAAAATTACTAAGGGTACAAATTCAATTGATATTTCATTAAATGATTGGACAACTCCAGCGTCAGATCCACCCGCACTTTCGATTACGGCAACAACAACATCCGGAAATACAACAATTAGTGGAATAACAAGCACAACAGCTATTAAAGTCGGAATGGTTGTGTTTGGGTCTGGAATACAGTCAGCAACTAGAGTAACATCAGTTGCAGCGAATTCAATAGTTGTATCAAAAGCTCCAACAGCATCCGCAACTGTAAGCTTGAATTTTTATCCAAGAAATATTTGGAAACTTGGATCTTTCTATTCATCTATTACTGGAGGAAATACTCTTTACATATCATGTGATGATGGCTCAACTGCTGGATATGTGGATGGCACTACGGCATCGTATGTGTATAAAGACATTGCCGTAACATCTAGCGCATCGATTCTTTCTCTAAAATGTTTTTTACCAAGAGAAAGCTCATCGGCTGATTTTTTTAAGATTTTGATTTCAAATACTAGCTTTGCGCCAGTTAATGATACTGAATACAATGCCTCTTTGCCTAATGGTGGATCTTATGGAAATGCTAACATATTAAAACAAAGCATGAATTTTGTTTATGATGGATATGGGGGTCATGGAAGGCCAAACGATGAAAAAACAATAAATTACGACCTAAGCGATTATGAAGGGCAAACGGTAAGAGTGATTTTGTGTTTTCGTGCAGACACTTCAATTAACTCTATAGATGGCACAGCGGGCCCGGTTGCTGTATTGTCTGCAAAAATGATCGAAAAATCCACAATCGAAGGAATTATTTCTAGAGATTCTTTGGGTCAGCTTATTCCAAACGGAGATTTTGAGCAAGGCACTACTAATTGGAATTTTGCAAATCAGACAAATGCTTGGGTTATTGGTCCTGCTGATAAGCTTTATAGAAATAGAGCTTTATACATATCTTCAGACAACGGCATTTCTTCTGCCTATAACGCAAGCTCTGTATCTATTTCTCATGCATGGACAAACATTACCCTTTCGGACTCTAATCCAAGAATAAAATTTGCCGTTAAAGCGGGAGGGGAAGGGTCTCCTGGAGCTTTTGATTATTTAAAAATTCGTGTTGTAAGCGATCCTAATAATTCATTCAGCGCTTCCAGCCTAGCGAGTCCGGTAGCAGGAACTCTTGCTATATCCGGGACCTCAATACACGATCAGAATATAAACCTAACAAGTGGCTGGACACTATATGAAATAAATCTTACCGGACTTTTTTTACAAACTTTTGGTGTTCGACTTGTTTTTACTTGGGTAAATGACTCAGGTGCAGCAACTCAGCCGGGGGCCGTAATCGATGGCGTGTCTGTGTCAAATAACTCAAATGTATCTATGGGTCCATATGAGCCAATAACTTTACCAATGATATTTAATTTTATGGAGTTTACGGATGATGCTCCTTAATCTATCGAGGCTAAAATGCCAAGCATAAAAGGGCCGGATAGCCCTATCAATTTAATCACAATAGTCTCTGCCAATACAGTTCAGGTTCCTGCATCTGTATCTAGTCCATTGGTCATGACTATTGCTGGCCAGCAATATAGGATTGTGTCCAACTTACTGCTAGACACTACTAAGGTAGGAGCTGGCGGTCTTGATGTCGGACCAGTATCCGCAAGCGCCTATTCCATACACCTGGTAGTTCACGAAAGAACACTTGCTCTTGTCGCTTCTTTATCTTCTTCAGCCCCTTCTGGATTTACTGCTTTTAGGTTAATAGGCCGAATGATTGTCATGAATGTTAATGGCACATTTAGGGTCGTATTAGCAAATACTTCACTAAACATATCTCTTTCTGACTTAAATCCAATAGGCATGGTCGTGTCGAGCATGCTGACCGAGGATCAATTTCAAAGACTAAATGGATCTGGATGGATTTTAATGGATGGCAGAAGCGTGACCGGATCTACCTATGCTAATATTACAGGTAGCAATAATATTCCTGACGCTAGAGGTCTTGTTCTTCGCGGAAAGAATAACGGAAGAGGAGATGGCGCTCAGAATCCAGATGGAGACTTTGATTTGGGATTGTATCAAGGAGATACATATGCAAGCCACAAGCATGCAATTACACTATCTCATGAAGCAAACGGAGGCAAAGACGGCTCCGGATGGCCTGCCGTAGACTTTAGCGGTCCTATAGTTTTTCACAATGAATTTCAAGCTAGTGGAGCAGAATCGTTCAATAATGGAGTAGGAAACCCCTTGCATAATAGCGGTGGAAACGAAACCCGCATGAGAAACATAACAGTAAATCATTTCATAAGGATCAACTAATATGCCAAGCATAAGAGGAACAGATACTCAAGTTACTTTAATTAGCATAACATCTTCTACTGCAATTCAGATTTCTGCATCTGTATCTAGTCCATTCTTGGCCACAATTGGTGGACAGCAATACAGGAGGACAACCCCTCTTACTTTAGACATCAGCGTTTCTGGGGCAGGAGGAATAGATACAGGAGCTGTTGGAGCAAATACTTATTTTATTTTCTTGACCGTAAACCTAGGAGGGCTCGCTCTTGTTGCTTCCTTATCGTCTTCCGCCCCTACAGGATTTTCTGCATCAAGACTTATAGGGCGAATGGTTGTCGGATACAACGCAAATGTATTGAATGTTTTGCTTGCTAGCCCAGAAGATATTTATCAAGTTAATCTCAATGAAAAAGCTCCCAATATACTCGTAAATGGAGATATGGCAATTGCTCAAAGAGGAGTAGGGCCAACTGCCATAACTAGCTCCGTGAGATTTGTCGTTGATCGCTGGAATACATTCAGGACAACGGACGCTACTGGACTTACGGCAAGTAGACAATTAAGTGGCATCGCTTCTCTACCGTACTGCTATCGCCTACAAAGAAATAGCGGAGACACAAGCACACAAAAGCTTATTACTCTTCAAAATGTTATTACAGAAAATGCTCTTAAATATTCTGGTAAAGTCGTAACCCTAAGCTTTTACGCTAGGCGTGGCCCAACGGCTTCATCTAGCTCTCTGGCTGTTATTTTTGCTTCTGGAACAGGAACTAATCAATCTCTTAGAACTGGATATACCGGACAAGTAACGGTTATGAGTACATCTGTTACATTGACCACTAGCTGGCAAAGATTTTCTTTTGCATTGCTTATTCCCTCTAGCTCAACACAATTTGCCCCAAGCTTTGAATATACTCCAACAGGAACTGCTGGGGCGAATGATTATTTTGAACTTACTGGAGTCATGTTAAATGAGGGTGGCATCCAAGACTATCGTGGAGTAGGCCCCAATCTTGCTGATGATTTTATAGCGTGTCAGCAATATTATGAACTAATTCAAGGATTCGTTGGATACTGCGAAGGAACTGCAACCGCCTCTATTACAGGAAATTTTGCGGTCCAAAAATGGACAGTCCCAACAATACTTACCATTGGAAGCGTGGGAATGAGGGCCCCATCAGGAGGCCAAGACTTTACTTCTGCCTCGCCCACCATAGCTAACCAGACTGCGACTGTAAAAGGATTTTGGACTCAGGTAACTGGTTTTGCAAGTTTGCCTAATACTCTTCCAATAACAGACAGGGTCTTTAACTCAAATATACGGGCTGAAGCCGAAATTTATTAAGGAGAACCTATGCCAGCCACACCAAAATTAAATATTACTAGATCCCTAACTCAAGGCGATTTAAATCCTATTGGCATGGTTGTATCAAGCATGCTAACTGAAGCTCAATTTCAAAACCTAAATGGCACTGGATGGGTATTGATGGATGGAAGATCTGTGGCTGGGTCTGCCTATGCATCGGTGACAGGCAATGCCTCAATTCCTGATGCTAGAGGCATGGTATTGCGTGGTAAAAACAACTCGAGAGCTGACGGAAATCAAAACCCAGCAGGAGATAGGGCGCTAGGCGAATTCGAAGGCGATCAAATGCAGGGGCATCATCATTCATATTTTGGTGCAAATAATACGGGCACTGGCTCTAATTCTTTTACAATTCAAAATAATATATTTGGGCCATTCACTGGAGCAGTATCTTCTCCAACAAATGATGGCACTAACGGACCCCCTCGCACCGGAAATGAAACTCGAATGAAAAATATAACACTCAACCATTTCATAAGGATCAACTAATATGCCAGCCACACCAAGACTTTCAGTATCAGGATCAGGAGCTTCCCAGTCTCTTTCTGTGGGATCATTTACCGTAAAAACATCGGACCTAAACCCCGTAGGCATGGTTGTGTCAAGCATGCTTACTGAAGCTCAGTTTCAGGCACAGAATGGCACTGGATGGGTATTGATGGATGGAAGAAATGTGTCGGGGTCTGCCTATGCCACCATTACCGGAAGCACTACAGTCCCCGACGCTAGAGGCATGATTCTTCGTGGTAAGAATAATGGAAGGTCCGATGGAAGCCAAAATCCAGATGGCGACTCAAGTTTAGGCGCTTATCAAGGGGACAATTTCGGAAGCCATAGACATAACTATGGTCCAGATGGCGGAACTGATGGAACGCACAATAGGCAAGTCGTTTTTAATAGCTCTCCAACTGGTGGATCTGGTTCTTCTCCAATTGGATTTGGCCAGGCGTTTAATGGTGGTGGAGGATCGGGCCACTGGATGGGAATTTACAACAGCGGCGGAAACGAAACTCGTATGAGAAACATAACCGTCAACCACTTCATCAAGATCAACTAAATTAGTAGTTGTAAAAAAATACAAAATAATTCTTGATTCATTTTGTCCAAAAATGTATTCTGAATACATGAAGGACGCAATTCAAATCAATCAAGAGCAAATGCAACAAGTAATGAACTCTGAAGTAATCTTTGTAAACCATTCTGGGGGCAAAGATTCTCAAGCCATGATGGCATACATCATGACCCTTGGCTTTAAGGGAGAGATTGTTGTGGTTCACTCTGACCTTGGAGAGATGGAGTGGGAGCCTATGCATCACTTCATCCAGGCCAACAGCTTTGGCCTTCCTGTCCATGTTGTTAAGCCTGAGCTTGACTTTTTTCAACTGTGTCGCAAGTACAACCGCCTTCCTTCTGGCCTCGCCCGGTTTTGCACCAGCGAACTCAAAACTCGCCCTATTTCAAAATTCATTAAGGAATACATGGCATCTAAGGGCTATACCAAGGCAGTCAATGCAATTGGAATTAGGGCTGAAGAGTCTCCAGCTCGAGCCAAGAAAGAGCCCTTCAAGAAAAGCAAAATCTCTACTAAGGCCCATAATATCATTGAATGGTTTCCTATTTTTGATATGAAAATTGGAGATGTTTGGTTTCAAATCAAAAAAGCAGGCCAACAGCCTCATCCTATTTACTCTAAAGGTTTCAGCCGTCTTTCTTGCGTATTCTGCGTATTTGGCAGGATTGAAGAACACAAAAAGGCTGCCCAGATGCGGCCTGAGCTTTTTCAAAAAATGGCTCAGCTTGAAGTTGAACTCAACAAAACCATCAGGCTCAAGCAAGTAGATGGTCAAAAGAAAAATAAATTCATGACCGAGTATTGCTGATCTTGGAAACGCTGACATTGCCCATGATCACCAGCACATTATTTTTTCCAAACACTTTTGACGCCTTTTCCTTTATGGCCAAGAGAGCCTCATAGTCTTCCAGGTCAGGGAAGTGAAGAATGATTTTTTCTCCCTTATTGACCTTAATAGACTTAAAGCTTGCGATCTTGAAAGAATGAGTGTTTTGATTTTTGTTCATAGCTTCTCCACAAATGATTTAACAAAAGCTCCACGAATAGTCACAAATGCCTCATCGCTCCTGGCACATCGAGTTAGCGTATTTTCTTGCACAAAAGAGTCAAATTTATATGGGTCATAAACAATACGGATTCTTGAATTCATATTTGGTTTTCTTGCATTCTTAATCCATATACCTTCTACGCCAGCGTGGACATTTTTTGACTCTTCGGCAATCACCCTCTGTCTACGCACCTCAGATACCTTAAATTTGCAATCCTTTAAGCTAATCGAGTCTACATGGGCAATTACCAGACCCGACTTGACATCCCTTACGCTTAAGCAGTTTTTGTGGAGATTCCTGTATACATACACACGAATCCCGCTATTATTTTTCTTTTTCATTCCAGTCGATTTCCAGCAATAGATCTTTAAAGCTTTCGCTGTCAATTATCGCAGAGAACCCAAGGCCAATCAGGGAGTCTCTGACGCTAATTGCCCTGGAAGCCCCCATTCGTGTCCTTGGGAATGCAACAGAGCAGTTTTGGATTCCAGACTTGGCAATCATTTCTACAAGTCTTAGAGTCCCGGATAGATCTTTTGGTTCACGAAAAGATCTAGTCAGTTTCCTCGCTACTTTTGCGTCTAGTTTTTTCATCTGGGCTTCCCTTTCCTTTGCATGCACAAACAGCTTTGCCGTCAAAGTATTCAATATCTTCCCCGCATTCTTTGCAGGACCTTACCTTCCTTAGATCATCTTCAAGAACCATTTCATCCCATTGTCTCATTCATTCTCCTTTTTATTTTATCACAAAACTCACTACCAAGCTATTCCCAAATCTATCGAAACAAAAGATCTGCCTGCTCCTGGAGTGGCAGAAACATGCTTGTAATTTACACCGATAGAAGAGCCAGAGCTGTCCCTTAACCCCACATAAAGGTCATGATTAAGATTTGGAAAATAGCTATTTATTTGATTGTCTGGGGCAGAAACAAAAGCCAAACCATGAACGGATCTCAAGACTAAATAAGAGACTTTAATCTCAATCCCTAGCGAGGCATTAGAGAAGAAAGAAGACTTTGGACCAAGCCAAGCCCCTGCCTCATACTGATAAACGACCGAGCCAATCAGGTTATCTCTAAATCCAATCGAGGACATTACCGAACTGTCGGATGATGGAATGCTTGGGCCATGCCTAAAAAAGGATTCGGCAAAGCATGCCTGGGAGAGAAATAAGATCCCTATTAGGGCCCTGACCATAATTCATCCCATTAAGAAATAGTTGAAGAATCCATTATCTTCATATTCTTTTAGAATCTTGGCCAGTGGCTTTTTGAGCTTTTTAGGCTTCTTGGGTGATGCTTTGGTTTTCAGCTTCTTTTTCGATGAGCTTTGTTTTTTCATGGCGAGGCTTTCTTTCTAAGAAGCTTCTTCAAAGTCTTTATTGTAGATGATGCATTTTCATGATCCTGAACCCATGAATCTAGATCATATTCATTGTCATCATCTTTTCTGCCCACCCCAATAAATCGAGAAGATGAGTCTTTAATTAGCTGGATATACTGATCGAGAGGCTTCATCATGCAATAATGACCACGAAGGACCTCTCTTAGCTCATCGATAGTAAATCCTTCTGTCTTTTTTGCAATACTTTCTATAGCATCCTTATCAGAGATTTTGGTTGCCAAATATGCCTTTCTCGCATTGAGACTAGGAAATCCGACCTCGATTACAGAGGCAAATCTTCCGGGTCTTCTAATCCTGGCCGGGATTCTTTCAATGTAATTTGTGGTGGCAATATACATTGCGTTCTTTTTTTGAACTTCACCATCAAGAACATGCAAAAGTCCGGTCTCGTCATTCTTTACATGCTCATCCATTTCTTCAAAAATAACTAAAACTCGAGTGTCTGGCTGAACAGAATCTAGGACATCGTATGTTGTTTTAAGAGAAGCTGGCTGTGGGTTAAAAAGAACAATCCCGCCAGAGGCTATTATCTTTTGAGAAACCCGACTAACAATGCATGTTTTTCCTGTTCCTGGGCTACCGTAGAGCAGGATATTCATCTTTTGAAGAAATCCAAAACTATCAAATCTGGACATGCATTCTGCAGATAGAAACATATCCATATCTTTCATGACGGAGTCGTATTCTGTTCCAGGTAAATCGACGAGCTGATCATGGTTATTTTCCATGGCTACAAAAGTGACAGCGTCATTTCGCATATCCCAGTCAACTCGATAGACTCCGGGATCAAGAGTCTTATGAATACTTACACCCGGAACAGGCTGGTATTCTTTGTCTACTTTTAGATATCCTTCGTACTTCTTAACCATGTTCGCCTCAAAAAATAAAAAGGGGAAGCTCTGGATGAAAGGGAGGAAAGGGATTCATCGATATCCCCACAGAGCTTCCCCTACTGAATTACGCCTGTCCTTCCATTTGGGTGGAGGAAGCGGATCGGACAGTGACGCTCTTCAGAAACTTAAGAAGAGATCCATCAAGACCAGACATTTCTTCGTCTGTATATTGAAGGGCTTTTGAAATATCATACAGTGTAACTTCAGATGCGGTTACTGTATATCCGCCTCGGGGGCCTCGTTGGCCATGGATCAGGCCTGCGCCACGCAGGCGTCGAGCAATCTGTTCCAGGAAGCTTACAGTGCCTCCTACCTCTGTAACAAGATCAGATACTGGTCTTTTCTTAGTGGTGTCTAGTGACTTTACAATCTTTACGGCTAGCTCTAGTTTCTTTGGAATCTTCATACTTTTTTCTCCTTTGGATTAAAACCAATCTAAATATAATTATACCTATTTAGTAGTGTTGTGGGGGGCCGAAGCCCCCCACCATTCTCTTTAAGCAATCCGCTCAAAGACTTTTGTGATCTCTGCATCTTCAATTTCACTAGCCTGCTTAAGGAGGTTTGTGCCCCCATCTGCAAAGAGCTTTGCAACATTGTTGCGGATCTCCCTGTGACGGAGAGGAGAAAGCTCTCCCCCACGGCGACTGGTGGCCCAGGTGAAGCCATTATACATGGCCCATGCAGTTCTCTTAATTCCTTCTTGTTCTGCCCGATCACTCTCTACACAGTGCTTGGCAAAAGAAGCTACATTGAGAGGGAGAACTTTCTCTTTGACAGCGACTGCCACAGCCTTGACAGCAAGCTCTTTGGAGACTTCAGTCTGTCCAAGCTGGCGGTAGAAAGGAACCAGTTTGTTTTCAAAGTTTTCAAGAGCCATCTGAGCAGTCTGAAGAAGCCCTTCAACACTGACTCCACCTACATGAAGGAAGCGCTGGCTGACATCTTTTACTGCAGACTTTGCCAGGTTCAGGCAGACAAGACGCATGGACTCAAGCTCAAGGGACAGGGCATTGAGGCCATCATAGCTATTGACCAGAGTCAGGACGGGATAAAGGACATCTCCTTTGTTGCCTGGAGTGATCTGGTATGGCTTCATAACCTGGAACTGAGCCATCATTTTGGCGCCATTCCGGTCAAGGCTTACATTCTTGAGGGAGAAGGGCATGCCTACATTATTCATGCCTTCAAATGCAGCCTGCAAAACATCTGCATGAGGAACCAGCTTGTATTCAGGGCTGGCATAGCCAAGAATCTGTGGGCCCTCTTGTCCATCCAGGCGAAAAATAGCATCCCGCTCTGTTTCCATATTTTGCCCATTATGGGTAAAATTCATTCTTGCCCTGGTGACAGGGAAAGTTACAGCTTGAATAGCTGCCTGTTGATCTTCAGTTTCCAGTACCTTATAGTTCTTAAGTTCGATGATTTGGCTCATACTTCCTCCTCTGAGCTGTTACTTGTATAGAATAGCAAACAAATGATTATGGGTCAATTCTTTTTTTTATTATCTTTCCACCAACCTATCAATTATATCCATTAACATGTCGCAGTAAACATCTTTAACTACTGCCTTGGACTTCCAGGCGCCCTTCCAGACTCTGCCAATTTCGACAGAATAGGTGTCATTGGCCATCAATCTAACCAAAACAATACCTTTATGTTTCATTCCATTTACCCTAAACTGAAGTCCTCCAAGGGTATAGTTTTCCTGAATCTTCCCTTCTTTTAGGGCAACATAATCTTTAGAACCCCATGCCCAAAATGCCATTGGGTCGGTTGCTTTAATCTGTTGTTGAATTGTGACGGCAACTTCATAAGGTGTCATTTTGCTCTCTCCTTACATTCAGAGTAACAAAACCCACCATATTGGTCAACAAAAAATAATCAATAAAATAAAAAATTTAAACTATTGATTTTATTAAAGATCTAGGCGCTCTTCAATTACTTCGCCAGTTTCTGCATGAATTTCTTTTCGAGATGCAGAATGCCTTGCTAGCGTGTCGCACATTGGAAAATTAAAATCAATCACTAGGGATGTAGGTTTACGAGGGATTCCTGTCTCTGGATCTGGATCGTTTCTTAGGGCCCGGCCATCTGCTTGCCTTGTTTTTGATCTAGATGCTCCACCCTGAAGCTGAAACATAACATCAACCGGGATCAAATCTGTGCCCTCGCCAAGAGTGCTAGTGCCCATCAGAAGCTTTAGCTGTCTTTGGTTAAAAGCCTTCAGGTAGTTCTCATTTTCTTTACCGCCACCAACACAGACCCCGTATTCTACGCCAGACAAGTGTTCGGCAAATTTTTCAGCATGCTCTTTTTCATCAATTAAGATCAATACTGAAAGACCATCTTCCACAAATGCTTTAGCCATAGAAGCAACCTTAGCTGTCAAAAGGTCATTTCCCAGGACCCAGTTTTTGTAGCATTTTCCCTCATCGGGATCGTTTGTCGCTTCGGATCTTTGGACTCCAGTTTCGACTCTTTTGTTGTCTTTAGTTTTCCACTTCTTAAAGCTACCTTGTGTCCGATATACCGAATACACAAAATAAGTAGGTTTTGCTAGATATCCAGACTCAATTGCCTGGGATGCGGTGTATTTATACGCAATATCTCCAACCGCAGAATGTACGAGAATAGTACCGCCATCAGCTCTTTCTTCGTCTGCAGTAAGTCCAAACCTATATACTGCGTTAGGTATTTTTTCTACTACTGCGCCAAAGAAAGTGTCTGCAGCGACATGGTGAACCTCATCGGCAATGACCAGACTAATGTCATCAAATGTCCCGGGCTCTGAGGCATAGACAGATTGATATGTGGCAACAGTAATCCAGCAATCTTGTTTTCTTTTGCCAGAATATTCTCCAACCATCTTGTCCCCAAACCTGGCCTTGAATCTTCTTACTGTCTGATTCAGAATTGGAGTAGACGGCACAAGAAATATAGCCTTGCACCCTAGCTTAGCAATCAGCTCTTCGCCCAGAACCGTTTTGCCTACCCCAGTTGCGATCTTTAAGAGGCCATTTGATTTGCCCTCAAGAGCCTGGAGGGCTTCCTCTTGAGGCTTTCTTAGCTTTTTCTTTTCGCCTTTTTGACCAAGATGTTTTTTGTTTGGCTCGAAATTTCTGGTTTCATCTATTTGTACTGTAGCTTTGCCATTTAAGAATTCTATGGTTCGATCCAAAAGACCAATAGGCACAAGTAAAGAACTGCCTTCTGTTTTACAGCACTTAACGATGATAGAATCTTTAATCTCTTTTATCTTTTTTGCGTACCAGCCATCATACCATTCTGGTTTGTCTTCCATTCTGGATCTACGAAACTTCTCGGCCTTCAAGAAGCGGGTCATTTCATATTGAGCTGATTTGTTGGTGTAAGAAAAGTGCTTATCTATTTCTTCCAAGATACTGCTCGGAGCAGTAACAACAACCCAGGCTGGCTTTAGGGTAAGGTTGGCATGCATCACCCTACTATTATACTCAGCAAAGATTCCTATCTATTTCGATTAAAGAAAACCGAGTGCCCGACTTAAGAATAATCTCCCAGCCATCGGACTTATTGATTATTGCAAAAGTTTCTTCAGTAGCAACATTCCATTTAGGGTGGCTTTTTTTGTTGAGGCCACGAAGATAGACTGGCTGCCAAGGAAGGGGCTCTTCAATAGGATTACCGCCTTGGTCTACTAGGTAGCCTTCTACCGCCTCCTCGTCTTCCCTTGCCTCTGCGTCCATCGGTAGGATTCTGGTCATCAATACGGCCTTCCAAGGCTTCTGAAAGAAATTCTTCAATTTCTTTTTGCTTTTTAGCTTTTTTGGATTTCGCTGGGTCTTCATCTGGAGCCTCCTCGACTTCTTCGGGACTGGAGTCAACAACATTTAGGTGCTGTCTCGGGACTACAAGTATTGATCTGGTGTGATTCTCGACCTCGACAAGGTAGGTTTCGCCATAGGCTAGGCCAAGAATAATTCCAAACCCTTTATATCCTGATTTGCTATAAGTGATGTAAACAGAAGTTCCGGCTTTAAGTTCCACCAAGGATATTATCCCTTACCCCTCACAGGCCTTGCATTCATCAATTTTTCTCTCGTAATCTCGAGTAGATAGGTCTCCCTTAAGGACGGATTCTGACCTAAAGTAGTAAAGCGACTTCAGCCCCTGCTTCCAAGCCTCCATATGTACTTGGTGAATGTACTTAGGCGATGCATTTTGTGGAAAAAACAAGTTTACGGACTGGCCCTGATCAATGAACTTTTGACGCTGTCCGGCCTGTTTAACAATAGCAAATTGATTGATCTCCCTTGCAGTCAAAAACACTTCTTTTTCGTGTTCGCTAAGAAAATCAAGATGCTGAATAGATCCGCTGTTCTCGAGGATAGTTTTCCAGACATCTTCTGTATCTTTGCCTTTTTCCTGCAAAAGCTTTCTAAGCAATGGATTTTGCTGAACAAAATTGCCTTTTGCGGTCTTTTTAGCATAGGCATTGGCAACTATTGGCTCAATCCCAGCCGATACATTCCCAGAAATAATTGAATTAGAGGCAGTCGGTGCGATAGCCGTAAGGTGGCTATTCCGCATGTTGGTCCCAGCACACCATTCTGGCTCACCATATTCCTGAGCAAGCTTCCTGGAGGCTGCATGAGACTGGTCTTTGATCTGCTTAAAAATTTGAGAATTAAGCATCATAGACTCAAAAGAATCGAAAGCAAGCATCTTCGACTGAAGCAGGGAATGCCACCCCAAGACTCCAAGGCCAAGGGCTCGGCTCTTTTGAGCAAAACGCACAGACCTTTCAAAGCCTCTCAAGTTCTTTGCTTTTTGAATAAACTCTTCCATGACTCCATCGAGAAAGTATGTTGCAATTTCTACAAGATCGGTATCTTTCCATTCGTCCCATTTAGTCAAATTAAGAGAAGAAAGACAGCAAACAAAAGAATGGTCTTCATCGGTATACAAGAAAATTTCTGTGCAAATATTGCTTGTCTTAACAGTTAGATTGTTGTTTAGGTAGGCCTGGGGGCGTTGGCGATTAACATTATCTTTGAAGAAGATATACGGCTCCCCGGTTTCTGCTCGGGTGCGGATAATCTCTTTCCAGATCTCTCTGGCTTTTTTGTCGCCAGATTCTACCTTGTTCATAAAATCATCGCCTACACAAACCCCCTGATGAATATTCTGGCACTGGCGATTCTCGTCTCCTGTAGGCCTGCGAACACGAAGAAATTCTTCAATATCACCATGCTCAACATCAAGATACCCGGCAGTAGCGCCCCTACGAGTTTGTCCCTGGCTGACAGAGATAGTTGTGGAGTCGAGAACCTTGAGCCAGGGAACTACACCTTCGGATTTGCCATTTCCAGTAATAAAGGCTCCCCGGGCCCGGACATCGCCCCAGTAAGATCCCACTCCCCCACCGTACTTTGACAGCATAGCGATTTCATGGATTGTGGTAAAGATACCATCAACCGAATCTGGAACATGGACAGAAAAACAAGAAATAGGCAGACCCCTAAGAGTGCCTGAGTTGGCAGCTACAGGAGTCGCAAGGCAAAGCCATCCCTTCCACATGGCATCAAAAAATTTAGCTTCAAGATCAGGCCTCTTGAGATATCCGGCAACAGACTTAGACACTCGAGACCACATACCTCGAGGAGTTTCTCCTTCAAGTAAATACCCGCTTGATAGGGTCTGGAATCCTTCTGTCGTCATCCATTCTGGAGCCTGATTGTCTTGCTTAAGTTGTTCTAGCTTCATTGCTTCTCCTTATTCGTACATGCTGTCCCAGTTTTGATTGCCCTTAGAATAATCCGAAACTCTCTGAGAGAAAAAGTCGGTATGCTGAACTCCTGCGGTGAAATAGTCAAACCACTTCATCCTTCCAACTGCTTCTTTATCTATGTTGTTCCAGTTTGGCTTAAATCCAATATCACCAAGCTTTACATTTGCACGATGCCTAATGTATGCCTTCAAGTCTTTCGCAGACAATCCTTCAATATCTCCCATCTCGAAAGCTTTGTCAATAAATTCGTCTTCAAGTTTTACGGTAAGTCTTGCAGCCTCATAGATAGCCTTTTTAAGATCGTCAGTTAGTAGGGAGGGGTTTTCACTCACGATCTGCCTAAATAGCCAGCACCCGGCCTCAGAATGGAGAGATTCATCCCTGACGGAAAAAGAAATAATCTGGCCAAGGCCTTTCATTAGATTTCTCTGACTAAAAGACAACAGAATAGCAAACTGGCTAAATAAAGCTACGCCTTCCCCAAAAGCAGAGAAGATAGCGATAGATTTTGCAATTTCAGAATGGCTATTGCTACTCTTGACATCAATCAAGCGGTCGATTCTGGCTTTGGCTGTAGGCTCATGAAGAAACGCATCATAATCCTCGAGCCCTAGGGATTCGTTTAGGTAAGCATAGGACTTGGTATGGATCGTTTCCATGTTTGCAAAAGCCGAAGACATCATGCCGATCTCAACTTTGGGAAACCACTTATGGACCTTGCGACCCCAATAATCATTCACAATAGTCTCTACTTGAATGAATCCTTTTAGGGTTTGGCCGATAAGATTTTTTTCGGCTGTGGTCAGGTTTTCTTTCCAGTCTGTAATGTCTGACGACATAGAGATTTCGGAATGAAGCCAGTGAGCCTGATTTTGCTTTAGCCAATACTGGTAGGCCTGATCATACTCAAAAGGCATATAGGTACTGCGACGAGAAAAAATAGACATGATGCTCCTTTTGGCAATAACGCCAAGGTGTTTACTCTAGGTTATTGGGAAATGTTTTTAAGACGATCTACAAACCGCAGAACATCTTTTTCGGTAAAGCCGGGGTTGTGACTTGGGTACATCAAAGAATTCGGATCAGATTCATGATCAAGACCATAACAATGTCCGATTTCATGCAGTACAGTAGAGCGGAACTTCATACCATCATCATATATCCAATCTTCGTTAATAGCAAGTTCGATTTTGCAATCAAACTTATCCTGGACCGCCTGGCCAAGAGTGCCATCTTTTGATTGGTTTCCCCAGCTAATTGTGATTGGATAGGTTCCTTCTCTTTTCATGCAATTATCGCATTTCTGATTGTAATAATCAACAGTTTGATCTACCCACTCACATAGCATTTGCTGTTTCTTATCAAACATAGATGCGCTACACTTTTTGTAATAAGCATTCTTGGGGGGATCTGCAATCTCATCTGTAAATTTAGATGAATAAATAGCAATAGGAATCATAAGCAGAGTCACCACGACAGAATCAACTACGCTTCCTAGCAGGCTTAAGGACTTCAAGCTTCCCCCTTTTGGCGACAACTTCGGTCGCTGGTACAAATTTTAACTTAGAAACCGATCTTTGTAAACCGTCATCGCATTCAACGACTATAGTTAAGTCACTCTTGCCTGCCGATACATCGATCAGCTTTGACAGTTCTTCGCCACGGACAACTTCATATTCTTTCCCTTTTGTAAGGTAATCGACGCCATAGGCAGAACGGCATACAACCATATCTCCGGCCCTATACTTCATCATTTTCTCCCGAGCCTCTGCCCTGCCAAATAAGCATCGGAAGGATTTAATGCGCCCAGGCTAAACCTAACCATGCCTGGGGCCCCAAAGGCTTCGCCTTTAACAAATCTGACTTCAGATTGCATATTGAGTCCATCTGCAGGAAGCCATACAAACATTCCGCCCCTGGACAATACAGACTGAGCTGTCTGTTCGTCAATCGCACTTCCTAGACCTTTGATGAAGCTTTCCCGGTTAGCCTTAAAGGCACTAGAGCATTCTGAGTAAAACATATTCTTAGAGTAGGAATTTTCGTCCATCAAGGTAATGATGTCAGCAACCATATTTTGCGCCAAGGTGCAAACACCGCTAGTGATGATTTCGGTCAATTCCTGGAGATGAGAATCTAGCTCTTGCCACTTAGTAGTAACCCAGCCAACCCGAATTCCAGAAAGACCGTATCGTTTAGCTGCAGAGTAAACCTTGATGTCTGCTCCAAGATCTTCCAGCTTTTCAAATCCGTATGCTTTAGATTCATATACGGCATCATGAATTACTTTCAGTCCAGGCTTACTAAGGCGGATAGCGTCTACAGACTCTCTGGAGGTAAGGGCGCTATTCGGATTATTTGGAGAGGTAATTAGGAGAACATCAGTAGATACATCAAGCGACCTGAAATTGTCTTCAGGACTATTTACGACAAACTCTAGACCAGCCTCAGAGGCTATTGCGGGAAAAGAAACCCAGTAAGGGGCGTCAGAGAAGATCCTCTTGTACCCTAGCCTACTAAGGGCCTTGAACACTAAGAAGAGACCATTCTTTGCTCCAACGGTAACTGTGACCTTTTGAGAATACTTGCTCTCCAAGATCCTTACTAGGCGAGGGAGACCCCGGGGACCCTGGTAAGAATAATCGACTCTCCTGCTAGAGGTCATCCCTCTAAGAGAGCGGAAGTTGTTCATTAGTGACTCCCTTACTATAACAGCATCACCTACACCCATATCGATCCATCCGAGAGGGAGAGGAGATTTTGCTAGTAGCATGTCTTTGTCCATGAGAAACCCTTCCTGTTTTATATTTTACCCCGATCAGGGTAACTAAATCCAGTGAAAAAAACAATAAAAATCTCAAACGGTTAATTGAATTAGTTACATGAATTTTTATTAAAAATTTATGTATTTTTTGTTTGTCTAGATAAAAGGACTATGAGAGTATGGATATGTAACATTCCCTACTAAGGGAGAGGAGACAAATATGGGACGAGTCAAGGCACAGTTGATTGAAGAGATGGAAAGCAACGATAACTGGGAAAATGAAATGGGAGACATGGAAGAGTACCAAGTCCATCTTCCTAAGAGCGTGAAAGAGAAAGACTTTTGGTCTTCTCTCGACCGTGAAGAAGAAGGAGACCCAGAAGAGCTTGATTTTTGATCTCTATAGGAGTATAGTAGTTCTTAGCATACAGGACTTCCTATTAGAGAAGAATCTTGCTTGTATAGTGACTATGAAGAACACTAAGACTAAGAGAGAGACTACTACTAAGAAAGAAACAAAACCTAGTAAGGCTAATAACAACAAGAGTAACTACGGTTACACAGTGACAAAGGAAATCAAGAATAAGGAGAATGAAAATAATCTCATGAACAGTGACAGACTCACAGGCTCTAAGCTAATCGAAACTGCATCGAAGATGCTGGCTCGAAAGCATAGATCAATTTCAAAAGACACTTGGCGTAAAGAAGCTTTTGACCTGTATGAACACAATGAAAGATTCGATGGAGAACTTGTCTCCCTAGACTGGTTTATGACTAAGCTAGAGGATCTAATTGCTGTTAAATATGGTCGGAAATCTGATGCTAAGGCTAATGAAGGAGAATATGATCTTCAAAGCTTCCTAGAAGCCAAGAAGAGAAATGACCTATGAGTAGTTCTGAGCATAACTCTCTTTTTTCTTCCTTGAGAAGAACGGATATTAAGGCTGCACAACTCCTAGGGTTTATGGTTATTGAAACTGACCAATCCAACGGAGTTGATAATCTCTGGATGTCTAAGAATGGAATTACTCCTGCCAAAGACGAAAGAGGCGCAGATCTTGATCTTCCGTTCTTCTCCTCTTCTAACCATAGCGCCCTAGATCTCTTTACTGCTCTTGCTGATGTCTGTGCAGAGAGAGAGACTGGTCCCACAATGGAATTGACCTTTGATGGCTTCTGGCATTTTAAGATTGGTGAGCTTACTTACCAAGGCGATTTTGCCCAGATCATCACTAAGGGTATTGTTGATTATTTCTGTAAGGATACCACAAATCTCTAGTCAAAGACTTTGCGGTTAATGAATATGTATCCTATTCTATACATTTTGTGTATTTTGTATGGAATAAGATACACCTGTAGCTCTAGGGTGGGGGATAGCCCCCTCTCAGAAACATATTTCAAATGAAGGTTTTTGTATTTCAGACTGAAATTAGATTTTATGAACAAGACGGCTGGTCTAGTCCCTTACTATCTTGCTACATCACTAAGGGTGAGATGGTCTCTATAGGCTGTGACTCGACTGACACTAAGAAGTATTGGGTAATGAAAAACAAATCTAGCATCGACACTGACCAGATGTTTATCGATAAAAAAATTACAGAGGTTGTTAGGCAAGATGGCCTGGAGCCTACCCTAACAGACACAGAGCTTCTAAGGTCTAGGTCTTGGATCGCCTAGATTGTTGTTTGGTATAATCTATTTGTATTATGCCAAAACCCAAAAAGACATTGATCCTACCCAATAAGACACTCGCATCAGTCTTGATCTCTCGGGTTCCTTACTCAAAGAAATATAATTCAAAAGAAATACTTGAAGAATGTCAAAAAGTTGATCTTCGTGGATTGATATGTCTTTCTCTTCCTATTCATCTCGAGAATCCCATGAACAGCATGAAGCTAATCAACGAGCTAGCCGATGCCGGACTTCATCTTGTCGCCATAGTAAGCTGGCACAGAGATCGTCATATTGTAGCGTCCAGATCTAAGCGCCTTACTAATGCCTGGGAGCCCATCGCTATCTTTAGCAGATCAAAAGAATGGTTTATCGATAGGGATGGCCCGGCTCGTCCTAAGAGAGGGGCCGCAGGCAGGGAAGAGCAATTTGACGAAGACGAGTTCCTTACTTGCGTAGGAGACCATTGGCCTATTCGATGTGATCGTAGGGATCGAAGACTTATACCTTCGCAAGTTGTCCTGAATCTCATTCAGCTAGCAGGAATAGGCAAAGGCGATTCGGTATTAGATCCTTTTGGAAACCCAACGATTAAAGAGCAATGCGATTCGTTAGGATTGAAATACATAGATTCTGGCCTAGATAACTCACTAAGAGATGAGTGGCAGAAAAAGAAATCAAAAAGCAAAAAACTTGATCAAGACGATCAGGATGACAATTAACGCTCGGTATAATATGTTTTAAGGAGAATTATGGGACAGCCTATACATTTTTTGGATAATGCGGAACTGAGAAAAGAAGTAGCTAAAGCAATTTATGATTTGGCCAGGCTTGTTTCTGTGACTCTTGGGCCAGGTGGACGACCTGTATTGCTCGAGCAGGCCGATGGCAAACCTCCTCTTAGTACCAAAGACGGAGTGACCGTAGCTAGGCACTTTGCTGGCAAGAATGCAGTTTCTCGAGTAGTAGCAGATACTGCCCGGGAAGTATGCGAAAGGACCGCCCGGATTGCTGGAGATGGAACGACCACAGCTATTGTCCTTGCTGATGCCCTAGTAAGGGAAGGCCAGGAATACATGAAAGCAAATCCGGCCACAAGTCCCCAGAAGCTTACCAGGGAGCTTAGGGAAATCTTCCTTAAGAAAGTAAAGCCTATGGTTTTAGATCTCTCTAAGCCAGTAAAGGGCTTGTCTAAAGAAAAGGGCCTAGAGGCTATTACTCATGTTGCAAAAGTTTCAGCCAACCACGATATCGAAATTGCAGAAGCCGTAGCCAGGGGCGTAGACCTTGTTGGTGAGGACGGGATGATTATTGCGGAAGAAGGCGCCGGAGCAGAGACTACCGTCGTACACAGCGACGGCTTCCCCATCAATACCGGACTTAAAGATCTAGGCGGATCTGCCTCTACTTCATTCGTAAATGGTTCTGCAGGAGAATGCAGACTTTCTAGCGGAGCTTATGTTCTGCTATATGATGGAGAGATCAGGGAGCCAGAGGCTCTTGTTCCGATCTTGAATTCTATTCATTCTGAAGTCGATGATAAGGGCCAGCCTCTACGAACTCCTCTTGTTATTTTTTGCCATGGATATTCTGATCAGGTTCTAAAGATTCTTGCTCAAAACTTTCGACAAGGACGGTTTAGCTGTCTCCCTCTAACTACCCCACGGAATGGGCAGGCCCACTACCGCCAGGCCTTCTTGCATGACATGTCTGCCTATGTCGGTGGAGTAGTATTTGATCCCCATGGAGTAACTTTGGCCCAGGCTAATCCGGCTAATCTTGGATTCCTTGTGACAATTAAGGCAGGGCAATCCGAGACCGTAATTACTGCCGAGCCTGATGTAGAGAAAATCGAGGCTCGTATTGAAGACCTAAAAAAGCAAATGGACAACTCTAGCGAATTTGACAAGGATCGCCTTCGCTATCGTATTGGCCAATTGTCTGGCGGTGTAGCCACCGTATTTGCTGGAGGAGTAACTGCCCTAGAAGCTAAAGAACGCCACGCTCGAGTAGTTGATGCTATCTCTGCTGTCCGGAGCGCTATGGACCTCGGGGTTGTGCCTGGGGGCGGATCTACCTTGCTGTATGTCTCCGGGAGGCTCAGTGATACTGGTCCCGAAAGCATCCTTAAAAGAGCCCTAATGGTTCCTTTTGCTCAGATTCTTAAGAATGCCGGAGCATTGAACACAGAGAACGATGAAGAGAATGTCATGATGAGCGATATTGGACCTACATCAAATGATGGATTTATGGTCTTTGACGCTCTGGATATGAAATATGTAGACTGGTGGGAGGCAGGGATTTTGGACCCGGCCAAAGTCACTATTACTGCATTAGAAAATGCTTTATCAGTAGCTCAGCTATTGATGACCCTTGGTGGATTGGTAGCTTTGTCTCATACCGAAGGTGAACAACAGGTCAAGGCTATGCAAGAAGGCTTAATGAGAGCCATGAACCAGGAGGTATGATGAAAAAATCAATAGAAAGTATAAAACAAAAAGCGATCAAAGCAATACAAAAAGCAATAATCCCGCTATCAATAATTGCAGGAGTCGCTTTCTTGATTCTTGTAGGCGACGCACTCAAGTCTCCTCATCCTAGTAAGTTTACTGTAATGATTACTAATTTAAAAGGTAATAGCGGTGGATCTGGGTCTATTGTTGAAACATCTATCAGCGAATCTAAGATTCTTACAAATGCCCATGTTTGTGTTGGAGCCCTAAAAGAAGGCGGTAAGGTCCGTAAAGTAAATGGTGAGGAATATCGTGTTACCGGATATCATCTTTCTGATGATCACGATCTATGCCTTGTCACTGTAGCCGCAGACCTAAAGCACTCTGCCAGGCTAGCCAGTAGTCCACCAAAGCCATATGATGAGGCAACTATATCTGGCCATCCATCTCTACTTCCTAACCTACTAACTAAGGGTCATTTTAGCGGAAGAATGATTATTGAGGTCATGGTTGGGGCAAGAAAATGCACAGCTAGAGATGCCCAAGACCCTAAAACAGGAATACTGTGTGCTGTTTTTGGGATGGTTCCAATTGTAAAGTCTTTTGAGTCAGTAGTAGCTTCACCTACCATCATGCCCGGATCTAGCGGTAGCCCTGTACTGAATTCTGATAATGAGATATCCGGAGTCGTATTTGCTGGCTCTATGGGTCTTAGCTATGCATTCATAGTACCTTATGAATCTGTCAGAAATTTTTTGCTTAAAGAGATGAAGAAAAAAGAACAAAAAGAAAAGCTTCGTCCTTGGGAGAATCCGGCAGAGGACGAAAAATCACAAGAAGAAGAGCTTGCTCAAAAATTAGCAGATAGTGTTCAAAAAGCTTGTAACGATCCGAATCACAAAGAAAAGCTTAAAGAAATTTGTGGTTCTTCATACGGGAGGCATATATGAGTGAAGAAAATAAACAACGGCTACCAGTCATTACAGTCATCTCTAGAGCAAACGCAAAAGGCTCAATAGATAAAACTTCCATAATTCTTATGGACGGAAAAGTAATATCGGGTCTGGCAAACTTTAAAATAGAGATGGATGGCGAAGACCCTAGCGGTATCCCTACGGTAAATCTAAAAATAAAGGCTTTTGTCCAGGTAGTCCAGGAGCCATCTGATGAACAGCCTTCTAAGTAAAATAAAAGAAAAGATATCATCCCTAGACTTGCTTAAGAAGATAGGGATGATTATCTTCCTGCCCCTAATAGTTGTTTCTATTCTGCTGAAGATCACAAAGGCGATCCAGGGATCGATCAGAGAGAGTAGAATAAAAGAAACAGACGAAAGAGATAGGCAAATGATGGAAGAGATATCAAAAATTCAAAATGAAATCTCACGCAAAGAAGGAAAGCTAGAGGCTCTCCAGGAGGCGAAAAAAGAAGCCATGGAATCATCTAAAGATGAAGATCCAGTTTCTTTTCATAATTCGAGGAAGAAAAAATGAAAAAAATCATTTCCTTAGCCCTGCTATTGTCTATTTTTTCAAATCTAGCAATGGCTGAATGTCCTCCGTCGGTTCTCCTAAAGCAGGGAGATAGGGTTACGGACTGCGCTAGGGTTGGATTAAGCCTTGAGTATGACGAGCAAGTTAGAAAAGACTTGATCGAGGGAGATTACAACAAGCATATCGTTGTCGAACAGCAGAAGATTATAGAGCTAAAAGATCTACAAATTAGACAAATTTCTGAAAATGCCGATCTCTGGAAGCAGGAGGCGAAACAAGAACGAGAAGCTTTAGATAAAGAAAGAAATAAAACAAACTGGGGCTTTTGGGGGGGACTAATTGGAGGAGTGGCCCTAACCGTTTTAGCCGGATGGGCAGTTGGTCAAGTAAGTAGGTGACATATGGAAGAGCATACACTGTGTATTATTAAGCCGGATGCATATGAACATAAAGAAGCTATAATCGAAGCCGTTGTATCCAAGGGGTTTTCTATCGTTAATCAGGCAGATGAACACATTCCTTCTCACGAATGGAGAAAATTCTATTCCGAACATGAAGGAAAGCCATTTTTTGATGGCCTCATCAAGCATATGTCTAGCGGTCTTTGTTGTCTCCTGGTTTTGAAAAAAAGAAGCGCTGTAGCAGACCTTAGACAGATGATCGGAGCCACAGACCCAGCCAAGGCAAGAAAAGGCAGTCTCCGATCTAAGTATGGAACGGTTTCTCCTAAAAATGCCGTCCATGGCTCAGACTCTCCAGAGTCGGCAAAACAAGAAATTGCAATGTTTTTTGGAGTCACTTTATGAAGAGATCTTTATCTATCTTTTTGTTTTTCTTCATATCTTTTTCTTTGTTTATGTATATTGGCAAAAAAGCCTACACTCTTAGTCAGCAAATATCTGGCGCCATCAATGACACTAGGGTTAAAGTAGAGAAGATTCAAGAAATTGATTGATATGCCGATCTATAAATATCTGTGTCAAAAATGCACCGCAGAGACCAAGCTGTTCAGGCCAGCTTCTCGAGCAGATGAGCTTCCAGAGTGTCGATGTGGCAATCATATGGCCAGGCAGATATCAGCCCCATCTCTACGGTCAATGGAAACCGCAGACGAATATCGAGACAAAAAGACTGTTCAAGATGTTGGACAGATGTCACATGATAGGGCCAGGGAACACTGGAGAAAACACGAACTCCCCAGATTTATTGAGAAAAACGGCATAGAAGAGGCCATTAAAAACGGCTGGGTAAATCCAGACGGCACTCCTAAAATATAGCTTTACATTTGCCTAGCGATTCGATATACTTTTCTTATCTCCTGTGGAGGGGGAAAGTATTATGCTTAGTAAACTATTGAAATTGTCACTTAAGAATGCCATGTTTATAATGGCTTCTCATTTTGTTACTTTTGGTATCATGACCTTTGGAGCCCTATCCGCTTTTTCGGATCGCCTAGATGTTCAGGGCGGGACACTTGGTCAGGTTGCTATATCTGCCTTAATGGCCTCTTTTTTCTGTTGCGGATTTTCTATCCCATCAGTTATTATGTTTTCTGGCCTTATGGCTCTTGATCAAACAAAGGAAGAGGCTCAAGATGGTCAAATTTAATATTATTTTTGCACTTCTTCTTCTGGCCTTGACTCCCAAGGCCGTAGCTGGTAGCATTACATCTACCATGATATCTTTTGGGTCTTTAGCCCCACATCCAGATGCTGCAAGGACGGCAATTAGCGCTATTCTTGTTCAGTCTGATGTTGGGCCACAAATCGACAATGCAGAGCGCCAATTAACCGATCAGGCAACTAGAAAAATAGCTTCTATTGTGGGATCAACTGATTCCCTGGGCGCCACAGCTTTTCTCATTAACAGCATTCGCCAAAGGAGGCTTAACGCAAGAGTAAGAAATAGTACCATTTCTATCAGTCCAGACAGAACCGAATTTTCAGTAACAATTCCATTTTAACCCAAAACCAAGGAGAAACCATGAGAGCAAAAAAAGAGAAAAAACCAAAACTTCCCGCAGGCATTACCGATGAATTTGTTGATCGGGTGTCTGCTCTAGACAACGATAGCAAGAAGGCTCTGATTGTAGAGCTTCAAAAGCATATCGATGATTCCAAAGAATTCTTGAAGACAAAACAAGAAATCGTAGATGCCCGGGAGGCCCTAAAAGAAATGGAAGGGCCAGCCAAAGAAACGATCAAGCACATGACCAACCGCACCAAATTCTTGATCGATGACCTTAAGAAAACAGGCGGGCTATGAGCGAATACTCAATAGAGCATTCATTGACTTTCAATACCGCCAAGAGGATCTTAAAGTTTATTTCTCCTGATTTCAGGGTCATAGCTACAGATAATCTTGGCGGTTCTGACTCTAGCTTAGACTTGGTGCGTCGAACGCTTGAGGTTCCGGAAGGCGATGTCTTTATGGCTGCAGGGATTATTGTTTTCAATGCCGGGATTTTACAGCTTGAAAATGATGAAAATTTCAATTTTGTTTTTGGTAGAATACCCAGAAACGCATTAGACGAAGACCTTGTAGAAGAAGCCGTTAATCAGCATGTGCAGGCTGATGAGATAGCTTTTTCGTGGGCCTATAAAATGATCCTGGCATACTTCCCAGAAATCAATGAAAAAGAAGCCAAAAGAATTTCTGACCATCGCATGGGCAGAAACTACTGGAAAAGTTATTTTTCTTCATGAGAGATATTGAATCAAAACTAAAGAGATTTATTGAAGAAAAAGGCATAGACCATAAAGAATCTGGTCAGTCTTGGATTACGGATTGTATCAGCCCGTCCTGTGGCAAAGAGAGGCATATGTATATTCGTCGGAAAGACGGCCTTTCAAAATGCTTTAAGTGCGGATCTACCTGGGGTTGGAGAGAGCTGGTATCTCAAATCGATGGATGTCGCCCGTCTGAAGCATGGAATGTTTTGTTCATGGGGCAGTCCGGCAACTCTTTAGACGCCCTTGATATCACAATCGGAGAAGAAGAATACGAAGAGGAGTCAGAGCTATCTGACATTGATGAGCCATATATTGAGCTAAGCAAGGACTTTGTCGGAGTAGAAAAGTCGGACAGAGGCATGTACTATCTTGATAAGAGGGGGGTCAATGATCCAGAGACCATAGTTAAATTTGACCTTCGATGGCATGAGGGCATGGAGGCCGTAGTATTTCCGATCTCTCGAGATGGATACATTTATGGATGGCAAGCTCGTAAGGTAAATCCAAAACCAGACGAGCCTAGGCTCCTTACTAAAACCGGATTTAATAAGTCTAAATATCTTTTAAACTATGATGCAGTCAAGAAATCGGATTCAGTTGTTTTAGTCGAGGGCCCATTTGACTGTATTAAGATAGCCCAGGCCGGAATAGGAGCAGTTTGCTCTTTTGGTAAAGAGGTATCCCATCGACAGGTTTTGCTCCTTAGCAATCTCGAGGCTTCCAAGGTTTATATCGGCCTTGACCCTGATGCATATAAGGAAGCAGAGAAGGTGATAGATGCCCTATGTTTGAGAAAGAAAGTTTTTCGTGTCTTGCCCCCAAAAGGCAAAAAAGACTTCGGAGAATGTTCCAGCGAAGAAATATTGCAATCCATAAACAATGCTGTAGAGATTGTCTCAAAAGCCTCAAATCTTGAAATCATAATTAAAGATTGACATATAAACATCTTTAGTTTATGCTAGATAAATCGGAAGGATAAGTGCCATGAGAGTTAAAGGACCAAAAAATAAAGACCAGGACGGTAGGATTATAGATGATAAGCGCATCATGAAGTATGAAAGAATGTGTCATTTTATGGTACGCAAGTACCTACCAGCCCGGAGCCTATATGAGGCCTCTATGGACTATAGCGATCTGATTAACCAATGTCGCTACGAGGTGATGATGGCCCTGGCTAATTTTAGCTCCGAAAAGGCAATGTCATCCTTTAGGACCAAAAAAGCCCTAGACGAAAACGGGAATCCAATCATCCTGTCCTACAAGGGCGGTAAGCCAATCTACTTAACTGTTCCCGATGTTGAAAAGCGAAAACTAGAAGTTATTCGCAAATCAAAAGACAAAGCAACAGCACTTAAAAAAGCCGAAGAAAGCATCGTCTATGGTCGTTTAGATAACTATATGCGTCGTGTTCGGTGGAAGTTTTCCCCAGAACAAAAAGGCGGTAAGACCGTAGGCATTTCTTCCCTTCTTTCTTTTGATTTTGTGTCCCCAAATAAAGTATTACCACAAATTTATTTTGATGCAGTTCCAGAAAAAGAAAAGCTTTTGGACATTCTGTACCAAGAAGGCCCAGAGGCTGCCAAGAAAGCATTTGACAATTTGCCCGAAGATGTGAGATTATCTGTATTGGAAAGTATGGAAAGCCCATTTATGGTAAATGGGTTTGTATCTTTGGAGGAAGAAGTAAATGAGTAAGCTATTAACATTGACTGGGACTGATGGAGAATCTGTGTTCTCTGTTGTAGTAAACATGGCAAATGTTGCAGTAATGAAACCCATTACCGTATCTAAAGTCGTGAAAACAAAAATCATTTTTACTGGAGGGGCAGAGACCAATGTCGTTGAGTCTATCAGTGAAATTGAGAACAAAACAAAACAAGGAGGCCAGGTTTTAAATCTGGTTAAGTGATATGGCAGTAAAAAATCAATCTACAGGCCTATATGAGGCCAAGAAAACCCTATCTACTGGACATGAATATGTTGGCGTTGGCTCGACCAAAGAAGAGGCCAAAGAAGACCTTGCTAAACAGCTAAAAGCGATTGAAATTGATTACGGTCCATTTCAAAGCGACTCCCAGAAAGCCCATGTTCAACGCCTTATTCAGGCAGGGAAGCTTCCTAAATATAATCCCCCAATGAAAAAAGTAGGAGAAATGAAATCCCCCGGCTACGAAATGAGAGTTGGTGAAGATGGAAGAATCCAGTACCAGTATAATCCTAATCGTGTTGTTCCTATTCTTGCTAAGGAAGTGACAGCCCGAGAAGCAGTAGAAAAGACAAATGAGTAAATCTCCAACTGACAAACAACTTTGTCCTCTCCATTCCCATACCGTTTATTCGGTTCTCGATGGGGCATCGGATATTGATGAGTATGTTCAGTGGTGCAAAAACAATGGGGCCCCGGGTCTAGCCGTTACTGATCACGGCTGGATGATCGGGGCCCTTGAGGTCCACCATAAGGCGCAGAAGGCCGGACTCGTCGGCATTCCTGGGGTTGAATTTTATGTTGCCCCAGAGGCAAGCTATAAGTTTAAGGGCAAGGCATACGATTATTATCACATTACGGCATGGGCCGTCAATGAGGTCGGCTATAGAAACCTCATGAAGCTTGGGGCCTTGTCATTTGATAATGGCGAAATTCAAACCGTTAGGGCCGTTAAAAAAGACCACCAATGGCTCAATGTAGATGGCTTTCATAAGAGAGTCGTAAAAAAGTTTGGTCAGTCAAAGCCCAGGATTACTTTTGATGAACTTCTAGAAAATTCTGAAGGTCTTGTTATTGGATCTGGTTGTTTAATCGGAGCCATTAACAAGGCTTTGCTATCTGGAGAGAAAGACGGAGCCGAGAGGAATCTTCTTAGGCTTCTTGATGTATTTCGTGGTCGCATGTTTGTTGAGATCATGCCACATAATTGCACCCATGACTGGAATCGAGAAACCAAAACATTCGAGCCAAATGAATGCACAGATTTTGCTCCAGATGGCGACATGCAGAAAGCTTGTAACCTTGAAAATATCGAGATGGCCAGAAAGAACAAGCTTCCTCTGATCATGACTATCGATTCTCATTTTGTTCGCCCAGACCAAAAGCCATTACAGGACATGCTTCTTCAGAATGGCGAAGAAGATGGTTGGCATTTTTACAACTCTTATCATATGATGACGACCGAGGAGGCCTGGCAACACTGGAGAGACCATTATGGCAACTCAAAAGAGATGGCCATGGTATTTGCCGAAGCCGTTGAAAACAATCATCAAATTGTAGACTTAGCCAAAAGCCTATCGATCAGTGATCCATACCACCTACCTAAAATTGAAATCCCCGCCGAGATTCAATCAGGCAATAAAAAAGAAGACCTAAAGGTAATGCTTTTGTCTGCAATTGAAAAGCATGGGCGCATGAAGTGGGAAGACCCAGAATGGGTTGCCAGGCTCGATAGGGAGATGTCCGTTATTTGCGACAATGGCGAGCAAGACTTCTCGGAGTATTTTCTATTTCTTGAAAGATGGGCAGAATGGACCCGGGATCATTCTATTCTTTCTGCCCCCGGTCGTGGCTCTGGCGCAGGATCTCTTCTTTGCTACCTCTTGAAGATTACACATCTAGACCCATTCAGGTTTAAGCTTCCGTTTGAGCGTTTTTTGTCTCCGGGTCGTATTAAGCGTAAGAAATGGCCAGATATCGATTGGGATATGGGGGACAGGGGCCCGCTTCTTGCCAAGCTTTCGGAGCATTATGGAGATAAGTTTGCTCAGTGTTCAACCCACGGCAAGCTTAAGATTAAGTCTTCGGTTAAAGATGCCCACAGAATTCTTGCTATTCGACCGCTTGAAAGAGAATATGCTTTGGCCCCAACATCTGCAAAAGATAAGATCGCCAAAAGGATAGAGCAAGAAAGAATTGATGTTGAAGAAGTAACCAAGTCTATCAAGAATACCCCACAGGGCGTTGACGACAAAGACTTCTTGATGGGATATGTTGACCAGGACGGAACATTTCATGACGGACACCTTGAGCAGAATGATGTCTTGAGATCGTTTTTTGATAAATTTAGTGATGAAAATCCAGCCAAGGACATGAAAAGCATTGTGCTTCAGATGCTTGGAGTCCCCAGGTCGGTAGGGCGTCATGCTTCTGCTTATTTTGTCAGCGATGAGCCAATCTGGCATTCTGTCCCTACATGCAATGTCAGTGGGCATGTCTGCACACAATATACGACCGAATCTGACAACAACTTTGCAGAAAAAGCTGGACTAATCAAATTCGATTTCCTGGGAGTAAATACCCTTCTTGATATTTCAAATTGTATCAGAATGGTACAAAAAGCCTACGGATATAAAACCTGGCAAGAAAAGACCACAATTAACGGAGAAGAATTCATCATTTGGCGTGGTGAATTGCCAGTCGATAAAGTTCCAAGTCCAGACGGATCTCAGATCCTAGAAGTTTATAACTTGCCAGAGTCTGAGATTGTATTTAAGGAAATCTCTGCCAGAAACACATCTTCTCTTTTTCAGATTTCTACTCCGCTACTGACAGACTTCTGCGAGAAAGTAAGGCCCGATAAGATTGACGATCTCTCAGCTATTGTAGCCCTTTGTCGTCCGGGTCCTCTTGATGCGATTATCGAAGATGGCGAAACTACAATGTCAGATGCCTATATCCTTAGAAGGCATAATGAAATGCCAGTTAAGTATGTTCATCCCGGGATGGAAGAAATCCTGAAAGATACATACGGCGTAGCTGTATATCAAGAACAGCTTCAGCAAATGTTCCAGGATCTAGCGGGATATTCAGCCGAGGAGGCAGACTATGTCCGAGAGCTGGTGGGGAAAAAGAAAAAGCAGGATATGGAAAAGATCCTCCCGGATCTTCGTCAGAGGCTCGAGGAGAGAGGGTGGCAGGATGGACAAATTCAAGTCTTTATCAATCTTTGTATCTCTTCAGCCAGGTATTCTTTCAATAGAGCGCATTCTGCATCTTACGGATATGTAGCTTATATGTCTGCATACCTAAAGACCCATCACCCTAAAGAATGGTGGACTGCAGTTCTTCAAAACTCTAAGCTTGAGGACATCCGAGAAAAAGGGTACGCCAGAGAGCTTCAGGGAATGCTTGTTCTCCCCCATATCAATGGCCCAATGGAAACTTTTGAGGCTCTTGAGGATGGCAAGGTGCATTCCCCCATGTGGATGGTCAAGGGAATTGGAGAGGCCGCATGTCGGTCAATCCAGCAATCCAGGGGGGATAGGCCATACACTTCTTTGCAGGATTTCTTTGAAAGAATTGACAAAAGAGCTGTCAACGAGGGGATATTTAAGAAGCTAATCATCTCTGGCGCATTTGACTTAGTCGAGCCCAATAAGACATCCCGGGCGCTTTTGAGGGAGTATTTGTTTTTGAAAAAATCTTCATCCCTAAAAAGCTATGGTGCAAATAAGTCAGGAATTGAGCTGAAAGAAGCGACAGAAAGATTTATTGCAGAAAGAGGCGAGAATCGAGAGATGCAGGATTCTATGGCAGACTTTCCTGCTGACGACCTGGCCCTACAGATTGCAAGGATATCAATGCTTCCAATTTACAGGATGGATGTTCACTGTGACTTTAAGGATTTGCTATCTAAGCATATAACTTATGGAATTAACGAAGAGACTTTATCAATCGGGACAGCCAGAAGTGCCCCATCTCGAGATGGGAATGAGAGCATTGCCGAAGTCCACTTTGATACAAATGCTATCTCCGCCAGATATAAAGATGGCCTAGGAAAGACAGAGATTGCCTGGGCCGGGGTGCTGGATGAAAAGTCTGAATTTAGATATATTGATAAAAAAACACAGAAACAAGTTTCAGCTTTGCGCCTAAAAGTGGTGAATTCTGGCGATACGGTAGAATGTATATTGTGGCCATCAATGCGTGAGAACATGAAGAAGAGAGGGACTGCTGAGCCTGAAGGCTCCAGGATTTTAATATGTATTGGAAATGCAAGGCCTTCTATGATTCCAGGCCAGTGGAGTATCAGCGTAAACAAAATAATAGAAGTTTAAGTTGACTATTTTTGATCTATTATGTAAGATAGATGAAGGAACGGTGGTGTATATGTTTGGATTATTTTTGGAAGAACACGCTAAGGATCATATCGAGGAACTTGTAAGACAGGCCGCATGCCACTCCCCTCTCCCGGGGATGCTTGAGCCATACCTGTATTCAACCCTAATGGTTACTGTCCCTGTTGGGGAGCAAAAGTATAAGACTATTGTCTTACGCCGTAAAGTAGTAGCCGAAACAGGTCACGATATTGCAAATGAAGAGCAGGGAGCCATTCGTTACTTTTCTAATCTGCTTTTCTTTGTTTTGAGCGCTGCAGACTCCATCGAAGAAGACATCTACGCAGACGACGAAGAGACCTATGATGTCCCAGTTGGAAAAAGCATGATCTATATCAATAGGGACAGGCTTGGATTCGCAAGGCTTTATAGCAATGGATCAGATATTATTATTGATGTTACAAAGGATGAGTCATGAAAAATAGAGAACTAATTGGTCTAGTAGGAAACAGAGAATCGACAGAGCGAGTGGTAAAGGCTTTACAAAAGAACTTTGGACTCCCACCCTCTAGTGTATTGGGAGACCTATATCTCAATGCTGTTGAGCTAATTACCCCAAAAGAATTTAAGGGCATGGTATCTGAAACGGTTATTCGCCAAATGGCGAATAAGGTCGGGGCCCTTATCTCTGTAACTAAATATGCAGGCAAGAAAGTAGAGAATGAAGAAGAGCAAACCGACTACCTAATCAACCTTGCAGATAAGTATGCATCTAAGGGGTGGATTGCAAAGCTTTTTGTAGATACTGACTTTTTTCGTCGCAAAACGGGAAAGTATGTTGTCACAATGAACAGGAAAGAAGATTCCGATTTTCTTTCTCGAGACTTGGGGGTTGACTATAATCCCGTAATGGTGTACGATAGTATAGAGCAAAAACCTGAAAATGAAAATGGCATTTATATTGTTGTTGGAAATTCTACAGGAAAAGAACTAAACGAAAGAATTACAAAAGCATTTATTAAATTGGATAGTAAAAGAAAAGGAGCAAAGTAATGAGTAACGAAATCACACTTTCATTTAATCGAGACAAAATCCTATCGGGCATGTCGAGCAGTAAAAGCTTTAATCGCCTAAAGGTTCCCAAGAATGGATCTATTGTGGTCCGGATCTTGCCACCATATGGAACCAATAATCAAGGTGCGCTATATCATAAATACACCGTACACTGGGGATTTATGGATGCAGAACAGAATCTTCGCCCGGTTGCCTGTAGCTATCCAACCGAACGCTACTGCCCGGTTTGCGACATGGTTCGCCAGGCTAAGTCAGACCTTGAAGAGCTGAAGCGCCAGGGCGTAGACAGCGGTAATCGTTTTGACCAACTTAAAAAGACGGTAGAGACTTACGATGCCAAGAATTTTTTCTTGTTCAATGTAGTCGATCAGGCTGATGGAGAAGTCAAAGTGCTTGAGCTTCCAAAGACTGCCGTAAGCGGTCGTGGACGAGAAGTCTCTCCCAATTCCCTTCTCGGAAAGATGCTTGAAGCTATTGATAAGCGCAAGTTTGACCCAGTGAGTCTTTCTAACGGCGTTTGGTTTGAAGTTTCTCGTAGCGGAGAAGGCATCAATACTGTGTATTCCGTTGATTTCAATCGGATTATTAAAACCGACGCAGACGGAAATGAGTTTGAAGCACTTAACCGGACCCCCCTAGAGGAGTCTTTGGTCTCCAAGGTAAAGGCTCAGACTACTGGAGAGTCTGGACCTATGTACGATATCCATGCAATGTATGAAGATCGCACTAGCTCTCAGCTCAAATCTTTTATTGATGGGGCCCCAGTTCCGTCTAAAAAGAAGCAGGCCGATGCTGATGATGACTCTGCAGAAGACGATACTCCCCCTGCTCCAGCACAGAAAGCTACGCCAAAGGCGCCTAGCCTCGAGAAGCCAGCCCCTGCACCATCCTCTGGGAATATGCAGAGCGAGATCCAGCGACTCCGGGAAAAGGCTAAGCTCAAGTCTCAGGGAGGCAATCAGTAATGTCTAGGACGAATGGGGTGGGGGCAGAAGACGATCTGTCCTCACCCGAGGGCGGTTTTACGATTCCAGAATCTATGAGGCAGATATTTCAATACGAAAATCTCATAGGTGAAATTACTAGAATCAACAAGACCAATGGGCCATATTACATGCAGGAATTCCTAAAGGCAATCAATGTTGCTTCTAGGTTTTATACCCAATCCCTTTGGCAGTATGAAGACGCTATTGTGCAGGCCAAGGCTACGAGGGCCAGGCTTATGATCGATATGGCTCCAAGTGCTATCCTGGCAAAAGGGCTACGGACAAATGAGGAAAACCTCAAGGCCTATGCTGACAGCCATGAAGAGTACCTAAAGGCTAAAGAAACAGAGAACTACCTTCAGGCTCTTTCGGAGTTTCTTAGACAAAAAGTCTATAAATTTGAGAGAGCCCATGATGATGCTCGAAAAATCTTTGAGGCCATGAAAGAGCCATATGGATCAGCCGGAGCCTTACCGTCCGGGAGGGACACTTGAAGAAGCTCGATAAGGATGAGGCAATGCCACAGCATGAAGCTATTTTTGCATTAAAGCAAATAGCCCTTGATCGCAATGACCCTTACCTGGCCAGTCAGATTCAGTCCTGGCTAAATGATTACATTCTTCATCTAAGTCACGAAAACAAAGTAGACCTAGAAACAATAAACTCTGTGAAGAACCCTTCTTACTATCTCAACAACCTTACCAAGAAAAGCCTGATTGAGCTTGGGGCCGGGGCTGCAAGTATGGCTGCAGAAACATTTCATATTGAGTCTGAAGAAGTTATCAAATTTAGAATGCTTGCTCTTCGTAGCAAGAAAGAGGAAAAATGATAATCCCAATTAAGGCAGGGCCTCTTTACAGGAAAAGATTAAAGGAGGCTATCGAACAGGCAGCTAGTGCATTTAGTGTAGGAAAATCTGGAACAGAAAACTATGTAATAACTCAGTTGGTCTCTATAGGATTTCAAATGGGCTGGAAAGCTCACAATGAGGCATTGACTAACGCCGTAGAATCGCTTAATATAGGAGAAAGCAAGAATGACGATGATGGAAAAGGAAGGAAATAACATGACAACAAAAACAGATACTAAAAAATTTATGAGCATGCTTCTTAAGGACGAAAAGAACCTTAAGAATTCAGATGTCACAAGCCGTGGACGGATCATGACCCCCAGCCATAGCCTGAACTGGGCCCTTGGTGGAGGAGTCTATAAAGGATATACGACTTGCTTTTACGGACCAGAAGGCTCGGGTAAATCTCTCCTATCCATGATGGCCGCAGGAGCCCTCATGCAAAGCGACCCGGACGCTATTGTCGTTACTATCTCTACCGAGATGCGGGCCCCAATCCCAGAAAAAGTGGCACAGCTTGGCGTTGACCCGGAGCGTCATGTGATCCGCCAGGTTAATACTATTCACGATGTTTTTGACTGGATTAGCTCGGACGATTCTAGCTTTAAGAACTCTGACGGTAGCGGTGGAGGCCCAGGTCTTCTGTATATGCTGAAGGAAGGCGCCCCAATCAAGGGGATCATTATTGACTCTATTAAGGGAATTCGTGGCCCCAAAGAGATCAATGCAGAAAGCGCCGAAAAGGATGTCATGGGCGACCTGTCCAAATATCTAAACCCAGCGCTCCGCCAGGTGTTGCCTGTGTTTCGTGACTATAACATTATGGCAATCTTTGTTCAGCAAGTGAACATGAACCTTAATCCAGATGAAGTTAAGTACCAAAACAAAAAGTATGTTTTGCCATCTGGCCAGGCTCTTCGCCACTTCTGCGAGACCATGGCTCTGGTAGAGCGAGTAACCTCCAAGGACTCCAAGCTTTTTTCTGAAGAGCTTAGCTCTCTTCGTGACTCAGAGCTTCAAGAAGGACACACCGTTCGAGTTAAGGTAGAAAAGGCAAACCTTGATAGCCCCCACCGTGAGGCTGAATTTGTAATTAAATACAATGAAGGCATTGTCAATCGTGGAGCAGAGGTATTCAAGCTGGCCAAGGGCGCCCGGGTCATTATCCACCCACTTAACGATAAAGGGTCTCCGATCAATACCCAGTATGTCTGGCTTGATTCCAAGACCAAAGAAGTCAAAAAGAAGTGGATTGGTGAACGAAATGCTGTTGATGAGATCGAAAAAGATCCCGAGCTTCAGCGTCAGATTGCAGAGGATGTAACTCGAAAAACCGGATGAAAACTACTAAAGTAGATGGTATAAAATGCCTAGACTGTGATGATGTCATCTGGTCTAGGCATCGCCATGACATGGTATGGTGTAAATGTAAAAAGGTAGCCGTAGATGGCGGAACAAGCTATATGAAAGTTTCTTTTACAGATACACCCCCACAGTATGTAGAGATAATCCTTAATGAACAAGGCAAAAGGGTAGGATATATTGTATGCAGAGTAGAGAGACAGTCCTCCTGATTGGAGACCCCCATCTTAAGGTTAGCCGGGCCGAGGACGCCAAAGAGTTCTTGGATAAGCTTATTGTTCATGTAAACACAAAACAATATCAAAAAGTCGTAATACTAGGCGACTTGTTTGATACCTTTGCTGTGATCCGTAGCGAAATCTTGAGCCTTTGGTATAACTTTGTTTCCCAGGCCTCTGATGTTATTGGTAGAGAAAACCTTATCATGATTGTTGGGAACCATGACTATGCAGGAGCCAAAGGCGGAACCCATGCTCTAGAGCCTTTTAAGGTTTTGGCTAAGGTAATTGATGACATTGATATTATTGATATCGGTGGAGTAAATTGCTATTTCATGCCGTTCAAGCGAGACAATGAAGAATTTGAATCTTTGGCTCGAGAAATGAAGGGTGGGATCTTGTTTTGCCATCAAAGTTTTAATGGGGCAAAATTTGAAAACGGATTCTACGATCCGCATGGAGCAAACCCCGATTCCGTTTCTCACTTTTCTATAGTTGTATCTGGCCATATTCATTCTAGACAATGTGTAGGCAATAATATCTATTACCCAGGAACGCCTTTTCAGCAATCGTTTGGCGAGGCTGGTCAAGAAAAAGGCCTGGCGGTAGTAGATATTGGTGGGGAAGATCAGTTTAAGATTAAGGGGTATATTGATCTTGATATGCCAAAATTCCATGTGTTGGACTTTGGACATATTTCAAATGCCAAAATTCCAGAAGAATTCAATCCCCGGGACAGCTATAAGATAGTCGCACATGGAGACCCGCAGGAAATTGCAGAGTTCTGGAAGTCTGATGACATTAAAAAATTTCGTCATTCAGTACGCAGGCTTGTTGATTCCATAACCACAGTTAAAACAAATGATTCTTATTCTAGCCAAAAAGCTTCTACTATGGAAGAAAAGCTTGAGGCATTTATTAAATCTAGAAACTGGAGATCATCTCAGGAGGACTTGATTGGACGAGCAAGAATATTCTTATCTGAATGATCGGTTAATGGCAGAAATGTGGCTGGCAGAGGCCGGACTATTCCCTGCCACTATGGCTGATAATCTATATGCCTGGGCCAGAATGCAACCCGGGATAAAAGAGGCTCGGCTAGAGGTTTCTGTCGGAGTAGATGAAAAGCCAGCCTTTGTAAACTTTGTATTGATACCTAAATACTGGTTTCTATACAGACTTCAAGAGAAGTTTAGAGCCAAAGGCGGTATAATAGGTAAGGTAATGCTAATTGTCTTGTCAAAGATTGGAAGCCCCGTATTCGCTGGGGAGATATTAACAAGCATGGCAAAAGGCTACTTACCAAAAAACTACGATGTCAGATACCAATTCTCCAGAGAATAAAACTCAGATACAGATTTATCAAGATAAAGGACTTACCGAAAAAGAGTCAGAGATCTTGGCAAAGTATGTTGAAGATGGGAAGCCCGGACTAGCAAAGGCAAGATCGGACTCGATGAGGACTATTTATGCCCTCGGGTATACTTGTGAAGAAATACATGAGATGTTTCCAGAGTATCCCCTGGGCTTAATCCTTCATGCTCGAGTTACTCATGAATGGGACAAGACAAAGATAGACCTAAGCCAAAAGCTGAGCAAGATAAAAGAAAATGTCATCATCAGCAAGCTTGAGTCGGTTCAGTTTTTGACCGAAATGCTAAAGGCCGTACATGTCAAGCATCGGCAAGACATCTTAAGATTCTTGGCCAATCCCGAACGAGAAGAAGCCCCAAAAGTATTACCCAATAATCTTTATGGGTATCAGCAGATTCTTTCCTTGCTAGACGAGGTGATGGGCAATAATCAAAATAAAGATCAAAAAGGTGCAGAAATGGTGTCTAGCCCATTAGTCTCTGTGACCATCAATACAGAACAGCCCAAGACGGTAGAGGCCAAAGCAGTAGACGCAAAGACTATTCTTAAGAAAAAGGCCGAAGCCGTTAGGGGCAAAAAAGAATAATCCGAGGCTAAAATGGTTAATGAAGATATCATAGCCTTGATGACTCCTCTCGAATCCAAGGAAGACCTCCAGGATTGGATATTGGTTCATTTAGGGTTTGAGCTTCCCGATACAATCGTTAGCAGATTTGCTGACAGCAGCCCCCTAGACTTTGTTTGGGAAGCATATCAATCTATCATCCAGGGCAAGCCACTAGCCATGATGGCCCTGGCTGGCCGAGACTCTGCTAAGACCGTAGGCCTATCTATTATCGACCTTTTAGCCTTCCTCCATGATAAGAGAGACACCGTCCATGTTGCCATGACTTCCGAACAGGCCAAGAGAGCCAAGGCATATCTTGAGGGGTATACGGGTAAGATCAATCTGCTCAAGCAGGCAATCACTAAGCAAAATGAAAAACAAATCAAAATTAAAATTGACGATGAAGAAGTCGGAATGGAAATCCTTCCGGCTACCCCCAAGGCCGTTCAGGGGGCCCACTGTTCACTACTTACATTTGATGAGCTTGCCTCTTCAATGGAACCAAACAATGTCAGAGCGATTAAAGACGCATCCGGTATCGTTGGGACATCAAGAACCGGGAAGGCGGCTGTCGTTATCAAGATCACATCAAGACAGGCAGGCTATTCTCTGGCTGAACAAGAAATCCGTCTAGGAAAAACTAAGATTAGGAAATGGACAACATTTGAAAATACAGAAAGATGCCCAGACGAAAAGAGCGGGACCATACCCACTCCGTTAATGGTTAATCACCTAAAGGGTGAGCAATACACTATTGAGGAATTCAAGAATCTAGAGCCAGCCAAGCAGGATGGATTCTATAAGACAGAAAGCACATTTGATGGATGTCATAAATGCCCGCTTGCGTCTATCTGCCAGGGCGACTTAAAAAAGCAAAAATCAAAATCTGCTCTACTTAGGAAGATAGACGATGTCGTCACCAAGATCGAGGCCGCAGGGTCTTGGGATTGGGCCCTGGCTCAAATCATGTCTCTCAAGCCCAGCACCGAGGGCCTTATTTATTGGGAGTTCGATAGGCGCATCCATATTCCTGGGTGGGACGCTATGTGGGAAAGGCTTACGGATGAAAAGCCAACACAGCCAGTCACTCGAGAAATGTTTGTCAAAGAACTCAAGAAAAGAAGGGCGCTATTCTATGCGGGGTTAGACTGGGGGTTTAATCCATCTCCATCTGTCGTTGTCGTACTGGCTGTAGACAGGAGGGGATTCATGTATGTCCTCGAGGCCGTTGCCAAGATTAAAATGAACGATTCTGAATTTATTGAATCTGTAGTAAGGAATGATATTCAGCCTCGCTATAATATTCAAATGTGGTGTCCCGACTTGGCAAACGGATCTGGCCGAGACATCCTTAAGCAGGCTGGCGTCCCAGTTACGGACGATATCGATAAGAGCATTATGCTTGGAGTCAACTTGGTCAAGGGATGCTTAAGGGTCCCGGGAGGCAATGGCAGGACAAGGATCATGCTCGCCCCAGATCTAGACAAGGGCCTGCCCAGGACTACCGAGGGCCCGATTGACTCTATTTATGATGAATTTGAACTCTACCACAAGAAAACAGACTCTGCTGGTCGGGTTATGGATATGGATAAGCCAGAAGATGGGTATGACCATTTCCTTGATGCTCTTCGATATGTCATTTACTGGCTAATCGGTCGTGGCCGGGCAGAAGTAGCATTCGGACTACCAGAGTCTGATTTGTTGGCCAATCCATTTCAAACCAAGGACCCTAACAAAAACACAAATATCCCAAATCCTCAAGAGTTATTAAGGCAACAGGGCATTTCTTTTGAGGATAATTCTGATGTAAATTCTGGCGACCAGGACGATGGCGATGGCCAGCCCCCAGAGGCTGGAGGGCCAATGTGGCGCTGGACCTGACCTTAAAGAGGTAAAATAGGATAGAGAAAGCATACTTATGCATAGGAGCCCCAAATGCCACTTTTGAATGTAAACTTAAATGTCCTTGGATATTTAGATGGTCCCAAGACCGCAAATCCAAGAATGAAGCTTCATGACACAACTCTTTCAATCATGGGCCTTCCTACTGAGGCCATGAATACAACCCCGATTGACTTGGCTCCAGGAGAATCTGTTACGCTGGCGTCTACTCTTCGTACTGTTTCATATACCCCAGCTACTACTTTTGCTATCACTAAGAACCAGGCGACCGCAAGGCTTAGTGGATCTTTTGGGCAAAGAACCGGGAGGCTAGATGGGGACGCAACTACTCAATGGACGGTATCTATATCCCAAGAGCTTGTGACCCTAACATATACCGGAACCGGGACTGCACCTACTTTTTCTAGCATGCAGTCTGGCGATGGCGTAACCCTTGACGCCCCATTCAGCTCCCTTAATAGGGGAGACTTTACTGTTGTTAAGGTAGGATCT